TGCTCTATTAGATAGAACAACTAAAACAAGTAAAGGTGAGTACTCAGATGACCAAAACAATCATACATTATTCAGAGATAACCATACTACCATTAAAGGTATGTATGATTCAGTGTTTGAAATAGCTGAACTTAATGGTCATACTTTTGGTTCAAATTTTACAGATGAGAATGGTAATATTCGTGAACTTCGTGTAAGATGGAAATCATTACGTCAAGTACTTAAAGTAAAGTACTATGATGAATATGGTGAGACTCAATATAGATTTGAATCTGAAGAGTACATCGTCGATAAGAATATGGGTGAAGAAGCTACTAAATTCTGGGTCAACGAAGGTTGGGAAGGAATTAAGTTGGGTACAGACATTTATCTTAAAATGCGTCCTCTACCAGTTCAATATATTAAAGCAAATAATCCATCAAGAGGTCACCTTGGAATTATAGGTCAAATCTATAATACTAATCAAGGTCGTGCTGTATCTTTAGTAGATAGAGCTAAGAATTTCCAATATATGTATGATGCTATATTTGACAGACTAAATAAAGCTATTGCATCTAATTATGGTAAAATATTAGAACTTGATTTATCTAAAGTACCTGCTAATTGGGAAATTGAAAAGTGGATGCACTTTGCAGTAGTCAATAAGATTGCTGTAATAGATTCATTTAAAGAAGGTAATCATGGTGCAGCTACAGGTAAACTTGCAGGTTCAATGAATACTCAAGGTGGTCGAGTTATGGATATGGAAACGGGTAGTTATATCCAACAACATATTCAATTACTTGAATTCATTAAAGTTGAAATGGGTGAACTTTGTGGTGTATCACGACAAAGAGAAGGTCAAATTGAAAATAGAGAAACTGTTGGTGGTGTTGAACGTTCTGTTAATCAAAGTTCACACGTAACTGAATATTGGTTTATGCAACACGAGTCAGTTAAGATTCGTGTATTAGAAGCATTTCTTGAAACAGCTAAAATTGCATTACGTAGTGCTGAAAATAAGAAAGTACAATATATACTTGATGACCAAACAATTGAGATACTTAATATGGAAGGAGAAGAATTCTCTGAAAATGATTATGGTATCTTAGTAAGTTCTACTACTAAAGCAATGGAACTTGAACAAGCTATTAAAGGTTATGCTCAAGCATTTATTCAAAATGGTGGTTCTATGTCAACAATTATGGATATTTACTTTAGTCCTTCATTGATGGATATGCGTCGTAAGTTGGAAACTGCTGAAGAGCAATTACAACAACGTAATAGCGAACAAGCTCAAGAACAAAGTAAAGTTGCTCGTGAACAAATGGCTGCTCAAGCTCAATTGGAACAACAAAAACTTGAACTTGATGATTTGAAGAATCAACGAGATAATAATACCAAACGTTATATTGCAGAGATAAATGAGAAAGGTGGAAATCTTAATCCAATTGATGCAGATAATGATGGTATAGCTGACCCACTTGATAATAGTAAATTCAGACTAGATGTTGAAAAAGCACGTAAAGATTACGAAATAAAGATTAAGACACTTAATCAAGATATGCAGAAGCACGAAGATGCTATGGAAGCTAAGAAAGTTGACCAACAAATTAATCGAATTAAGAAGAAGTCAACTACATAAAAAGCTATTAGAGAATTTTCCAAATGAGTAAATTTTATATATATTCATTTGGAAAAATTTTCTTTTTACACTATATTTGTAATTCAATAACATAATAAAACATTTCTATGGAAGAAGTAAATGATTTAGATATGGGATTGTTCGGTGATAATATGCAATTAAATATGCCTTTTTATGAATCACCAGATGATACTATAGATAACGAAGATGATGAAACAGATGACGGTTCTCAAGTTAACCCGAATCTAGAACAAGATAATAACACTATCGAGGAGGATAATCCAGAGGAAGTAGATGGTGAAGAAGATGATACAGATGAAGGTAATGACGAAGGTGGTGATAAATCTTCTTCCAACCTATATTCTTCTTTAGCCACCGTTGTTTACGAACAAGGTCTATTACCTTCACTGGACATCGAAAAAATTAAAGATATTAAAGATGTTGATGGATTAGTTGAAGCTTTTAAAGTTGAAAAAGAACTTTTGGCTAAACAACAGTTGGATGAATATATTGCTAATCTTGATACTACTTCAGTAGTTCAAGCTAAAAAAGCTCTTACTGATTTAGAATCTATCACTGAAGATACTTTAAAAGATAATTTAGAATTAGCTAAACAAATTATATACGAAGATTATATTAATCAAGGTGTAGGTGAAGCTAAAGCTACAAGGTATTTAAAACGTATTCTTGACTTAGGTGAAGATGCAATTCTTGAAGAAGCTGCTGATTCATTAGTAAGTGCTAAAGAATTTCAAACTCGGCAAATTGAAGAAGCTAAAATTAATAGTGTTAAAGAATTTGAAAATCAAAAAGCTGAACAAGCTAAGTTAGATGAACAGTTGAGAAAAACTGTATATGAATCTACTGATTTGATTAAAGGTTTCAAACCTACTAAAGCTCTACAAGACAAAGTTTACAAATCTATTAATGATATTGTAGGTAAATCACCTGAAGGTTACTTTGAAAACAAATTTATGCGTGAGCGTAGAGAAAATCCATTAGAGTTTGAAACTCGTATGTATATGTTCTATGAACTTACAAATGGATTTAAAGATTATTCAAAAGTGCAATCTTCAGCTAAATCTAGTGCTGTTAAAGATTTAGAAAAGATAGCACAACAAACTAAAATAAAGGACAACGGTACCCCAATATGGATGCAAGATGACAATAGTTATGGCGGAGTAGGGCACGTGTTGAACATATAATAAATATAATTCAATAAACAAAAATGACAAGTAAATTTCAAATGACGAAAGGAATGGCGTGGAGTGGATTGACTCTGAAGAATCACATTGGTGCATTGTTCGGTTCTCAGCCTCAGCTTATTTCCCCTTTAACTACAGTTCTTCTTCAAAACTCAGGTATGAAGAACCTTGACACAACTTTATCGTTGTTCCCTGAAAAAATTCTACCTACATCTGACGATTTCGTTTGGAAAGTAGTTGGAAGTGATGAAAGGAATATTCCTTTGGTTGAAGCACGTTATAATGGTGCTGTGGTAGATGCTAACACTGTAGGTGTAGGTGCTGCTCGTTCAACATTTGAATTAGTATTTGGTGAAAAATGGTTTACTAAAATGCACTTGATTGCTGGTCACCGACCTGACGTATATCAAATGCGTATCCTAGAAGAGCCGTATGAAGATGGTCAAAACTACGTTTATACTTGTGAAGTATGGGGTGGTCAAGAATCTTTAGCAGGTATTCCTGGTGATGAGTTACTTCCTACTATGCGATTCTCGATTGAAGGTGCTCCTGTTGAGGATGAACTTTCGATTCAAGGTGCTGGTATTCAATTTACGTCTCCGTACTTAATGAGAAATTCAGTTACTTCTATCCGTATGGAGCATAAAGTTTCTGGTGCTATGATTGATTGTAAAGTTCAACCAGTTTATTTTACTGGAATTGAAACAAGAGACCCTAACACTGGTAAAGTTCATAGCTCTACAACTTGGATGCAAGAAGTATACTGGCAGTTTGAAAAAGCTCTTTCTCGTATTAAGTCACGTACAATTATGTTTGGTAAAACCAACCGTGATGAGAATGGACGTTACTTGAATAAAGGTAACTCTAACATCGAAATTAAAGCTGGTTCAGGTATCCGTGAGCAAATGGAAGTATCTAACACAGTTACTTATAACCGTTTCTCTATTCGTCTATTGGAAGATATGCTTTCTGAGCTATCTGAAGGTAAACTAGATTGGAACGAAAGGAAATTTATGCTTCGTACAGGTGAGCGTGGTGCTGCCCAGTTCCACCGTGCTATTGCTGAAGTTGCTTCAGGATGGGGTGCTCTAGGATTTGATAATACTGGTGCTAACGCTATCAAGAATGTATCTTCTAAATTCCACAACAACGCTTTTTCTGCTGGATTCCAATTCACAGAATATCGTGCTCCAGGTAACATCCACGTAATGTTGGAAGTTGACCCAATGTATGATGATAAAGTAAGAAATAAAGTTATGCACCCTGATGGTGGTGTAGCTGAGTCTTACCGATATGACATCCTTTATATTGGTTCTATGGAAGAGCCGAATATCCAAAAGGTAAAAGTAAAAGGTTCTGATGAACTTCGAGGTTACCAAGGTGGTATTCGTAATCCATTCACTGGACGTAGAGGTGGTGAGATGCAAACTATGGAAGATTCTGCAACAATGACTGCCCTTGTAGAAGGTATCGGTGCATTTGTTAAAGACCCTTCAAGAACTGCAACTCTCAAACCAGCAATTATAGACTAATTAAAATATTGAGAAACCACCTATAATATATGTTTAGTGGGTATCAATAAAATAATGCAATCGGGCAGATAGTCTCTGCCCTTTTGTTTATTACTAACAATCTTTCGGAAGAAGATAAAAATAAAGAAGAATGGAAAATAATACAGGAAAACTAGCAGGAAGTTCTAATAGTAATTTCAAGCTACCAAATGAAATAGTTATAGTTAAATACATTCCACGAAGAAAAGGAATGGCTGCAAACGTAGATGCTAATCACGTTATTGCAGGTGGAATGCTAACAAATTCAACTCGTAAATTCTCAGCACCATTGCAAAGAAATGGTTCTATTAAGAATGTACTTAGCGAAGAAGAAAAAGAACATCTAGAAAAACTTACTGGATTGAATCTTTCAGTATATGGTGATTTCTGGAGAGACTTCAGAGTTAGTCTACATAAAGAAGATGCACACAACCGATTTGATTTAAGTAATCCAATGGATTATATTTCAGTCAAACTGTTGGAGAGTCTTAAACATGATGTAGCTAAAAACTGGGCTGACCGTTTTAAAGACCAAAGTTATCAGTTTGCTATCGCTAGAGAGAATGAAGAAATGTTAGAATCTAAAGGTAAATATGATTCTAAAAAAGAAGCTTACAAATTGTATGGTAAAATTGAAGAAGACAAAGACCAACTTATTGGTGTACTTAAACTTCTTACCAATAAACCAATTTCAAAAGATTCTACACTAGATTGGATTCAACATAAAGTAGAAGAGTTTATTGATACAATGCCTACACTATTTGTGAATGCAATGAAAGATAAAACTCTTTATACTAAACTATTACTTAACCAGGCTGTTGAAGCAGGTGTAGTTGTTCAGAAGAGCAACCGATATTCTACTATTGATGGGCTTGATTTGTGTAATGCAGGTGAAGTAGCTACTTTTGATAATGCAATTGCATACCTAGATAATCCAAAAAATCAAGAAGTTAGGTCAATAATCGAAGCTAAAATTAATAAAGTTAAATAATAATATATGACAGTTCAGGAATTTAACAACCTTTTTGATATACACTATAATAATATCGCAGGTCAATCAAATCCTGATTTAGATGTATTTGAGAAAAGTAATTATTTAACTACAGCACAATTAGAAATAATTAAGAATTATTACGACCCACAGAGTAATAGAAAACAAAAGAGTTTTGAGAATACGGAGAAAAGACGTAGAGACTTAAATCAATTAGTACAGGATTATAAATCATCTGTACAAGTTATAAGCTCTAAAGGAATCCATAATAACTCAAAGTTTTTTGTTATACCTAAAGATACACTATTTATCGTTAATGAAAAAGTAGTTGTAAGCTCTACAGATTGTGATAACGGTAAAGCTGTTTCAGTTAAACCTATAACACACGATGAATTCAATACTAATATAAATAATCCATTTAAAAATCCAGACAATAATGTTGCTTGGAGATTGGATATAAGTAATATTAGTAATAACAAAGTTGTTGAAATAATATCTCCATATAAAAATTTAGAATACCAAATAAGATATATTAAATATCCTAAGCCTATTATATTAGAAGATTTAGCAACAGCATACCCAAATGAAAACTTGTCTATTGATGGACAAACTATAGCATCAACCTCTGAATTAAATGAATCTATACATAGAGAAATATTAGATAGAGCTGTTGAATTAGCATTACTGGATTATAAACCCCAAGATTTACAAGGGAAAGTTCAGTTAGATGTTAGAAATGAATAAAAACAATTATTATTATAAATTAAAACTCAAAAATTATGTTTGGACCAAATCAAGTTGGTGAATTGATGGTTGGTAATGCAGTAGCTACTGAAACAACTGTAGCAACATTTATTGCATCAGCATCTGACAAAGAACTAAAAGTACTATCTAAAGATGGTGGTAACGTTGCAGCAGGGAAACCTTTCTTCGTACTTCAGAAATCTGATGGTATTCCAGGTGGTATTGAATTCTCTGATAAAGTAGACCCTCGATACATCGATAAAATTACCGTTAGACCATACGAACCAGAAGTTGCTGGTGTATATAAAGTTGACGGATTTGCAACAGCTGGTGTTGTTGCAGAAAAAAGAACTTACGAGATTGAAATTCGTTTACAAGAAGGTTTATCTTCTGAGAATTTTGAAATTATTCAAGGTTACTATGTAACTGGTCAAGTAATAGGTTCTGATACAGCTACAACTGTACGTAATGGGCTTATCGCTTCATTGAATAAAAACCTTGCTCGTAGAGGTGGTGGTGAATTTCTAGTTGAAGCTGATGGTACAGGTATTAAAGTTACTGAAATCCTTCAACCAAACTTCCCAGGACGTGATTCAGGACGTAAACTATTGTTTACTGTAACTGGAAAAGTATTTGAAAATGTACCAACTAATGGTAATGGTTCAAATCTTAACTTCCTTACAAGTACTCAACTTACTGCACCTTACCCAGGTAATGGTACTGGTAAATGGGCTACTAATTACGAATGGTTTGTAAAAGGTTATAAATATGATAGAGACCGTCAGATGGGTGCTCCTGCTGATTTTGCAGGTGTTCCTTACTACGCTTCTAAAAGTGGTATGTATAATACTATTCATATTAAATATTTTGCTCCTCGTACTGAAACTATAGTTGAACGTCAATATAAAGTGTTAACAATTATTGTTGAAAAATCAGCAAATACTTTGGCACAAAATGCTAATACCAATGCTATCCTAGCTGATATTAGAACTGCTGTTGGAACTCTAGCTGTTGTTCCTGCTAACTTAGCTGTAGCTTAATTATTAAAATAGAATATAAACTAACCTAAAAGGGAGTTGAGTCACTACTCGCTCCCTTTTTTTATTTAAAAAAATATGAGTATAATAATAAATAATCTGGAAATCATTGAAGACGGGTCTAAGTTAGCCTTCAACCTTGAAACAGCAGAGGGATTTAATATAACTTCTTTATTGCTTTGGAAGATGGATGATTTTAAAGATTATTCTTTAGCTAAAAACTTAACTTATAAATTACAACAAATAAATAACAAAGAAGTATTTATTATAACAGCTGCTGAAGTTGACTTATCTACATTTGAAGATGTTTACTTTATAGAAGTTGATAGTAATGAAGAAGATGATAATGGATGTAGTTCCTGTTTACAACCTACTTTAGGTATCACTTACAATCTATCTAAATATTATCAATGTTTACTAGGTTATTTCTTTGAAGCTAATGATGCTAATAAACCTTGTAAAACCTGTCACGATGTTAATACTAAACCAGAAATTATATCTATCAATCTATTAATAGAAATGGTAGAAACCTCAATACAATTAGGATATTATACACAAGCTATTAATATGATAAAGAAACTTAAAAAACTTTGTCATCTTAAAAAATGTAATAATTGTCCACCTATCAATTGCAGTTCTTGTAGTAAATTTAAAATATATTAATATGTTAAATATAGAGGAAAAAGGACACGTGATGACAGTATATTCGTCATTAGAAAAATTATTTAAACAAGCTCAGTTAGAAGGTAAACTTTATCCTCAAGATGTTTATATATTAAATATATTATATAAATTACTTGGATGTAATTTTGAATTAAGTAAGTCACAATATAATTGTATATTTGAATTATACAATAATATATTATTAAATTCACAATATGTTTGTCCTATTCTAACAGCTAGTAATTACCAAACAACCCCAATACAAACTTTTACTCAAGCTGAAGTAACTGATAACAATGATTATCCAATTACATCTAAAATTATTTATTGGCAGGAAGATGACTATTCAACAAGTATTGAATCTATTCAAGCTTTAATAACAACAAATGGATATTTAGAAGATAAATTATCAGATAGTTATCAATCATTTAATACAGGTAAATTAATATCTTATAAAAGTATAGGAAGAATATCTTTCTTACTTGTAGGTTCAGGTAATAATACTTATACTATAACAGATGAACTTGGTAATAATGTAACTGATGCTTTCGTAGAATCATATATACCATCGTTAAACTCAAAATTATTTATATCAACTAATGTGTACAGTCACGGTGATATGAAATTTAAAATAAAACTAAACTAATATGCCAACAGATTATAATAATTTACCGAAAGGTAATAGAGTTCAAACACAAATACCTTTAGATGTTAAAACATATGCTAAAAATGAAAGTGAACTAGCTTATTTAGGTTCTAATGATTCTTTAGCTTTTACATATATTCAAGGTCTAACTATATATTGTGCTGAAGAAGGTACACGATGGGAATGGCGAGAAGTAGAATCTGGTCAGGAAGATACAGGATTGGTACCATTGGATTTTATATATCCTAATCCTTGGATTGCATTTGAAATTGATTATTCAGGTAAAAGATTTAATTTCTTTCAAGTACAACTTAATGGAGAACCTGGACCTGTAGGACCAACTGGAGCTACTGGAGTACAAGGTATTCCTGGAAAAGATGCTACATTTGCATTAGTAGATGGTGTTACTACTGAAGTAACAGGACTTGGTACTGAAGATAGCCCATTTGTAGTAGAGGTTATTAATCTGCAAAAAGTAGTGAATGTATTTCCATATTTCTTATCCAGTATAGATGATAATTATACATTATTTTTAGATAACTCTGCTTCAAATGTTACTGTATATATTCCTGATAATTTAATTTCAGGATTCAGTGCTGCTTTTGTACAGAAAGGTACAGGTACTATTTCATTTGAAGAAATGGGTGATACTATTTTAAGAGCTCCAATTGGTAAGAAAATTAAATCTCAATATCATCATTGTTTAATTGAAAAAGAAATTAATACTGATTCAGTATATTTAATTGGTAGTTTAAAAATATAAATATGATATTAAAAAATAAAAATATATATCGTCTTTTTAATGATGAAAATGGTGATGCAATAGAACCCACTTGTACAAAATATATTGTTGAAGTATTAGTTCCCACTAATCTTGTGTTTCATTATACTGATTGTGAAGATATTGCTCAAGATATTACATTAGGTGAAGGAACTCATATTATATGTGCTCACGAAGGACCTACTACAAGTGCCGCAAGCTCAAAATATACTATCGCTTTAGATGGTGAATGTTAATAATAAAATCTACAAAAAATGACGATAGAATGTAATGAAATACAACAAGTTGGAAATGAATTGCTAATAGCATTCCAAGATTGTAATAAAATAAAAAATAGTGATTTAAGAAAATTAGTAGAGTTAGTTCTTGCTGTAAGTACCTGTAATAATGGTGGTCCTGATTATAATACTTTAATAACTGAAGTATATGAACCAGTATCTGACCAAGTTATTACTTATGAACCTAATAGTTTCCATAGTGTTTCTATTATGGTATTAGCAGGTAATATTGAAGAAGAATCTAATTTAGGTACTGTTACATATCCAACAGGTACAGTTCTTAATACGGAATTTACAAATCTTAATCAAACAACTTTAACCTTCACTGTAGTTGCAGGAAGTCAAGTAGTTGTTAAATATTTAATAGAAACAGTATAATGGCAAAAGTAAACGGTTCATTAGGTCAGACAGGACAATCTCAATCTGGAATTACTAATCAAGATAACTTTGATAAATTTAAATATATCATTGTACAAACTACTGACATAAGTGAAGTTGTTGATATTATGAATAATCTTAATCCATATATAATTAATGATATTACCAACCCATTGTGGATTGTAGCTGTTAAGTATGGTATTAATAAAAATTCTACTCCAACCAAATATATTTATAAAGTAAGTAATTTAGGTAAAGGAACATATGGTTTAAATCAGACTCCACTTACACTTGGTAATATAGAATTAATTAGTGTATTAAATTTAACTGTAGAAAATGTTGAAATATTACCTAATACCCAAATATTTGATTTAGGTAATATTAATAATGTTAGTATTTCAGATTATGTAAATACTTTAACACCATCAATAACCCTGCAATCTCAACTAATAGGATACAGATTGTTTAAAACAACTACAGGAGATTATTTATATATTTCTAATGAGGGTACTTATGGACAGAATGATTTACAAACCGTAGATGAAGATTTTCAAATTTTATCAACAACTATAAATGTTAATTCTACATCAATATATCATCAGTCATTCACTTTTGAAGGTTCTTCAGATTTTAATTTAGATTTTCCTACAAATAATGTCATCTCTGTCAGTGTAAATGGTCAAACATTGAATCAAGTAGTTCCTGGACCAATTCAATATGAAATTAGTGAAGATATAATTCTTCATATATATGATACACTTGAATATGATGATATTATAACTATTACGTATAGTCACGTAATAACAGATACTGAAGGATTTACAAAAGCAGAAATTATAGCTTTGATTAATCAAGCTTATAGACAAGAATTTACTTTAAGTTTCCCTAGAGTAAGAATTTCAAATACTGGTGTTCCAGGAACATATCATATATTTTCACCTACTGCTGGAGATAGTGCTTTAAATATAACAACTAATATAGGTATTAGCGATACTAACTTAATTGGTAATTATAATTTTGCAAGAAATCAAGTGGTAACGGTAGCACCATATGATTGTAGAGTAGACCATATTTACAGTCAACAAAATATATCAGGTGGTGCATATTATGATATTGTAATATATAGAGGTACAAAACATCCTGATGAACCAATTAATTTTAGTTTTGTAAATAAAGTAAAGGTTGCACAAGTAAGTAGTGCAGATGGTCAACAATCAATTTATCAAAATATTGCTGGTACAGAAACAATTAAAAAGGGTGATTTTATATTTATACTTTCTAAGTTAACTCATCCAACTCTTCCGAATACTATATCATTAGGTGGATTACATATAAGATTTAAACAAATATAAATGGATTCAACAATAAAAATAAAAGATGGTCAATTACAGAATCCTGGTGGTAATGGTAATGGTCAAACAATAATACAAGATAATAGATTTATATTAAAAAATATAGGTACTATTGATACTGATACACCTGTTAATGTTGCAGCTGCTATAAATTCTTTACAATCATTTGTTGTAACTGAACACCAAATACCCATATTTAATTATACCAAGCGTATAGGAGAGAATACACAAGTAGTTGATGTAATATTATTAATGTTAGGTAAGGGTACATATGGTTCAGGTGGCACAGTTGTTACAGTAAATAATGTTAAAGTTATTTCACGTTATTATGCAACAACTTTAAACATTGAAGAATTAATAAATACTCAAAAAGTTGATTTAGGTGATATAGGTGCTTTATCAATATCACAACATATAAATGAAAATGATTCAATCTTTATTCAAGACCAAGCTGATGGATATGTAGTATTTAAAGCTATAATAAATGGATTAGAAAAGAGTTATCTATATTTAGGTCCTGGTGGAGATTTTGGTCTTGATGCAGATACAATACTTCAACAAGATTTTCAACCATTGTATGCTGAAATTGAACAAACTGAATTTGAAATTCCTTCTATTGATGAAGTAATATCTCAAGGTGGAAATACAACTTCTGGGTCAGTTAACTTTACATCAGGAAGTTCTAATGTTACTTTTAACAATGGATTGGGTTACACATCGGGAATGAACTCTGAAAGAGTTATTGTAAATAGAACAGATTTTGATGGAATTTATACTGTAATTATCAGAGGTAATAATATAGAGTTTAGTAAAGATGATGGTTCAGTATGTACATTTTATCCATCATTATATGGTAATACCACAAATATATTTTTACCCGATGCAGATGGAACACTAGCTACTGAAGAATATGTAAATATAGCTATAGCCAGTAGTGGTGGCGGTGGAGGTGGTGGTGTAACCGAACAGCAGCTTGATGATGCTATTGACGGTGCAAATGCAACAGCGCAAGGTTACGCAAATACAGCGGAAAGCAACGCTATTGCTGCGGCTGCGGCTGCGTTGGCAGGGGATATAGAAGTAAATAACATTACAGCGGTAGGCAGTATTGATGCAGCTTCTGTGTCTGCAATTAATAACGTTATAGGTTCTAACATAACCGCAACCAACGCAACCGATATAGCCACTTTACAATCAGGTAAAGTTGACAAAGTTACAGGTAAAGGACTTTCAACAGAGGATTATACTACAGTAGATAAAGATAAAGTATCTCTATTATCAGGTACAAATTCAGGTAACGAAACAGCAACCACAATTGGTACACTTGTAAATGGTGCTACATCTAAAACAACACCTGTTGATGCCGATATGATTCCTTTAATGGATTCAGCGGCTTCAAATATTATCAAGAAATTAAGTTGGGCGAATGTTAAAGCAACTCTGAAAACTTACTTTGATACTCTTTACGCAACAGTAGCTGACTTAGCTAATTTAGAGAGATATTTTTATAGAAGTATAACACCTTCAACTATTACTGCTGGAACTACTACTCCTGGAACAGGTGATGTAGTAATGAGGTCTATAACAATTGCACCAAATACATTTGCAGTAGGTTCTTTATTGAAAGCTTCATTTAACGTAAGTAGAACAGCCAGCAATTTAGTTTATGCTGCTTATTATCTAACTACAACGCCTCCGACAGTAGGTTCATCACCGCCCGTAGGTTCAACACAAGTAGGAGGTTTTTATACATCAGGAGCTAGTGAACTTAGTTTTATATTTAGTAGAGTATTTGTTATAAAATCTGATGGTTTACACGTAAATAGAGTAGAAGGTACAGGTGCAGTAGATAATGAAAGAGGTAGTACAATAGCTGCTCAAATCATTCCTTTTAATCCATCTACTACCTATTATCTTATGGAAATAATAAATAGAACTAATACTAGTAATGGTGTTGCAAGTGAAGCATCATTTGTAAAAGGAGTGAAATAATATAATTATGAAAATTACAATATATAAAAGCGGAACTGCTCCAGAAATATTTGGTGAACATCTTGACGTAGTAAATTCATTATTAGATATAGGTGCTAAAACATTTGGTGTTGATATTGAAATTGAAGAAGATTTACCTGAAGATACTCCTGAAGAAAATGAATTATACATAGTAAATTTACAGAAATTTAATATTGTTCCTGGTAAATTATTTAAAGATTCAGATGGTCATTATAATGATGAACAATACAGAATAGCCTATAACAATGGTTTAGGTGTACAAAGTGCAATGGTTTATGCAAAAGAGAATGGATATAAAGGTTGTTTAATGCCTAATAATATATACAGTTTCACATACAAGAAAGCCGAAGTAAAACAAGATATTTATACTAAAGGTGTTATTTACTTATTATCTGACCAAGTATTAGACCTCAATGGTTCTACATTTCAGGTTATATATGACAGCACCAAAAAGTCACCATATCATACAGCACCTGAATCTGAAGCTTGGAAATTAGAAGGATGGTTAATAGCTACTCAAAATACCATTAATGCAGAAATAACCAATGGTACATTAAAAGGTGATGTTTATGAACGTTCTTTTAATGATGGTGGTACTGGTTTTAATAGTGAAAATGGTAGAGAACAAACTTCTGGAATTTCAATTTCTACCAATTCATATGGTGTCGATATAAACAACTTAGACATTAGTGGTTTTATGGGTGATGGAGTAAGAATGGTAACTCGTGGTTTCAGCTACGCTCATAACTACTTTATTACACCTAAGATTATTGAAATGACTAAAGGATATTATAATCCTGATGGTTCATTAACAATTACTGAAGGAAGTTTTTATACTAACGAAATTTTGAAAATTGATAGAAGTCAATTAGCAACTAAATGTCCATTATATCCTAATCAATTACAATTACAAACAGGTGGTGGTTATACTAGGATTCCTAAATTCGGTGGACAACAATTTGTAGAAGTAGTTTTCTTTGATTCTAATAATGTATTTATAAGTAAACAAACTATACAATATCTTGATATTTTTACATTACCTGAAAATGCAGTTGGAATACGTTTGCAATTAAAAGATATTGATTCTAATATTTTCGTACATCCACATATCGCATTTACTCAAGTAGCATCAAGAGATGTTATTGTAAGTCATTGCGATATACACGATAATCATAGAGGCGGTATTTCTAATTGTGCAGATAACACAATTATTGAATTTAATAACATTGAAAATAACGGAATGGATTGCGGTATTGGTGCGCCAATATTTCCCGATTCAACGAGGTATGCAATTAATTGTGAGGACCACGTTAGTAATAATGTTATTATACGTTATAATACTATAAAACGAGGTTTTGCAGGAATTGGTGTTGGTTGTTATAAAATGGAAATTTATGATAACGAATTTGAAAATATTGGAGGAGTATCTGTTTATAATAATTTAAGTACGATAATTAGAAATAATATATTTAGAAATAGTGGTCAGATAGGTATAAGAAAAGGTACTATTTCTGCTGATATTCTTTTTGATAATAATACAGTTATAAATGATTCAAATACAACTTTCTCTATAACAGCGGTTGACGGAACATCAACAGCATTATTTACAAATAACAATATTACAGGAAAAAATATACAAATACAAAGGTCTGAAGATGTTAAAATTTTATTTAATGATAATATTTTAAATTCAGATTTACTAGTTGGTAAATTAAATTATATAGCACAAAATATTAATGTTGATGAATTCTTTAGAAACACTGTTACTTGGATAAATGAAGATAATTATCTTAAACTTTCACTATTTTATAAATCTGGTGGTTTTAATAAATTCATAAATGTTGATTTTGCATCAAAAGCTAATTTAGGAACTGTAATTAATTTTACAAATGAAGAATTTACTGAATGCCATATCAACCCTATTGTAACTCCAAGTAAAGTGGGTGAATATTTAGTTGATATATCTAATTCAAAATTCAATGATTGTTTAATATCACCTTTTAATGGTTATATAAAAAATCCAACAAAAATTGAAGTTTCTAAATTAACACTTAATAATTGTGAGATTAACATAAAAGGTAAACAAACATTTGTAGCTAAGTCATACCCCAACACAATAGATTATGAGGTGAAATTAATAGGTTGTGAAATAAATTATCTCGAAGAAAACCACCCATTATTAGTGGCAACAACATCACCAATAACAGAAATTAAAATAATATGAACCTACTAAAATAAAATTAATGAAAATACTGGACCAAAATCCAAAAGAGTATTTTGACAAAATTGTTGATGCTAAGAAAGAAGATAGACCTTGGGTTTTATCAGTTGTACTTATTTTTTGTTCTTTTATAGTAGCTGTTGTATCCTTCTTTGTATTTAGAGCTGGAGAAGAAAAAGCTACTGCTAGAGCAATTAAAGCTGAAACAATGCTTGAGACTCAAAGGGTTTTAAATCTAACTGATGCTAAAAATTGTCCTCAAGAAGTAAGAATGGCTGAAAAAGCAAGAGATGAATTTCACGAAGCAAGATACTTACTTTTAGAACAAAAATATTTAAATGAACAAAAAGAATTCTTAACTAAGTTTGAACAACTTCATAGACAAAGTATAAATCTTAGAAATGAACAACAACGAATTAACAAAATAGTAAGAGAATGATAAGAACAATTCTTATATCACTACTTTTTGTATTTATAACAAGTTATAAACCTTTAACAGAAATACATTATACGCCTGTAAACAAAATACAAGAAGTTGATTATGTAAACAAAATTCAAAATAACTTTAATGTGGTTGAAAATGACCTGGAAGAAGTTAAAGATATTTTAAACGACCCTAAAAAGCTTAAAGATATTAAGCGTAAAATTAAAAGAAATAAATAATGGCAGCAGATAAAATAACCTTAGAGAGAATAAAGCAATCACATCCTAAAGTACGTGAAGAACTATTACAAATATATAATCATATAAATGAGAAGATACTTGGTAAAGGGGTTCGATTAAGATTCTCATATGTGTATCGTTCACCTGAAGAGCAAGATAAATTGTTCTTACAAAGACCTAAAGTAACTGATGCTAGAGCTTGGCAAAGTATTCATCAATATGGACTTGCTTTTGATATAGTATTAATGTATGATAATAATGGTGATGAAAACTTTGAAGAAGCATCTTGGAATATGCGTAGAGACCACGATAAAGATGGTATTGCTGATTGGTTAGAAGTTACCAAATATTTAGAATCTAAGGGGTGGAAAAATGGTTTTATTACTAATGGTAAAAAATGGGATTTTCCACATTTCCAAAAAGACTTTGGATTGAGCTGGCAAAAAATGAAAGCTAAAATTGATAGTGGTAGTTATTGTTCAGAAAATGTAAATGGTATACCAATTAAATATATAAACATATAAGTATGAAAATAAATATAAAATGGGCACTGGTAATAGGTGCCCTATTATTATTGTTAGGAGGTTTTTTAATTGGTCGTTCAACAAAACAGACAGTTATTGAAAAAGTTCCAATTGTTGTACCAGGTCATTCAGGACAATCACCAATTATAGTTAATCCAACTCCTTTACCCTCTACTACTACAGATACGGTTATAATAGGTGGACAAACCATTGTAAATGAGAACCCTATTAATGAAGAGATTGCTAATAAATATATTGAATTAGGAAAACTATATTCAGGTACTTTACTTGAACAGGAAAGACTTAAATTATTATTATCTTCAACACAAGAAGAGAGATATGAAATTCCTTTTGAGGATGATTACATTAAGATTACAGGTAATTTTAAAACATATGGTAAGTTGTTATCAACTGAATATAAATATGATATTAAACCTCGTACAGTAATGGCTGATGTACCTGTAAAGAAACCTTCTATTAATATATTAGGTGGACCTAGTGTGGAAAATAATTTAGACCTTACTAAGTTTAATGTTAATGCTAAATTAGGTTTACAAAGACGTAATGGAGATTTGATATTAGGGTCTTATGGTATATTTGATAAGTCAGTAGAAGTAGGTTACTTATTCAAATTCTAAATTACTTACAAAATATTATAAAATAATTGGGTAAAAATTAGGATTTTACAAATATATTGTTTATCTTTGTAAGTAATAATACTAAAACATAACTATGAAGTTAGAAGAAGTAAAAAGTTTTTTAAGAAATAGACGAGGTTATTTGAAAGAAGGTGGATTTAGACTTGCTGAAAGGTTAGGAACAAGAGACTTTGAAATGTGCAAACAAGCAATACGAGAAGTTAAAACTGAACTATATCAAGAAAGAGGTAGCTTAGATAAAAAACCTGAATTTGAACCTAAGAGAAATAGAGATATTTTTAATGGTGCATTTCAAAATAAAATAAAACCTGCTAAACAACCCATTGTTAAAGTAAAACAAAAACACGGTAAGAACGTTCTGATTATTGGTGATTTACATTTACCTTTTTCATTAGAAGGTTATTTAGAACATTGTATTGAAACATATAATAAATTTAACTGTAACGAAGTAGTCTTTATTGGTGATGTTATAGATAATCACGCAAGTTCTTATCACGAAACTGACCCAGATGGTGATAATGCAGGACAGGAGTTGGCTAAAGCAATTAGTCAAATTAAAGATTGGTATGAAGCTTTTCCTAAAGCAACAGTAATTATTGGTAATCACGATAGACTTATTATGCGTAAAGCTTATTCAAGTGGTTTATCTAAAATGTGGATTAGAGACTATGCTGAAGTATTAGGAGTACCTGGATGGAATTTTGTCGAATCAATAGAGATTGATGATGTTCTTTATATTCACGGTGAAGGTGGAACTGCACGGAATAGGGTGATTCAAGACTTACAATCAATTGTACAAGGACATTTGCATACTCAATGTTATGTAGAATGGGTAGTCGGTGCTAGATTTAAAGTATTTGGTATGCAAGTAGGATGTGGTATTGACCACAAGACATACGCAATGGCTTATGCTAAAGCTGGTAAAAAACCTGCAATTGCCTGTGGAGTTGTATTAAAAGGTATAACTGCAATTAATATTATGATGGATTTATAATAATAACAACAAACTCAAAGCCATTCCGAAAGGGTGGCTTTTTTTATATAACAATATGACAGAAGCACAATTATGTTATTCGGTTCGTGAAGGTGTTAGACAACACACTGATGATACTGATATATCAGATAGATATATTATGTATCTTTTTAATTTAAAAAGAAGTAAGTTTCTTAGAAATGATTTAAATAACTTACAAAAAACTATTGACCAATCTGTTATACAAACGTTATGTATGGAACTTGAAGAAGTTCATATTAATGAATGTAATGTAGATTATGATTGTGGCACTATTATGAGAACTAAATTGAAGTTACCTTCTCCTATAGAGTTACATCTTAAATCAGCTGTTATTAATGTTAAACCTACCAATAGACTAGCTGTACCATTTAACTTTGTTAATAAAACACAAGCTATATGGAGTAAATATTCCTCTTTTGGTAGAAGTATTTATGCTTTTTTAGATAATGATGATTATATTTATTTAGTTAGTGAATCAGATGCTATTAAACTTATTGAATGTATATCTGTATCAGCTATATTTGAAGACCCAATGTTATTAAAAGATTTTAATAACTGCTGTGGTTGTCAAATACCTAAACCTTGCTATGACCCATTAACTACTGAATATCCATTACAGGCACATCACGTAGATAACATTACAGAAGAAATTATAAAAACTTTAATCAGGAAACTTCAACTTCCTGAAGATGAAACTAATAATGCGGATGATAAATAGTAAAAGGACAAAGGGTAAAATATCCAAGGATTATGGTATGAGAGATTACTTTAAATACTATAAAACTAATAGTAAAAATCCTGTTAGTTCTCAGAAGTTTAATAAAGTAATATCTGAATTTAATAAAGCTATAGTTGATGCTATTATTAATGATGGTTTAGAATATACACCACCTAAACTTCAAATGACTTTTTGTATTAGAAAATATAAAAAGCTTATTAAAATTGAAAATGGTAAGTTAGTAAACAATAATCCTATTGATTGGAAAACAACTAAACAATTATGGGATGATGATGCTGATGCTGCTGAAAGAAAAATACTTATTAAGTTTTTAAATAATCATACTTCTAAATACATTTTTAGAATAAAAGTTTTAAAAACTGGATACTTTTATAAAAACAAAAAATTCTATAAATTTAAAGCTTGCAGAAGTTTTCAAAGAAGATTAGCTAAAAGAATATTAGACCCTAATCAAGATAACTTTCAGGCATATGATTTATACTAATACTACAAAATATGGTGAATGGTAAAAGTGTCTCAATAGGCACAATAATGTACAGGGTTCTAAGAAACCCACTTTGTTCAGATATGTCTTATGACCAATGTGCTGAATTTGCTTTGGAATATTTAAGATTATTAGGCTCACCTTTATCATTTTCTGATAAGATAGCTTGTATTACTGTAAAGAATTATAAAGCTGAAGCACCTAAAGATTTAGTTCATTTACGAGGTATTAAATTTGGTGGCGTAGCAATGAGATATGCCAGTGATGTATATCATAATGAAGAAGATAATGTTACCAGTGAATTAACTTATACACTTAATAACTGTGTTATTCAAACTTCATTTAAAGATGGAGAAATTGTGGTATCTTATAAAGCAATTGAAACTGATGAATTTGGTTATCCACTTATTCCAGATAATGAATCATTTAAAAAAGGTTTAGAATATTTTATTATTCATATGTATATCGAACCTTTATGGGCTATGGGTAAAATTCAGGATAAAGTATTCAGTTATTATGAACAAAAAAGACATTTCTACTCAGGTCAAGCAAGCACATCTATGATGGTAGCTAATTTAGACCACTTAGAAACAATGATGAATTCAATTAATAGATTAATTATAGATGTTAATCCACAGGAAACATTTTATAAAAACTTTGGAAGTAAGGAAAATATAATTCGACACTAATATGAACAAACAAGTAAAACATACTTATGGGGGTATGAATCAAGATGTATCCAAATATAAGTTTCCACCTAATATATATTTTGAAGGTAGGAATATTAGGATTGTGGCTACTGATTCACAAAGTACTAGTGCCGTTACTAATGAAAAAGGTAATACTTTAAAGGTTACTATTCCAATTCCTGTAATTAATCAAACGAATATAACATATAATAATAAAACACTTCCTTATAATACTCCAGAATTGAATCCTACGATGATTTCTGGCACGCAAACTATTGTTGGACACTCTTTCATCAGAGGCTATATTATCGTGCTTACAACGGACGATAATGGCTTTGATTGTATTTGGAAAATTGATGAGAAAACATATGATATTACTTTACTATATGTAAGGAATATGGGTTTTCATACAAATAATCCAATTCAGGTAATTAATAATTATGAAAATAAGGCTATAGATAAAATATATTGGGTAGACTCTGTTCATCAATTACGTTTTATTAATATATACCATAGTATAGATAATGGTGATTTAGAGGAATTAATTGATTTAAGTATTAACTCAATTGAGTCTGTAGGAGAATTTACATTTTCCCAACCACAAATTACAGATATATTATCTGGTGGTATACACACATCAGGAATGATTCAGTATGCTTATAATTTATTTAAAGTAAATGGTTCTCAAACTAGGATAAGTCCATTAAGTGAATTAGTACCACTTGATAAAGGTGATGGTAATGGTGGTGGAGAAGTTAATGAGATAACTGGTACTACACCTGTTATTAAAATTACAAACCTTGACCCATTATATACTAATATTAAATTATATGCTATAAAGTATACATCCTATAATGAACAACCTTCAGTAAGTTTAATATTAGATTCTAGTATTGTAGGACTCACTGAAATTACTCATTATGATGATGGTAGAATAATTAATACTATTTCATTAGAAGAATTATTATATTTAGGTTCTGATATTATAATTCCTAAACATATAGCTACTAAACATAATAGAATGTTTTTAGCTAATTATAAAGAAAAGAACTATAATTTAGATATTGATTGTAGAGCTTACTCATTTCCAGAATTAGATTTTACAACAAGGATATATGACCAAGTTATAAAAGATGAGGAAAATGATGTACTAGCAGGTTTAGAGTTAATAACTGTTGATTCAACTTATAATGTACCTAAAAAACATTCTGCAATTAATATTAACTATGAATATAATAAATATCAATATAATTCATCCATTTATGGCGGAGAAGGTAAATATTTAAAATATAAATTAGTAAGAAATGAAGTAGGAATTAACGATTTTACTGAAGAAGATAGTAAGAAAAGATTCTTAAAAGATGATGAAATATATAGAATAGGACTGGAATTTTTTAATTCATATGGTCAGGTAACTCTTCCTAAATGGATTGCAGATTTTAAAGTATATACAGATGTTTTATCTAATCTTAACGGTAATTATGCCAGTATTGAATTAACATTTAAAGGTGAGTTTTATCAATGGTTAAATACAAGTTCTAACTTTTTAGATGAAAATGGTAATTATGATGAAAATCTAAAACCTGTTGGTTATAAATTACTTCGTGCTCAGAGAGGTCTTTCAGATAGAACAATTCTTTGTCAAGGTATATTAAATAGTATGCTATCTCAAACTTCAGGTGATAATACAAATTCTGAAGACTATCCTGATAAAATTAATAAAGTTAATCAAGGATTGAAACTTCCATCAATGATGAGAAGATTTGATACTTTTCTTATGCCTATGTATGGTGTAGAAAATTATCGACGTTTGGATTTACCAAACCAACAACATCCTTATGGTGGTATTTCGACTAGTTATTCTGGTAATAATCCTATAGAGAATGATGCTGGAGCAGAAGTCTATGCGGCTCACGCTGGTGGTGAAACTGTTGGTACATATCAATTTACATCATTAATACAACTATTTTCTCCTGAAATAACTTTTAATACTATTCAACAATTAGGTTCAGTTAAATTAAAAGTATTAGGACTAGTTGATAATGAAATTAACTCTGTATGGAATAAGCGTTTACGAACTACAGATTTAGCTATAATTGATGAACATAAAATTGATAATGCAATTAGTATTTGGGATAGTAAAGTCGAGGATAGTAATTTGAGTATTATAGCAGGTGGAGAAGGTAATTATCAGATTGGAAGATGGGGGTTTTTTGCTCCAGATTCAGAAGCTCATATGCATTTTAATCAAACCTATAGAAAATATGGTGATAATTTTATAAAAGCTAAAGCTGAATATGATATATATGGTACACCTGTATTAGTGGAATTAGGTCAAGGTAGAGCTTTATATAATAATGATGCATTACTCGCATATACTAATTCATTAGAACAATTATCTACAGATATTGGTACTGGTGGTAATAATCCAGCACACGCAATTACATCTATTAATACTTGGGGAGCTAAGAATATTACTTTAGCTTTAGGTCCAAATGGATTATCACCTGAAAGTAGGATTACATTAGAACAACTTTATCTTAACACAGGTATTAATGACCCAGGTTCAGCTATTATTGCAGAAATTGTATTACCTGAAGAAATGATATATTTAAGTAATATATATGGTGGTAATTCATATGAAGCTAAGAAACGTACTAATTATATTGAAGTTGGTGAATATCAAAATATAAATAATTCAATTTATAATTGTCTTAATATTGGAGATACTTTTATATCTAATTTTGATTTTACTAAGCTTGTTAAGACTGAAACTGAGTTATATGATTTCCGTGTTCAGCAGGTTACAGAGATAGTATCATTTCCAGTCGAAACAACTATTGATTTGAGTAATAGAAATGATTTTAGTTTAACTCCTTGGGATAACAGATTTCAACCTCGATATGATGAGTATCATAAATACAATAGAGTTTACTCTCAAGAATCTAACTTTATTATTAGAAGAGATTTAGACTATAAATTTAAAGTTGTTAAAGATTATGATACTAATATTATAGCTAGTAAAGCTAAGACAGCAGGAGAAGTAATTGATAGTTGGACTGATTTACAGATTAATAATGTAATTACACTAGATGGTAAATATGGTCCTATTAATGCACTTAATAACTTTAAAGATGAAATATATGCACTACAAGACCAAGGTATAGCCTTTTTGTCTATTAATCCTAGAGTTCAAATTCAAGGGTCTGATGGTATAGGTCTTCAACTTGGTACAGGTAATGTATTAGATAGTTATAAATATATTACTGATAATTCTGGTACTAAAAATAAATGGTCATTAGTAAACTCACCTGAAGCATTTTATTATTATGATACTCTTAATAATTCATTGAATGTATTTAAAGGTGGAGTAGGAGCATTGTCTGATATTAGAGGTCTACATAGTTTCTTACATAATAATATTAATTATGATATTATTAGTAAAGATAATCCTATTATAGGTCAAGGTATATCTTCTGGTTATGATTATGATAATAATGATGTATTTTATAGTTTCTTACAAAATGATAAAAAGTTTACTATATCATTCAATGAAGGAAAATCATCATATATAAGTTTTTATGATTATCATACAAGTAGATATATTAGTAAAGGAGATAACTTAATTATATTAGATAATACTAATAAATCATTATATAAACAGTATGATGGTAATTATAATGAGTTCTTTGGTATAACTTATCCAAGTTATATTACATTACTTGTTAATCCTGAAGCTGATTTAGATACTGTATTTGATAATATTAAATTCAAATCTGAAGTATATAAGAATGGTATTGACCAGGAAAATCTTACTCTTACACACGTTAGATTATATAATGAATATCAAGACTCAGGTTTAATATCATTAGTTCTAGGTCGTTCAACAAATCTTCGTCGTAAGTTTAGAGATTGGAATGCAATATTACCTCGTAATAATGGTACTAGGGAACGTATAAGAAACCCTTGGGTGTTCTTACAACTATATTTTCAAAATGAAGATAACTTAAAACTTATACTTCACGATACAATCGTAGACTATACGATATAATAGAATACCAAATTAGCGGTATAGTTTATACTTATCAAAAGATATAAATTATACCGCTTTTTATTTGGAATGAATACTTAAATAACTTATATTTGTATAAATACAAATATGTATTAAAATATATATAATATGCCAGATAGAAAAAAACCCATTAAAGTTAAGGACAAAAATGACCCTAGATATAAAGCTTATAAGGATAGTTTAGATACATTTAATTTTACTAAAAATAAAATTAAATCAATTAAAAATAACCCAGATATTTCTGCTCAAGATTTAATAGAACAAACAGCTAAATTAAAAGATTTTAAACATAAAGACATTGAATCTTATAAATATCCTGGAAAAACTAATATACAACCTGATTTTTATTATGGAACAGGTGATAAAGGTAAACCTTTTATGGCAACTATACCTAGATATAAAGAACCTCAACAACCAATTATCTTAGAAAGTGATAAACCAAGAGAAAAAGTTAATCCTCTTGATTTAAAATTTAATCCTATAGGTCTTAAAACAAGCAATACTATACCTGAAACTGACTCAAATGTAACTATATATCAACCAACTGCTAAGAATTTTAAAGTTAGAGATGAAATTATACAACCTTTTGGTGGTAGTACAACCGATTATATTATAAATGGTCCTGAAGATTTAATGAGAAGTGATTTAGGTCCTGGTAATAAACGTACAATAACTCCACAATATGCTATGGGTGGAACATTAAATACAAATAATAAACAAACTATGTTAAACGAATTTAATGAAGGTGGCTCACATGAAACAAATCCATTAGGTGGTATTCCACAAGGTAATGGTAATACAGTAGAACAAGGTGAAACACGTAAAGGTGATTTCATATATAGTGATAGAATTACTCTGACACCAGATGTAATTGAACAATTTGCTTTACCTAAATCACTTACACATAAGACAGTAGCTGAAGCAAGTAAAATAATGAATAACAAATTTGAAGGTAGAAATGATAGAATATCTGATTCTACTAAACGCAATCTATTAGATAAGGTTGCACAAGCTCAAGAAACTATTAAAGCTAAACAAGCTGCTTTAGCTGAAGCTCAAAATGCTAATGCTACTCAAGTTCCTGATATGATGAACGGAATGATTCCTCCAGGATTTGAAGGTCAAATGGTATTCGGTGGAGATATGATGACTGATGATATGGGTATGGATATACTTAAAACTGGAGCTACAGCTGGATTGAATGCTTTACTTCCAGGTTCTGGTGCTATCGCTGGACCCGCAATTGATATGATTGGTGGAGCTATTAATAAACATAAAATGCGTCAATCATTCTTAGAAGATGAAAGAATGTCTACTATGAGAGATATTAATATGCAACGTTCTGATTTTGCTAAAGGTGGACCACTTAAAAAACCAGGTCTAGTAACTGATGATTATACAACTCCATCAATAGATGGTATATCTCTAAAGACTCTACCTTTTAATTTGGATTACAATAACCAAATAATTGGTCAAGAGGAAAATCCGACCATAGCACCATTAAATCCTGTTAACTATAAAACACCACAATCACCTCTATCAAAAGTTGGTGATGTGTTAGGACAAGCTGCTAGATATGCTCCAATTGCTGCTAATGTAATGCAGTTAAATCGTATGAAAGGACCTGCTCAGCAACGTCTACAGAGATTAGACCAACGTTTCAATCCTGAATATGTAGATGAGAGAAGTGGTCAAATTATCGCTGATAATGAAATGAATAATACTATTGGTGCAATTACTCAAATGGGAGCTTCTGAAGGAGCTATGAGAAATAGTTTGCTTGGAGCTGGTTTAAATAAAGCTAAAGCTTTAAGTGATATTCAAATGAAAGCTGCTGCTCAAAATATGAATACTAATATGCAAGGTCAAGAATTTAATGCTAATATTAATAGAGTCAATCTTCATCAAGCTAATACTGAAATGGATATTAATGATAGAAATTCTGCTAATTTTAGAAGTCAAAAATCTAAACTAGTAGCTGGTATTGCAGAAGGTATTGGTGATGTTGGTAAAGAAGAAACTTATAAAAAATTAGCTAAGGAAACATTTGGTTATAAATGGAATGGTAAATATTATATCAAACCTGATGGAACTACAATTACTCCACAAGAATTTAAACTTGAAGCTGATAGTAAAAATACTACTCAAAATAGATTGGGTGGTTTTCTAAATAAAAAATTACGATAATGAATAGATATGATGATGTAACTGTAGCTAAGTTTAACCCCTTATCTATGCAGGAAATAATGATGGTTCCTATGATGAAGCGTAAACAACACGATGATTTAGCTGCACAACAGGAAGCATTAAGACAGGGTTTAGCTAAAGTAGACCCTCACGATAAATATTATGAAGAAGCATTACGTATTAAAAATGGTTTAAACGATAGAATATCATCTCAAGCTGAGTTATTAGCTAAACAAGGTATTAATGGTACAACTCAACAAGATTTTTTAAAACTTAATAGAGAGTATCAAGATACTACATCTGCTACGGGTAAACTTGGACAAATAAATGCTCATAAAGTTAACCTTAATAAAACATATGCTGATTATGTAGAACGTTCTATTAAAGCTGGTAATTCACCTATGATTGCTAAAATGCACGCTGAAAAAGCTTTACAAGAACATATGCAAGAACCATTATATGACGATAGAGGTAGAGTTATCGATTATAGCATTAAAGGTGACCCTGCTAAATATATTGATGTAGCTAAACGTGTACAAGATTATGCTACTGCTGCTGGATTTACAAGTTCAGAGTGGGCTAAAGCAGCTGGAGCTCTATCATATGATAAAGCGGGTAATAGATATGTTATTAATAGAGATGCTTCAGGACTTACTGAAACAAATAGAAATAATCTGAATAAAGTTTTAGAAACTCTTAATAGAGAAATCTCTGACCCATCTAATGAAGTGCGTCAATCTATTGATTATAACTTTAGAGACCCTCAAAGTGTATTAACAGATGTGCAAACTCAACTTGGTATCTATACTGAAGATAAAGTTAAAAATACTCAAGGTCAGTCGGTAGGTTCTGTAGATTGGGTTAAACAAGATGATATTGTTGATGATTTAGATGCTGTTAATGTTGAAGGTGTTGATGTAAGTCCATCTGATGATTTAATTGATAGACTGAATGGTATATCATCTGTAGATGCTAAACCTATAGATATTATTGCTGCCAGAGCGGGAGCTTATAAAGAAAAACCAGGAGATATTAAGATAAAAACAATTAATGATGCAGTAAATTCTCCTGAATATCGTAAGATTGCATATGGTGTCACTAAAGGTACTAAACTAGAAGGTAAAAAATGGGATTCTCCTGAAGTGAAAGCAGCAGTTATAAAATATCTAAAAGATAATTCAAATGTAACTGTTCAAAATAGATATGTTGACCCTAATAGTAATAAACAGGGTAGACTATTTGCTAGTCAAGAAATTCCTAAAGATAAAAAAGCTGCAAGTGATTTAATTTTAGAACGTGCTCAACGTGGTGCATATGAAGTTCGTGATGAAAATGGTGATGTTATTGAAAAAGATGATTTAGGTAAATATAAGTTTACATATAGTGGAGATATGACACCTAAATCTATTATTAGAAGAAAAGGTAGTAAACAAGGTATATTTGATAATCCTAAACAGAATATTGGAGCTCGTACAGGAGTTTTAATTGATGAAGATGGTAAAGCAAAAACTGTTTATATCAGTAGAAGTTCTGATGATTTTGATACACCTCAATTTAAAGCGATGAATGAAATTAATGCAATATCTAAAATTGCTGACCATAAACCTAGTATTTATCATCGAATAAAATCACAAGTATTTACAGGCTGGGGATTAGAAGATGTTGAAGTAAAGTATAATAAAAATAGCGGAACTTATAACCTTAGATATAAAGAAGGTGGTAAACAAATGCCTACATTGGAATATAGTGATGATGAATTTCAATCACTAATATTAGAGGCACATAAAAAAATGAGATAACTATGGAAGAAGAAGAATTACAAGGTTCAAGTCCTACAAATAATACATCTCCAATAAATAATACACCTCCAAAGCAAAGTTTCACTCAACTTGCTAGAACAGTAGGTACTACACCTAATGAATTCTCTAAATTAGCTAAAGCATATTCTAATAACTTACACTATAATACAGGGTTTGGTAAATCAAAATATGATGAAGGTTTTAATTTTGATGCACAATTAGATGAAAATGACCCATTAGCTAGTGTAAATGAACATAGAGCTAATAATCAAAGTTGGGCTACAAAGTCAGCTGCTGGTATTGCTAGAATTGGTGTTAAAGCTGTTAGTGAAATTGCTAAAATGCCAGGATATGTTGGTGGAGCTATTATGGCTATAGATGCTAAAGAAGGTGAAGGTTTTGAAACTGCATTTAATAATAAATTTATTCAAGCTATTAATGGTTTTAATGAGGAAGTTAATACTGAATTACTTCCTGTATATGTAAAGAAAGCTGTAAGCGAAGGAAATCTATGGGATAATATTAGTTCTATAGATTTCTGGGCTACAGAAGGAGCTGATGGTATTGGATATATTGCATCAATGTTTGCACCTGGAGCTGCTATTAAAGCTTTAGGTGTAGGTCATAAAGCAATGGGTATAACTGCTAAAGGTCTATCTATGGTAAATGGTGAAGCTAAATTAAATGGAGCTGTTAGAGCTTTAAGTAATTTAGGTATTACTGCTAACAGATTTGATGTTGCTGCTACAGCGATGGCTAATACATTATTTGAGTCAGGTGCTGAAGCAGGTTCAGCTATGCAAGCATTAGATGAGCAAAAAGATTCTATCATTGCTAAATGGTTATCTGAAGGTATGACTCCTGAACAAGCTGAAGCTCAATTCACTGAGCAAAAAGGTTTGTTAGGTCGAGATATATTTACATCAAATATGGGTATATTATTAGTACCTAACCTTATTCAATCTAAAATGATATGGGGTAAAGGTGCTCCAAAAGCATTAACTGTTGGTGATGCAACTGTTAAAAATACAGCTAAAAATGCAATCGGTAGAATTGCAGGTGCTACTGCATCTGAAGGTTTTATTGAAGAAGCTGGTCAATCTACAGTTGAACATATGTTTAGTGAAAAAGCTAAAAGAGGTCAATTGAATAAATCAGGTATTACTGATGATTTTAATATAGGAGAACTTGCTGATTCATACTTAGATACTATATCTAGTACTGAAGGTCAAAAAGCAATGTTTCTAGGGGCTTTCTTAGGGGGTGGTATGGCAGCATATCACGGTTATAAAGGTGATAAAGCTGAACGTAACCAAACTAATGAAGTATTAGCTAAATCTAAAGAACAAGTTGATAACTTTAATAAAATTATTGAATCAGATATTTATAAAAGAGATGCTGATAATAAAATTATATTTGATGCAAATAATAAACCTGAATTAGATGCTGTTAAAGTTGTTGAAGTTGCAAGAGCTTTAAAAGCTACTGAAGAAGATAATGCTAAATTTGAAGAAGCAGCATTAAATGGTGATTATGAAACTGTATCTGAACTTAAAGATAAAGCTATAACTCAACTTATTCGACCTTATGCAACTCAAGGTGAAATGGGTATTCAAGCTTTAAGACAACATCTTGAAGAAACTTCTAAAGCTGAAGAGATTAAAGGTTTAGTTAAACCTGAAGAAGTTAAACAAACTATTGATAAAGCAGTAGCTCAAGCTAGTTATATGCAAAAACAATATGAAGCTTATCAGGATTTTAGTAGAGAACTTATTAATATACAACATCCTAATGCTAAACCAGAAGATGTTGAAAGTTTCTATAATCATTTAGCTGATACATTTCTAACATTAAAAGGTATTGAGTATCAACAAAAAGGTAAGCTTACTGAATTACAAAAACAAAAAGATATTTTATTAGCTGATATTGGTACTGAAATGATACGTACTGATGTAATTATTGATGAGGAATCATTTGATGATGCTTTCAGATATGAACATATAACTGACCCAAGAGCTAAATTACTTAATGATAAAATTGATAAAGCTAAATCTAATATAAAAGATATTGATAAGTTTATTAATAATGATGTTTGGAACTCTGAAAAAGTTAACGAATCTTTTGCAAATATCGTAGAAGAAAGAAATGATATTCGTTCTCAAGAACAAAAGACTGAAGAAATTAATACTGAAATTGAATCTATTCAACAAATAAATGATATAGCTGAACTTGATAAAGTTAAAATAGATAATCCACATATTGCTGAAGTAATAGCTAAACGTAGAGAAATTTTACTTGAAGTTGAAAGATTAAAAAAAGAAGCTTTAGATGAAGAGAATCGTAAAATAGCTGAAGAAGCTTTAAATACTCCTACTGAAGTAGAAGTCCCAACTGAAAATGCTGAAGTTAATTCTGACATTAATTTAGATGGTAATCCTGAAGTTAATCCTGAAGAGGACACACCTGTTCAGAATAATGAAAATTTAACTGAAAAAGATGTTGATTCGGAAATAAGTAAACTACAACCAGGAGCTAAAGTTATTTCATATAATAGAGTAATAAAAAATGTTTTTAATTTTATAACTGACTCTTTTATTGCTTATGAGAGGAATGGTAAAGATAAATCCAATGATAAAGTTGAATTCAGAATTAACAATTTAATTAAGAATATCGAATCTGATAAAAAGAAAGAACTTCAACAAGTTGAGGATTCTTGGAAGGAAGATGTTGATGATAAAGGTTATCCAAATAGCTCATTACAACCGCTTCTTAAAGTTGTTGAAGATAGGTATGCTAAACAACTTTCAAGTTTAAACAAGGATTGGATTAAAGCTGTTGAATTAGTAGATAATAAAGATTTTACAGATATGCAATTTCTTTATGATAATTTACCTATTAATGTTCAGATTAATAATGTATATGCTCCTATTGAAACAAAACCTGCATCGGTGTCAGCACAAAAGATATTTGAAGCTGAAACTTTACCAATGCGGAAAGCTATTATTGATGCATTAGCTAATGGTCAATCAATTAGTGAATTATCTACTAATATAGTTAAACAGTTTCCAGGTCAACTAAAAGTACAACCAAATACTCAACAAGAAGATGGTTCTATGAAAACTCCAGAAAACAGTATTAGAGACCTTCAATTTTTTAAAGGGATGTCTGAGATGGAAGTTATGAAAGAGTTGACCAAAAGAGCTTATTTTGTTGATTATGATGGTATATTAACTAATGTAGTTAATCGTAAAGATAAAAAAGAGACTAAATCTGCTCATAAAGGTAAAGGTGAAGTATTTATATTTATTCCACAAAATAATGGTGAAGATTTCCCATTAAAACTCAACTTTAAAAGAATGGACTATGATAAAGCTGAAGCTGTTTATGAAGTTGTTAAAGCTTTAAGTACTGTTGCTAAAACCATAGATAATCCTAATAGAGGTTCTATGTTAATGACAGAGTTCTTAGATACACTTCAAGACGATATTAAAGATAAATTAATGTTTGCTATTGGTGATGAAATTGATTTAGTTAATAATATGGAGTCTAATGAAGCTGAAAAGACTATAGATAAACTGTTAGATATACTTGTATTTCAAAAGAGTAAAAATAAATTTACTAAGTTTGAATTAGATGAATTTGGTAATTTAAATTTAGGTTCATTATCAGGATTAAACAGAGTTACTAAAGATGAACTATTAAATGATATTCATAAAGAATCTATCATTAATTTCTTATCTCGAAAACGACATAATGTTCTTATTACTAAAGATGATAAGTTTACTTTTAATAATCCTAATTATGTTAGTTATCTTTTAAATAATAATATCATCAATACGAATGCAGTAGTCAATGAACCAACTTTTCAAGGTTATTCTACTATATATGTTAATAGAGATATTCAAGGTGTTAAACCTAAATTGAAAGTTCCTGAAGTAAGCATTCAACAACCTGTTTCAACTACTAATAATAAAGTACAAGAAATAAAAAACTTGGAAAAATCTATTGAAGGTAGAATGATTTTTAAAGCTAGTGAAGTTCCTAATGAGTTAGTAGAAATCTTACAATATGTATATGAAGATATTAGTCTTACCAAAGAAAATTATCCTAGTAAATTATATAACGATGGTGCTATGGGTATGGATATGCTCACTAGACCTGACGTAACAGGATTTTTACAAGAGTTGAGAAGTACTCCTACATATAAAGCAAGAATGAAAGAAGAAGTTATTAAACCTCGTAAAGTTGGTAAAGTAGGATTACCTGTTGAGGATGTAGCTGATTTTTCTGGTACTAATTTAGTAAATTTATTTGGTGAACCAGAAGCTCCTAAAACTGTTCAAGATATTAAGGTGGATACTACATTCAATTTTGATAAACTCGATAGTACAAAACAAACAATACTCATTAAGAAACTTACTAAAACTTTAAATGTAACTTTAGATAATTCTACAAGAGATTTAATAGCTACTAATAAAAAAGCTGTCTTTGATATATTAATAAATAAGGCTAAAGCTAAGAATGAGAATATTGACAACTTAATAAAAAGATGTAGCTAATTTGCATATGTTAAATAAATTACGTATCTTTGTAAACTTAAATAATAAAAATGGCTTGTAAAAGACAAACAAAAACAAATAGTGCTGATTCAATACTATTTAATACTATTTATGAAAACTTAGCTGACCAAAATGAATTGAAAGCTGATGAATTATATAGTTATTTTCATAGTGAAGATTTCATTGAACAATTTGGCAATTATATCCAAGATAGAACGAATGAAACTATTCTTGATAGAGTAGATGAAAATGGTGAACCTAAACTTGATTATGATGGTATAGCTAAGAAATATTATTTTGTTGATAAAACTGGAGAGAAAATCTTTTACCCTCTTATTAAGAGAGGGTTAAGGTCTCTCTTTGATTATAAACAAATAGAAGCTATAACATCTCAACTTGCTTTAAGCTATTTTAAGACTAATACTAACTACGATTTTAATAATATTGATTTCGAGACTGGACAGGAACTTCCTAATCTTACTGAATTTCTTAAACAAAAAATTAAATCTAAGGTTGACGAACTTTCACAAACAGGTGATGATAAAGATTTATTTAACTCTATGGATTTAGAGGAAAGTTTAGAACATATTGAAGAATGGAAAGATAATGTAGATGTCTTCTTTAAAAAGATAGGTCTTAAAAGAAATGATAATGTAGAGGATGAATCTTCCGAGTCTATTGAAGAAATTGAAGAAGATTCTAAAGACCCTGCATTTAATAAAGCATCATTTGAAAGAGATACAAAAGATTCTATTTCAACTAATATGAAATTGCGTTTATCTTTACTTACAGATAATAACACAAAAGATACTATTTGGAATGAACCACAGTTTGTTAAATTTGATGATATATATTCAACTTTACTTACTGTTTTATCAGACCAAGTTACTATAGGTAATGAAGATATATTTGAAATATATAAACAAGAGTTGGTAAGAGTGGCTTCTAAGAAACCATTTTTTGACCAACTTGTGTCATTTGTGAATGAACCATCTTTTTCTGAAAATGAAAAAAATGAATTTACTCAAGCATTTAGATTACATAAAAATAACTTTCTTGTAACTGAATTAAAAAATGATTTTGTTGAAAGTTATGATGAAAATTATCAGATTATTAAATCTGAAGTATTTAATCACGTAGTTAAAACAGTATCTAATTCGGGTAATAGAAGTTCAAGATTAATGTCTGATTGGGGTAATAATTTTAAAGCATTATATCAAAATCAAGATGGTAGCTTTAAGAAAGATATTTCTGAAAAAATTACTATCATTCAAAGTCAATTAGATGAACTTAATAAGTCATTTAATAATAAATCAACTACACAGGACTTTGAATCTGCTGTAAATGAATATGTTCAGATACTTAATAAATTAGGAGTAGAAACTACTGAACTAGGATTTACGCATTATCTTGATTCAGATGGTAGAAATATTTTTAATCATCAACAACAAATAGTTAGATTAAGTTCTGCAATTGTTAATACTTTAGATGCTGTTAAAAAAATTAAAACTTGGAGTAAAAGAGAAGTTAATGAGGATAGACTTGACGATAAAGATAATAACGCTAACATATTTATTTCTACTAGACAAAATATCTTTAAACAAATTGCTAATTCTGAAGCTTTCTTTTTAGGTGAAGGTTCTGATGCTAGTATACATTCGGGTGGTAAAACTAAATGGTTATATTCATATCCATCTTATCTATCTACCAAGATACTTCAGTGGAAGAAAGATAGAAATACATTATTGGATTTGTATAACAAGTCGGCTTATAATCAAGGTTCTCATTTAATGAAATGGTTACTTGCTAAAGAATTATCTCGAATTGATGAAGAAACTGTATCCAAAGAAAGAATTAACTCATTCGAGATGGGTATATTTTCTAACTTACAGGAAGTTGGTGGAGAATCTAAAGCTGGTAGTGAAATTTCATTTAATGATTATTTCTTAGACCACGTTAATAAAGTTTTAACGAATGGTTATGTAAGAACTACAACTCCTGCTGATAAGAGTACAGATATTCAATTAAAAACTGGATTTTTTGAAAATTCGTTTTCTGGATTTAGTAATAATCAAATTCAACTTACAGAATCTACACAAAAGATATTCTTTGAATATTTTAATTCTGAGTTCAATAGAATGAAAGAAGCTTATAAAGAAATTCAAGCTTATAGGAATAATCCATCTAAATTAACCATTCATTACCACTTTAAAAAAGGTAGTTTTCTTTATAATGAAGATGGTTCAATTAATCCAAAAGCATTAGGTAATGCATTTAAGTCACAATACTTCCCTAATTTATCATTTGATTCAAAAACAACTAATCCATTAGCTATTCAAATTAAGTCATTACTTTATACTAATAGTATACCTAATGAATTTGCAGGAGCTGATTTACGTAATAATCCAAAAGGTGAATTAGATGATAAAGCTGTTGGTATTAAAACATTAATACAGCAGTATATTAATATAGAATTATCTAATGGTATTATTGAAACAGGTGCAACATTTAGAGCTCAAGGTATATATGATATAGCTGAAGATGGTAAAACTATAAATAAGTTAATTAATACCGAAACTTTTAATAAGTACGTAACTAATAAACCTTTAGCAGCTGCTTCAGATTTCTATATTAATAGTCTTATTCAAAATATTGAATATTCTAAAATGTTTACAGGTGATGTAGCATTTTATAAAGATATGATTGATTATAAGAAACGTGTACCTGCTACTTATACTGATGGTTTACAATTAAGACTTAAACCAGGTGAAGAAACTTTCAATGTTGCTACAATTAGTAGTGTTGAAATACCATCACCTTTTATGAATGAGTTACGTGAAATGATTGGAGATGGAGCTAATGCATATTCTAACATCAACTCTGCTGATGCTCAGGCTTGGATTACTCCTAAACGTTGGAAATTTTTAGTTGAAAGATTAGGTAAATGGACTCCTGTTCATAATACTCTATATTCTAAGATGATTTCTGATGTTGCTGAACAATACACTGAAGAAGAACTTAAAATTGCTGCTCAACCACTTAAAGGTGTATATTTTGATATTAATGGTAAGACTCCTTCATATCTTAAATATTCTCAAGCTGTACTTACTAAGAATTTAGTTAAAGGTACTGATTTACAAAGAATGTATGATAAAATGGTAGCTCAGGATATTGATGAAGTTATTACTTTAGATGGTTTTAAAGTTGGTTCATCTACTCCTACTACAATTCATAACGAAGATGGTACAATTAAAGATGATTTTGATTTTAATATCATTCCGTTATTCAATAGTGGATGGAAACTTCAACAAGATTTACCTACTAAAACATTTAAAGAAACTGAAGTAGGTTCTCAAATTCAAAAGAATATCTTTGGTGGTCTTAAATTTAATAGAGATGCTACGTTTATATTAGATGGTCAAGACGTAACTGGTCAAAATATTATTGATGAAATTACTCAGGTTACAAAATCATTATCAGATATGGGTATGGATTCTTTGAAAAAAGAATTTAATATTGATAATAATGGTAAGATTAAAAATGTAAGAGGATTTTACAATTCACTTATATCCGAACTTGAAAAAAGAGGTGGTTCTAAGAATGTTATTGATGCTTTAAAGAAAGAAATTACTTTATATGGTGTACCACAAGCTGGTACTAAAATCATAAATGTATTTTCATCTATAATGAACAAACGATTAGTTAAAATTAAGACTAATGGTGGTTCATTTATTCAAATGAGTAACTTTGGTCTTAATAAACAAGAAGGTGATAACAGAGGTGTTTTATGGTCTCCTGATGCATTTGATACTACTAATGAACCAACACGCTATGTTGATGAAAATGGTAAAGTCAGAATTAGACCAGGTGGTATATTATTATCAGGTAGTTTCATAGCTAAATATATTCCTAATTATAGAGATTATACTTCAGAACAATTATTTAATGAAATAATTGATAAAAGAATAACTGAAAATCTAATTGGTTATCGTATTCCTAACCAAGGTTTAGCATCAAATGATGCTTTACGTGTTGTAGGTATACTTCCTGAAGAAAATGGTGATACTGTTGTAGCTTATACAGGTATTACTACTAAGACAGGTTCCGATTTTGATATTGATAAAATGTATTTAATGTTTCCATCATTTACATTACAAAGAACTCAAGAATTTAAAGATGGTAAGTTAGTGTATATAACTGGTAATTCAAAAGAAGGTTTACAAAATAGACTTATTGAACTTTATCAATCAGTACTTACACATCCTGAAGTTATTAAAGATGTAATGAAACCTATTGATATTGATTTTATAAAGAATTATATCAATCATTTACTACCATCTGAAACTAAAGGTACATTAGGTCATTTCAATTCTTATAATGACATAAAACTTCTATATGATTTTAGAGGTGGTAAAGCAGGGGTTGGTCAGGAAGCTAATGCTGTAGTTGATATTAACCGTCTAGGTCAATTAAGTTTAAATCAAACTTATATTGATTGGGGTCATATGAATGATAGAAGTGAAACTATCTTTGATGAAGAATATTCAGTTCCTTTAAGTAAAGCTGATATTGAATACTTTGTTGAAGATATGGAAAAATTCTATAAGTCACAAGGTATGAAATTCGATAAACAAGGTTTAATCGAAGAAGTATCTAAAGTTAGAATTGGTGATTCATTAACAGCTATTTTGAATGCATTTGTGGATATTGCAAAAGACCCTTATATTACTAGAGGTAACTGGGTAACATCTACAACTAATACAGGTAACTTAATGTTACGTGCAGGAATGCATCCATTATATGTTACTGCATTTATGGCTCAACCTGTTATTAGAGATTATATTGATTATCAAACAAGTAAAGAATCTATTATTGGTAATAATAGTGGTAATATGAAATTTAAGTTTAAGCAGGATATTGTAATGGATAATCTTAAAGATAAAGTTATTGAATATACTACTGATAAAGGTATTGTTACTAGACCCCTTGCACTTATATATAAGTCTTTAATACGTACTGAAAAAGTTGACCCTTCTACTAAATTAGATGAACAAACAGTAGCTAAGAACTTAGGTTTAAAAAATCCTACAGATGAAGATTTGATAAAAATTAATAAAGCTATTAATACTATTATTAAGGAACACGATACTACTTTTAAACTTCAGAACTTTAATTGGTCGAGAGTTACTTTAAAAGATTTTCGTGACCAAATTAAAGATAAAAAAGATGGTCCTTTTCAAATGGCTGTCTTTAATAAATTTCAGGAGTTACAGGAGTATAGCAAAGCAATGCGTGAAAATATTAATGTATCCAAATCAGATACATCTGGTATGGGTAAAAATATTAGTACTGTATACGCTACTGCAAACCAGAAACAATATATATTAGATAAAGAAGTTGGTGCTGAAATGGGTGTCCTTAATGGATTTGGAAGTAAATTTGATAATACTGTTTTATCTGCATATTATAATAATGTTATTAATGAAACTATTAAACTTATAACAGCTAATGCTGATTTGTTTCCACAAGGTACACATCAGGTTCAAAATATGTTTAATGAAGTATCACAAGATTTATATGGTACACCAGCATTTGATACTAAACTAATGACAATCCTTGAAAGAGAATACTATAGTTATGCTATGGCTAACTTTTTTGATATTAGTTCTGAAGAATCTATTGATTTAATTACTAAATTACCAAATGAATTTCAAGCATTTAGAAAAGCTAATCGCCATAAGTATTTAATATTAGATGAATTGGAAATTAAACAAGGTGATAGTCGTATTAAGAAATTTATCAGTTTGAATAATAGAAAGAAATCTCCTGATTTTGAAGATAGGTTTACAGACTCTTGGAGAGATTTAAGAATTGATAACCCTGAACTAGCTAATAAATTAATTAGGTACTCCTTCCTAACTTCTGGGTTTAAAATTAACTCTAATCAGTTTTTTACATATATTCCTAATGAATATTTTGTTGAAAATAATATTAATAGATTTATTAAATCTTTCGTTAATACTAATCAACAAGATTTCTTGGATAAATTCTATCTAAATAATTACACTGATAAGAAATTTGTACCTAACGTATTTCCTACCCAAAGTATATCATTGGAAAATACTAAGTTAGAAAATGGTAAGACTTCAAGTAATTTTAGAAGTGGATTTATTATGAATGAACCTGGTAAAGCTAGATATTATACAACTCATTTCTCTAATAAGATGATTTATAAATTAGAAGGTTATGATTCTGAAGGTAGAGGTGTATATACTAGAGTTAATCCTTATGGTTATAAAGCAGGAACTAATTACATCAGCGAATATGGTAATCAATACACAGATAAATTATTTGAAGGTAGAGGTAAACTAGATGTTATTCCTGAACACGTTCAACAACTTAAAAATATGGTAGAAACTTATAGAAGATATTCTGAACCATTTGAATTATCATTAGAAGATAATTCTACTAATGATGTTGTAGAAAATCTTTGGAATGAATATAAAGATAATATATTATCAGTTAATCCTGATACTACATTAGAAACTTTAAAACAAATGGAAGAAGAATTCGGTACTAAAGAAACTATCGAATTTATAAAAAAATGTAAAGGCTAATGAATTGTATAAATAAAAATACACAAGAATTTAAAACGTTGTTGGAAGCTACTAAGCTTCCTTCAATTGTTTTAGAAATGAGAATAAGTAAATGGCAGGAAAATAATGGATTAGATAGTTATCCTAGTACAGAAGATATACAACATCCTAGTGAAGTCAATTTTACTTTGAAAGCTGTTAATATATTAACTTCTGATAAAGGTAAAGAAATCTTTGAAAAAGGTAAGAAAGCTGGTTGGGATTTGAATAAAATTCTTACTGAACTACAAGTACCTAAAGAACAGAAACAACTTCTATTAGATTTAAGTATTACTGATAGAGAACAACTTGCTGTAGAATTAGCTGCTACTTATAGTTATAGTGTTAACATTAATACTACTCAAAAATTTGATTTAGAACCTGGTCAAGAACCTGATATTGATTATGAAATAATAGAAGATGAGGATGGGATGCCAATTGAAATGAGACCTTTTTCAACTACACCTATAGTCAATACTAAATACTATTCAAATCTAACAGTTCCAGGTGGTACTAACTACACGGAACAGGAAATATCTACTCCACTAATTACTCCTTCTATTAAAGGTCACGCTCAATTTGCTACTGATAAAGGAATTGGATGGTTCAGAAGTGATGAACAAGCTGGTGAAAAGATTGGACCTGGTTATGAAAATGGATTAATGGATGAAAATGGAAAGATTATAAATTCTTCTGTTTATAAAAATATTGATTCTAAAACTCGTAGAATACTTGAAGTACAATCTGATTTATTTCAAAAAGGTAGAGATAAGGTTAATTTAGTTGGGTTAAAATCTGATTTGAATTCACAAGAAGAAGATTCTTTCCAAAGACATTTATTAGAAACTGGACAAATCACACAAGAAGAATTTAATAATCCACCTATTATAGAATCTTTATTTAAAGAAAATCAGTTTTTACAACTTTTAAATAAAGATTCTAATTGGGTTACATTCTTTATTAAATCTATTATTCAAGATTCTGCTAAGAAAGGTTATGAGAAAGTTCTATTTCCGTCTGGTAATACTGCTAGTAAAGTTGAAGGTCATGAAACATTAGAAAACTTTGTTGAACAAAAACAAAGTAGAATAAATTATCTTGAAGAAAAGAAAAAAGGTGAAATTGAATGGGTAGTTGAAGAAGCTGGTGGTGAAGAATATAAATTTAGTACAGAAAATGATGCTAATAATTTTTTAAATAGTAAAGAATTTAGTGAGGAATTCTCGAAACCTACACAATATACCAAGAGTGGTGAATATTTAGGTGATATTGATAGAGAAATAAATCAACTAACTCAAGAAATTAAAAATGTAAGAACTGATGGTTTATCTGCTTTAAAACCTATTTACGATTTTTATGAAAATAAAGTTCAAAATATAATTAAAAAACAAGGTTACAATCCTACTCGAACTACAGATGAACATGGTAATGATTGGTTTGAAATAACTATTGATAATACTCGTGATACTTCAACTATATTTGCTAAGAAAATAGAAGATTTAATAGACCCAAATTCTGAAAATATATTCCCTAATGAGTCTAATATAAGAAGTTCTGTAATTCCTGATTATTCAGCTGAACATAGTAGAATACTATTTAATAATAAACAAGGTAAAATTACTGTAGATGAAATATTAGAAAATATTTTAAATAACTTTAATGATTTAAGTCCAAAAGGTCGTGAATTAATTGAAAAATCTCGAAGATTAGTTGGTAGAACTGGAGCTAAATTTAAATTTATATCGGATGCTAAGTTAATTAGTAAAAATACATTAATGCAAATCGATGGTAATACTAATACTATTGAAATTAATAGAGATAGACTTAAAAATTTTAGACCTAGTCTTGTAGTAGAATCGTTTATACATGAAGTAGTTCATGCTCAGAGTATACAGGCTTTAATGAATCCTCAAACTTTTGAAGAAAAAGAATTTAAGAGATTGATTGACGATAAATATAGAACTTACCTTGATAGACAAGTTGATAAAGAGCTAGATAGGATTGGTAACTATCATCCAGATTTACAAAGTTATGGTTTTACGAATGAAAAAGAATTTGTAGCTGAGATATATGCTAATGCAGCATTTAGAGAAGAATTAAGACAACTTGATAAAGAAAATAATACTTCATTCTGGAAACAATTTATCGAAGCTGTAAGACGTTTATTTGGAATAGCTAAATCTACTGAAGCTAATGACCTTATTGAACAAGTTGTTGACTTTGTTGAACAGGATAGACGAGATTATCAGGGTATGAATCTTCAAAGAAAACTTATATTTGCTAAAAAAACAGTAGAAATTCCTAATTTAACTAGTCTAGCTGAAAGATTAATAAATCTTTCCAATAAAGCTAAAGATAGGATGGACCAAGCTTATAAAAGAGCTCAAAATAATAGAGATATTAGTCCTGAGAAAAGAGCTGAAAATTTAAAAGATATTCAAACTGTAATTGATGAAATGGCATCTTTTGATGATATTAATCAATGGAAAGTTATTACATCATATACACAATCATTAGCTGATAAAGTTAATAGTCTTAAAGTTTCTTTTGAGAAAAAAGATGTTACACACGATGGTTTGATTAAGATGATTAATAACTATGAAGATTATTTATCATCTTATGATTTACTTCCTGGTATTCAACAATTAATTGGAGAAGCTAGACGTGAACAATTATCTGAAGAAGATTTAAAAGATGTTAATGAACTTGATAATATTATTAGAACTTTTGAAGGTAATCATTCAAGGTTATTAGTTGATTTTAAGGTTGCAAAAGAGGCTCAAAGTATTGAAATACTTTCTGACCCTAGATTTAACACTAAAGTAGAAACTGATAATCGTATTCGTTTACAAAAAGAATATCGTGATTTAAAAATAACTGGTGAATCTATGAGTGAATATGTATCTCGTATGATGAATACAAGAGATGCTGCTCGTATTAAAGAAGAGCTTCATACTTCTGCATTAGAATTAATTAATAATCCTTCGTTTGATATTAGTAAAATGGAAGGAATGTTATATGATAGTACTAATACTAATAGTAGACTTATTCAAATTGTAATGAATATTATATCTAGTGTTAGAGAGAAAGTAATATCACGATTTAATGCTAAAAATGCTGAATTAGGTAAACTTTATAAAGATTTCATTAATGAAAAAGGTAATCCTAGACCATCTGAATTGTATAAAAATATGTATGAACAAGATGCTCAAGGTAATTATTATTTAAAAGGTGAATATAAAGTTGAATTTAGAGATAAATATATTAATGAATTTCTACCTTTAAATAAAGCGTTCTTTGAAGTACAAAAAAGATTTAAAGAAGAAGGTTTTTCTTTTTATGACTATAATACATTTCCTGAATTTATTAAAGTTAGAGATGCTCGTCGAAAATGGTTGAAAGAAAATACTATTAAAGATGCATCTGATATTACTAAAAAGGCTTGGTTACCTCATCCTAAATATAAAAATAAAGATTTAACAGGTACTGAAGCTAGAGTATTATCTGAATTTAGAAATATTACTATTGATTCTGACCAAAATACAGGTGGTAAAAGAAGTCTTATTCGTAAAATTGATAATAAAGGTAATAAATTATTTTTCTTTAAATTACCTGCACATTCTAAAACTGATTTTGAAAGACGATTAGAAGTTGATGTTAAAGGTTTAACTAAAGATAAATGGACTGATTTAACTACAATTAAAGCAGATGATATTGGTTATGCTTATGGTGAAGCAATTGACTCAAAGAATGAGACTCTTAAATCTGTTAAAGTACATTTTAGAGGTAAAATTGACCCTACTGAACAATCATTAGATTTAATGACAATGTATCGTTATGAGTTTTTAAATGGTGTAAACTATGCTGAAAAAAGTAAAGAAGAATTAACTCTAAATCTTTTAGCTGATATTTCTAAAAATAAAAGTTATATTAAACGTTCTAACAGGTCAGGTCTTGCAATGATGAATGTATTTGCTAAACGTGAACCACTTACAACCTATGATGGTGAATTTTCACAAGAATATAAACGTATTCAAGGTATTATAGAAAGTAATATTTATGATATTACAAGTTATGCTGGTGGTAAATTAGGACCGTTAGATGTTAATAAACTTTCTAGTGCAATTAGTGGATATACAGCACAGGTATCAATGATATTTAATGCTGGTACAGGTGTAGCTAACGTTTTAAACGGTACTACGCAATTATTTATAGAGTCACTAGGTAGTAAGTTCATTACTAAAAAATCGTTGCTTAAAGCTGAAGCTAAGTATAATGCTGACCTTCCTCAAATTATGTCTGATTTAAGTAATCCACATAAGACTTCATTTACTAATCAAGTATTAAGAATGTTTGATACATTTGGTGGTTTCTCACCAGAACAACAAACTTTTCTTAAAAATACAATTGCTAGAAAATTAGGTTCTACTGAAAGTTTAAATGCTTTTCAAGAGATGGGTGAACATATGATGAATTCAGTTCTTACTATGGGTGTATTAGATACACTTAAAGTAATGAATGAAAATCATCAATTCATTGACAAAGATGGTAATGTTGTTGAAGAATCTAAAGCTGCATCATTACTTGATATGTTGAAACGTGATAGTCAAGGTGAACTTTATATGGATGAAAAGGTAGCGTATACTAATCATAATATGAATGTTAAATATCATAAAGGTGGTAAAGTACACGTTAATCTTCTTATTAAAAAGAAAAGTCACGATTTATTTGGTGTATATGACCCTAATTTCCAAAATGAGTTATATAAAACTTGGTATGGTAAAGCTATAATGATGTTTAAGAAGTTCTTTATAGCAGGTGCTCAATACAGATATAAAGGTTTCCAAACATCTACTAAATCTAAAGAAGAATTATCTGATGAGGATTTAATTTATAACTCTGCTATCAAGGAATATGATGAAGGTGTTTATACATCACTTATTAGATTTTTTGCTCAAGGTGTAATACCAACTCTTAAAAATCTTAGTTTATCTTATACAAAAGATTATTATAATAATATGACTGATTTTGAAAGAGCTAACTTACGTAAAGCTACAGCAGAGATTCTTGCAACATCTATATTAATTCCAGCAATTGGTATGTTATTAGCGGCAGCAGGTGGTGAAGATGATGACGATAAACTATGGTTTTGGATATATCAAACTCGTAGATTGGAATCTGAACTTTCACAATTTAGGAATATTATTGAAGCAGGACGTTTAATTCAAAATCCTATTGCAGGAGTTAGAACTATTCAAAATGCTACAGGTTTCTTATATGAAGTGTTAACACCACTTAACTTTATGCCTGATGATAAAGAAAATTTCTTCTCTTATTTAGATGAAAATTCTAAAGGTGAAAATATCCTTTGGAAGAAAACTAAAAAGATGACTCCTATTATTAGTCAATGGGATAAAGATTATCAGACAATGCATAACTTTATTAATAAAAAGTAAAAGTCAAAAAAAAGCCCCTATAGTCGTAATGACCGTAGGGGCTTTTTGCATTAAATCAATTCTGTAGCTTGAAATGTCTCAACAAAACTTTCTACCAATTTTGCGTGGTACGTTTTCTTTGTAGGCATTTGAGGTTCTTTACCTCTTAATATAGCATACGCTATAAATAAGTGCATAAGTCTCTCAGAATTACTAACAGTCACACACGATGCTGTATAAGCATCAACAGTTCTATTACCTGTAAAGTAAACAGTTTTTCTCTGAGGTTTCAATTCAGTCTGTTCTTTAGATAATCTTTTAATCTCTTCTACAATCTTATGGAATCTTCTCATGATAATGTTAAATTTAAGTTTTTAAATAATTTCTTGTGCAAATCCTCAGGAATTGCTTGAATCGTTATAGATGTAATTTCATTACCAATGTCAGGTTCTTCAAATACAGTATACTTAATTCTTAAATCATCTAGTTTGGAAATCATAATATTCATCTTTAATTTAGAAGTTTCTAAACAACAAAGGTAATTTGATTGTAATTCCCAGTCCTTAAATTCAGGTCCATGTCTAGCTGCAAACTCAGCTAATCCATGACATGATTGAACCACTTTGTAACCAGAAGAGATGTCTTCTCGAACAATGATGGTGAGTTTATCACCTTTTCTAATCTACGTCATAATAACAAATTTAATGTTAGCGACCTGTATGGGACTCGAACCCATAACCTGCGGTTTTAGAGACCGCTGCTCTACCATTGAGCTAACAAGTCTTTTGGGAGAAATTAATCTCCCATTTTTATTTAGTTAAATACCAATATGTTAAAAATAATTGACAATAATGTAAGAATTGGTCAAAACCAATCCAACTGAAAGCACCAATATTTGGTATTGAACTTCCAAGTTCTTTTCTTGCAAATTTTCTGCTTACTATTTTACTAGTTATAAAATCTGTTATTGTATGCGCAATAAAAGTTATACCTATGAATTTCAGTGTGAACACTATAGAGTGGTCTAAAATTAACATAATTGGTATAAACCATAATACTGAATACACAGCTGTATGAGTTAGTAAATCTGAAAGATTACTACTCTTACCTAAAGCCCATTTTTCATCTTGACAAATGAAATCATTTATCCAATGAAATAATGCTATGAGTAATATTGCTTTAATTTCTATCATTTTAAATTAATTTTTCAGTTTCAACAACTGTTAAAATTTCAATTGATTCAATCGTATGAATACCATACTCTCCATAAGGAATATAATTTTCTAAAAACTCAATTTCTTCTTCTGATAATTGTGGATATAAAATATGAGGGTCATTATCCTCATCTTGTATATCTCCTCTACCCCAAGATAAATCATAACTTCCAATATTAAGTTTACTTAAAATATCTTTTACTTTAATAATATCATCTTCAGTAATCTGAGTTTTTTTGTTTATATAATCACCATCATTTGTATCTGCTTGAACTATAATATATTTTATCATATTAAAATTTTACTAAGAAACTACCTTCTTTCAAAGATACATCTTGATTTAACAACCAAATATCCAATTTATCTAATTTTTCATCATCAGAAAAATGACATTCAACATAAGTATATTCTTTTTTATATGTTGATAATATACTATCTCTAGTAAGTTCTTCTGGAATATCACTATAATTTATTACTTTAAATGTAATCTTTTTTACTTTACTCATCTAAACTCATTATTAATTCTTTATACTTTTCACACTTTTCTTCAAATTTAATTCTATTATCAATAACTTTAAGTATATTTTCCAATTTACCTTCAGTTTCATTTTGAACTAAATCCCACATTACTTGAGCTATTTCTCGAATTTCCAATTGAGCATGTTCACTATTTCTAAGTTTAATAAAATTAGCAAAACTTCTCATATTGAATTGAATATCAACTTGAATTTGAGAACTATAAGTTTTAAAGAATCTAGCACTTTCTTTAGCTCTTTTACGACCTAATATAGGTGTTAAATCTTCTAAACATTGATGGTATAATTTATTACCCATTATATTAAATCCCTCTAATATATCAATCCATCTTTCCCCTTGTTCATCTTGAATAACATCTTTTGATACTCTCGCAATATCGATATTCCAATCTTCGGGTAAATAATACTTATCTTCTTTTAGCTCTTTATATCTAGCAGATTCACCATTAATACTAGCAATACGATGCTTTAATAATTGAATATGACTAGCTATTTCACTATCAACAAGAAAATGTACATTCACCTTTTCAAATGGAGTTTCGTGTTTATTGCTCCATAAAGTTTCAAGCAGATTAGGTATTCTCGCTCTTTTGCTATCAGTAAGTTCTCTCGATGTACTTGTCCAAGCACTTAAAGCTACTGTTTCATCACTACCATAAAAACCTAATAATTCTACTTTATTTGTCATTTACCGATTTATTGTATTTATAGATTAACCATTCAATTTCGGATATTCTAGCATTTAATTCAACTATTTTTATATTATCATAAAATTTAGTGAATTTTGGTCGCATTGCAGTAGCTAAATCTGATTTTAAATGGTTTAATCTATCGTTAAGTATCTTTTCCATTATTCATCTTGACTTTCTATTCTATCAATTATTGATGCCATTTTAAGTATAAGATAAATAACATTATCTCCAAATTTCTCATCTAATACTTTAATCGTTGGTAATTTACCTTCTACTAAATCATTAGTAATATCTGCAATAGATATTTCGTGTTTTAATAACATTCCATCCAATACTTTCTCACGTATTAACCCAGACTTCTGAGCACCTACATCAAAATTATGAAATGGATTATTATTACGTCTATATTCTTTTCCCTTTACAATAAGAGTTTCTCTAATCCCATTAAGGAATACATCTACTACTTCATCAAATCTCTTTTCTGTCATTATTCTTTTGGTTTATAATGTTTATCACATAGTACAGTAACCCATCCATCATTTCTAACTTTACCAGGTTCTCCACATTCTTCACAAGTGTGGTAAGAAAGTTCTTCATACTTATCGACTATCAATCTTTGTTCTTGAGTTAATCCATTAGTATAAAATCTTAATCCACCAAACTTTTCTTTAACTTGAGTAATATGCTTATCCCAACCAGCTTGTATTAATTCTTCAATTAAATCTTTTACTAGTTGATACCAACCTTTACCTATACTAAAAAATCCAGCAGACTTAATAGGTGGTTTGTTTGTAAACATACCATTCTCTAATCCACCAATACTTTCAAGATATTCTTCAAATTCTTTTTCTGTTACCATATTATAGGTTCTTTAAGTAATTGATTAACTTTATTAAAGCAATCATTACAATTCCACGTTCCACCTCTATAAACTGCTGCAACTGGATGTTCAGCTGTTATAACTTCACTATTATGTATATAAGGTAATAATGTTTGAGCATCTTTTCCCCATAATAGAAATATAACACCACCTTTCTTATCCAATTTTTCAATAGTTCTTCGAGTAAATATTTCCCAACCCTTACCTTTATGACTATTACTAACACCTTTGTCAACGGTTAGTACATTATTAAGTAACATCACACCTTGGTCAACCCATCTAGTAAGATTATTATTCCAAAATGGATGTATAGTACCACCATAAACAGTCTTAGCAATTGCTTTTTCAATTTGTCTAAGACTTGGTGTATAACTACCATCCTCTACTGAAAATGATAATCCGTGAGCCTGATTAGGTTTAATATAAGGGTCTTGACCTACTATACAAACTTTAACATTTGAATATGGTGTTGAACGATATGCATTAAATATATTATGAGCTTCAGGATATATAGTAGTTTCTAACCTTCTTTGTTTAACAAAGTTATTTAAATCTTCCATATATTGCTTACCAAACTCATCTTTCATTAACTCATACCATTCTTCACCTAATAATTCTTTCATTATATTTGTCCTTTATATTTTCCAGATTTAAAATATTCTGCAAATTTACCTAATTTGTAAGTAACTCTAGCTTTCACATCATCTTTAGAAAACAATTCTTCTAATACTTTTAGGCGTATCTTAACATCACCAATTTCATCAGTTACTTCTTTTAAATTAACTTTATTAGGTTTATTAACTAATTGTATAAGTACTAATGAAAGTTCATTAAGCTCTTCTGCTGCTTTTAAAAGGTTATAAGTATAATCATTAGTTTCAGCTAATTTATTTATAATCTCTTTATCCATTAGGTTGTAATTTTAATCTATTTATAGCAGCTTGTATACCAAAGTTATGTACACTCATTGCATTTACAGTAACACCTACATCTTTATATTTATATAAAAAGACTTTCTTATTCTTCTTACTATTATTATAGAAAGTTAAAGCAAGATTTTTCATATAATTATCAGATGATATAATAGTTTTATGATTTGTTATTATTTCTTCAGTACTTAATTTAAGTTCTTCTTCTGTAATATTAAAATAACATCTAATAATTAATGTAAATACACTTATTAAAGCTGTTGTTTTAGTCCAAAATATAGGAGATTCAAAAATTAATGTATCTTCATCAAGAATAATAACTGTTCTACTAGGTAATTTTAACATTTCTTCAAATCTATTAATAAACTGTTGAAGATTTTGATATCTTTCAATTAATAATTTTTTTGCTTTATCAAAATCTGCCCAATTTCCACCACCATTACGATGTAGAGTATTAACACCCAGATAAAAAATATCTTTACCATCAAAACAATTTAATATCTCATGATTATAACCATATGCTACACCAATAGTTTTCTTTTCAGATTCAACGAATATAAAATCATTTAAATAATCTTTACAAGCTGTAAATGGCATAAGACAGTTGTATTTATCTTTATCTGTTTTTTCAAGTATAGAAAAGCCAATACCATAATCTCTTCCTTCACCAAGGTTTTCACGACCTGCTTTATCTTTAATTTTTTTCATTAAGTTTATATTTTTGTATACAGTCTTTAACACTATCACAATAGATGATATTAAAATCTGTTAAATTTTCAGTCATTTTAGTAAACCAAACTTCTTCTTGAGTGTTCATAGTTAATAGGATAAAAACATTTCCATCTTTATCACCATCTTTACGAAGTCTTCCCCATTGTTGAACAGCGTGTACTTCTGAACTATAATAAGACATTATTATAGCATTGGTTAAACCCACTAAATTTGCTCCCTGACGAAGTTTTTTGAACGAACCAATAAGATTTATCTTATCGCTATCAAAGTTGTCTCTAATCGCTTTATTTTGGTCCTCAGTGTATCTTGATGATACAACATTCTTTGTTATTTTAAGTAAACTATCTAAGCTATTACCAAATAGGATTGTTTTTCCTTTTAACATTGGTAATAATTGTTTAACAGCTTCAATTTTGGAAGGTAAATTAAATAATAGATTACTTCTCTTTGTAGAAGTTATTCTTATCTTTAATGATTTTAAATCTTCGTCTTCTAAATACCAAGATTTTTTATGTTCTCTATCCCAATAATCATATGCTGCTTTCTCTGTTTGGTAGAAAGGTTTATTAGCCCTACCAGCTTTAATAGTTTTATTTACACTATCCAAATTTTGTTGAATAACATAAACATTAAGATTTCTTCCCACACCATCATCTTTAGCCTGAGACAAAGTATACTTAAAGCATACTGGTGCTATTTTATCTAATAAATCTTTTTTTCTAACTATTTTATCATCAATCATATAACTTGTATTAGCATCAATAGTTGCTGATAATCCTACAATTGCATCATAAGTATTATTAAAAAAGAATTTTGAATATTCTGGAGTTAATGCATTATGAATTTCATCAGCTCCAACCAATCCAACTTTAGCTTCTGACATTTTATATGCAGATTGATAAGTTAGAAACTTTAAATCATAATCTTTTCGAGTAGTAGTACCAAATATCTTATCATATTTAGTAATATCCTTCTTTAAATCATTTTCTCTATCGACAACTTCAGCTAAAAAGAAATGAATATCATCATTTTTAGGCATACTATGTAAGCAATGTAGAAACATAAATGTTTTACCTACACCAGTACTTACTTGAAATGTACCTTTTTTATTAGCATTCAACCAGCTCTCGACTGCTTGCTTCTGAATTTCATCTTGTTTTAGATTATTCATTTTATATTTATAAAAAAATATTAACAGCTCGGTGCTTCGTTTTCGCCTGTGGAAATCCCGATAGTTTTAATTTATCCAGGACACTGTTAATATTTAATATTTAATAATTATTATTTAATTTCACAACCATCTGGTCCACAAGCTAGATTTTCACCTAATGAAGTATTATCAGCTAGTTCAATTACTTTAGTCAAATCAACATCCTTTAATGTCAACATCATCTTTTCGTAAGTTTCTTTGCTACAATCTTCAAATGGTGTTTGTTTATATGTACCACCATCATATGGTAATACAGATAATCCATTATAATACTCCTTATTAGCCCACATCCATTCTCCTACAATTTTCCATTCATCAGGTCGCACTGATACTGTACAAGATACATTGTGTGTATTTTGTCCTTTAACGTGACCTGTCTTAACCCAGTCACGGGAAATTAATTTAACTCTTTCAAGTAAATTCAATGTAGCTTCATGCCGTGTAATCGCTCCTTCAGGGGCTCTTTGTGGTACTGATATTACTGCTGTAGTCTTAGGACTAAAATATTCATCTTCCAGAAGCTCTGGGTGGTAGATTGATAAGTAAGAATATAATGCTTCATTCTTATTTATCCTCATTCTACGAATATAATAATCATTATGCCAAGCGTGAATACCTGAACTTGTACCTAATACGAGACTAGTAGTACCTGCTGGTTTAACAGCGGTAGTTCTAGCTGCTGAATTGATACCTAGTTCTTCTGCAAGTTGTTTATTTTGCTCAATTACAATTTTAGATGCTTCTTCATAATTTAATGCGAGGTTTGGCTCGGAAGCTATTCCCGTCATTGAAACTCCTAATAAAGCATCTTTCTCAGTATTCTTTCTCCAAATATCACGAAGATAATGAAAGTCAGTATATGAGGCTTGTAATGTTGCAATATATGATGCCGCTTGAGCACGTTCATTCAAATCAGATTGGTCTTTAATATCACCCATTCCTATCTCAACCAAATTACAAAATTGGTATGGACGGAGAGCAATTTCACAACCTCACACTGTAGAGTTACATCAATAATATCTACTCGTGCGCTGGACTATCGCATACGATATGTCTCCAAGTTTTATCTTTTCTAATAAAATCAATTACATAATTTTTGACATTATATATATCTGCAATTTCATTATTTGATAATCCTTCTTTTATTAGTTTACATTTAATACATTTTACCTGTTCTTCATTTAATAACGCTTTACCATTATTTGAACCAACAGATACATTTTTGTATGAATATTTATTAGCTACTCTTGATTGTTTAGCTCTTTCAGAACGTTTATATTTAGAATCTTTTAATTTTATACCTTCTTTAGTTTTAATTGAAGTATTAATAGAATGTTTTTCCTTATTTTCAGATATTTCGTACCATTCTTTTTCAACTCCCAAATTACCACCTTTCTGTGAATTCCAACCAATATTTTGTTTATATCGTAATTGTCCTTCAATCATTAAAGCATCTTTTAATGATAGATTATCATAAAGAATTAAAATTTCTAAATTATTCCATCCATATTTTTTTATTGCATTAGTAAGATGTGTTTTCTTCTTATTTTTTTTATGAGATTTAATTCTTTCTTCATAATTAGAAGTTAAGCCAATATAACCTTGACTTATTTCATCACCTTTTTGTATAGTATGTTCTAATAAATGTATCCAGTAGATACAATACACATCGTCTCCCTCGCTTAGTCTCTCAGGCTGCACAGAAAATACTTCTTTAATAATTAAAGTAATTTCTTGCTTGCCCCCTGTCGCTGTATTGTCAGCTTCCAAGTCAATCAGAGGGAGTTTTAAATCCGCATTATGTGTCTTCATAAATAATAATATTTGTTATACAAATATAAGAAATTTTTATAATAATTCCTAATTATTTTGAAACTTTTTTAGTTTACGGATTAGTTCCCCAATCTTTATCATTGGTTAAATAAATCCCTGGTTCACCCGAACCTGATGCTTCAATACGTTCCCAAACTTTATCAAAAGTTTTCTTGTCAATCTTATGTCTTAATAATACAACAGAGTTATTAGACCTTCCTAACTCAGGCATAATTTCCCACCAATTACCTGCTTTACAATTTAACATAGCATCGCTATCTAAATCAAATAAACAAATCATTGCTGCTCTACGTATACCACCTGCTAATACTGCATCTGCAATAAAACATTGTATTCTATGACATTCAATATCAGTAAGTTTACTACCATTTTCTTTTTCACGAAGAATAGCTTCAATTTTCACTAAAGCAATCCTAAGTGGTTCAGGTCCTGGAGCCTTACCACCAGCTGTAACTAATGCAGCACCTTTTGGTCGAATATCTGATAAATCAAATTCAACATGAGAATTCATACTACCTGTATAAGTTTTCATCAACACTTTAATGGCATCAGCCCAGCCTATAATAGAATCCTGAACAACATATCGTTTAGTTCTATTAGAAGAAGGTTTTCTTATCTCTGGTAGTTTATCTATGTGATGATTCTGGACAGAATATCCCACACCCGTACCACCCAATAATAGAAACATAGTCTCAGAGAAACTATGTATGCTATCAACTGGTAAAAACGCACAATTATATATTCTTGCATTGTTTAATTCGATTGCTCGACCTCCGAATTGAAGGGAGCGCATAGAAGGTAATACCTTCTTGGTAAATACATATTCTTGATAAATTTTTTCAATATTTTGTTGCAGTTTTGGATATTTTTTAATATGCATCTCCATATTTCTCTTCACAAGTTCGTCCCAAGTTTCCCTCCTTTCTAATTCGGGCTTAAACTTAGCATACTTACTGTGAACAGTTATGTCTGATAATATCTTTTTATCTACTTCCAATTCTAATATTTTAAAAATTTATTTATTTTCCTGTTGAACCAAATCCACCGTTTCCACGGTCAGTATTATCAAGCTCGTCTACTTCTTCAAATTCCATTTGTGGTACTGGTAGAATTACAATTTGTGCAACTCTCTCTCCCACTTGATATTCCACACTATGTGGAACAGTTTTAAATCGAAGCATTACTTCTCCTCGATAATTTGAATCTACTACTCCAATCGAATTAGCCAATATATGACCTGTTTTAGATACTGAACTTCTTGGAAAAAGTAATCCAACATATCCTTCAGGTATTTCCATTGCTAACCCTGTACCAAATTCGGTATAACCATATGAACCTGTATCTACAACTTTTTTAGTAGTTGCAGTTAAATCCATACCTGCATCACCTTGTAATGCGTAACTAGGTGTTACGGCTTTTTCATCTAACTTCTTAAACTTTACTTTTAACAAACTCTTCTATTTTAAATGTTTCATATTCTTGTTCAACATACTCTCCAAGTTCCTGATTTACATCAAGAACAACTTTATGCTCTTTTGAACTAAGTTCCTTTTCAATTTTTTCTTTTAATTTTGGTGATTTGTATAATATATCTTTTACTTTTTGTAAAAAAGGAATACCTAGTGTATTTCCTGAATAAACTTGACCCCAGAAATCTAATATCAATTGTTTAGCGTCTTCTCCAAATTTGGAATATTGGCTATTGTAAAGATATGCGTATTCATTTAGGTATTCTTCAGGAAATCTAAAGATGTATATTACCTTGTTATCCAAATCTATATGCTTAACAAACAATGGGTTATTAGTTAACTTATGTTCGTAAGCAGTAAAATCTGGATTCTTAAATGAAAATTCGTGCAATATATAAAAACAATTCTGCAATTCAGGGTCTTCCCCAAACATATAAGTATTGATTAAATATGGCATAAACTTTATATCAAGAGATAGCACCTGAGCTATCAACGGTAATAAATAAGTCTTTGACTTATTATATCTAGGTTTCATTATTTTATCACTCATTAATTTACTTCTATAAAATCATCATTTAAAATTACGTTACCATTATTTTCATAAATTTCTTTATCAAATTCATAACGTTTGTTTTTCCAGTGATAATATATTAGGTCAAGATTTTCATCTAACCCTTTATATTTATAACCAGAAATCGTTTTAAATCCCCTCAAAGCTGCATTATGCCACTTTTCACTTATTTCAAATACGTGTGGTACTTTTTCAAATCTACCAATAAATATAAATTTAAATGGTGCTAGAGTGTAATTCTCTAATTTAAGTAATCTACATATTTCTCCAAAAGCTAAAGTGTAAACACATTCTTGGAAATCATAACGATATTTCAGAAAGCTCTTAGTGAATTCGCAAGCTTTACTTGAACCCGTTTTAATATCCTCTATATATACCATTTTAGTATCGTGGTCTATAGAAAGTTTATCAATTAATCCTCTCAATGTAAAGTTTTTGTATTCAAAACTAAAAGGAAATTGATAATGATTCTCAAAATTATTATTAAATAAATGTGATGTGTGTTTATGATTCAATAAAGTATTCACACAATCAAGAGCATCATCATAATCTTTTTGGTCTACTACCAATTTGTTTTTTGTTTCAAATCGAATTTTAAGATAATTATGCAATTCAGGAACATCAAATTTCCCTAGTAAAACGTCTTCTTTTTTAACGTTACTCCAAAACTCGTTATGTTTAACTATTTTTAACATAGTTTGAACATCTGGTATTGTATCATAATTTTCTATAATTATATCTGCTAATTGTCCTAACATTGCTTTAGGTTTATTATCATCATATAATACATAATTCTCTTTAAAAATTGTACTTCCTGTAAGTCTGTCTACAAGCATATCATCAGTCAATGACCCAAAACGTAATCCTTCACCATCAACCAAAATTCTTTTGACTAATGCTTTAGGTCCATTTCTATCAAAATCTGAGATTCTTGAATAAGAAAGTTTTAAATCAATTTCTTCTTCATCACTAAGCAATCTTTCTAGTTTGCTCATCATTTCTTTCTCCTCTTTCATCCGCAATTATTAGTTCGATTACCTCGTCTACTAATTCATTAGCTTCTTTATATGGGGAAAGTTTTATATCATAAGCCATATCTTCCATTTGTTCAATAAGCTTCTCTAGAAATAATCTAGCAGAATTATATTCTTTAAAGTTGATATATCTCTTAAATGTGATATAATCCTTTTCCTCAAATATAAATTTAGCTAAATTAATTATTTTTCGTAATCTTTTAATGTTCATTTTAATTTTTATATTAATCTATCTTAATATATACACCAGGATTCTCCTTGTCTATACTATACGCTTTCCCATCTATAATTAGAGGATAAGGTAAAAAGAATCTCATATTATCATCTTCAATAATATTATGAGCAACCATTAAATCTGCTAATATTTGATTAGCATTATTAAAGTCAAAATCGTGTTTTGATTTTCTTACGAAGTGAAAGCCTATTTTAAAAGGTTCTTTTTTACCTTCCATTGCTTTTTCAAACTGTACTCGTAATTTCTCAAATTCATTTTCTCTTTTTACATAACCTTTAACTTCTTTTTTGGATGAAGAATAACTTTGAATACCAAGCTTACCGAGATATGCTTTAACTGTTTTAGAGCTAAATATACCTCGGCTTGTCTTGATTTTACTATTCTTCAATGAAGGTACATTATATGGAATCCATATTAATCCCTCTTCTACCATTCTATTAATTCTTTATGGTAATGATGAACATACTTATCTAAATCATAAAATATTCTTGAGTCTTTTGGTAAAACAATTTCGTCGTTTGAAAAGATTTTATGTTTCTTTTCATCTATAAATTGCTTATAATAATTACAAGTATTATCAAGAAATACAAAAGCAATATTTTGATGTGTAAGATTAATATGTTTTATCACAAACCTTGTGAAATGAGCCCAACATTTATGGTGAGAATTATGAAATTCTGATGTTAGACTCGTATTTAACATTAAACAACCTTGTTCCGCCCAACTTTCTAAAGTATAATCAAATGTTTTCTTATTATCCTGATACTTATAAGTAGTATTTTCAACACACGTTTTAATGTTATTAAGAGCAGGTGGTATCATTATAGTATCTTCTGCTACTCCATATGCCAGTCCATTAGACTTCAAATTAGAATAAGGTTGTTTACCTATAAATATTACCTTTAATTCATCATATTTACACATACGAAATGCCCTGAATACATCATCTTTATCACAAGGATAAATCTGTTCAGGAGATGCATATTTTTGATTTATAAACCACGCTAAATTATCCATATAACGTTGAATTATAATCTGTATCAAAGGTTGTGCCCAAGTACCTAGTTCATCGCTGTAATTAACCTTTAAACCAGTCTTATCTATTGGATTGATGTGTTCTACTACCATTATACCATTTCCTCATTAGATTCTTTAATAGGGTCAACAAATTCTAAATCTTGTTTGATAGCATTTGCTTTCGATTGATTATGTAAATGTAACATAGCATCATCAAGCATTTGTTTTGATAAATTTACATATGATTTAGAATTTGAATAAGTAGAATTATATATCATATTTTTATGTGCACCTTCATCCATTTTATCTGTCCAAACTTTTGTTACAAGTTCTACTTCGGCAATTGGATTAATAGTTATAGGCGCAGATATATAATCATCTTCCTGCATAGATACTTTAGGAGCAGATTGTTTTGCACGTTTTATCTCTTTTAAATTTATAGGAATATGAATATCCCTTTTATTAAAATCAAGATATTTTGAAACACGAATATGCTCCTCTTTACCGATAATATCTCCTCTACAATTATTAGATTCAGTCACCTGTTTCCTAACACTTAAATAGTCATCCATACACATAATTATACTATCTCTATTGGATACATTGGAAGTATTTAAATACTCTGTAATAATACGACGTAAATCTTTACCATATAAAAAATTCTTGTTTTCAAGAATATTTTTCTGATACTTTTTAGTAAAGTTAACCAAGATTGCTGACATTAATATAAATGGAACAATTTTATTTACCTCATAAGTTGGAGTATGTATTCTAAATTCAACAGTTGTTTTGTTACCAAATATCAACGGAATTAAATTATGAATGTAATACCTTGTATGAATATTCCACTTTTGATTGTTATTTGGGTCAGAAGGGTGAACTTTTACTTTATCTAAATCATTATTATATGCAGCAAAAGGTTGTCCTTGTGATAAATATTCAAATAAAACATTAAAGTTTTCATTAATATTTTCACGAGTAATTATAGCATCCATTCTACTTAATAAATCAAATATAGGATATGGTTTAGAATAATTTTTATTCTTAACTTTAAAATTATATTTTTTATATAAAGGAAACATTTGATACATATCATCTTGTACAAGACAAGTTAATTTAAAAAATGCAAGAATGAATTCTTTTGTTCTAGGAACATTTCCAATATGTAAGTGTAAAGAACAAGTATTATCATAAACAGTTCGTTCCTTTAAAGGTTCCAACATATCGACTACTGTTTGTAACCCTTTTTCTCCTGAAAGTGGTATAGTTACATATTCTATACCACTTATACTTCCATCTCGTAAAGGTATTAATCCCACTTTGTTCAAAATTCTATCAGGAATAAATCCTCTAGTAGTTTCAAACTCCAAACCAAAAGATACATCTTCTAAAATTGGAGCATAGGTTTTAACAACATTACTTATTCTACTTTCATAAAATTTATTATACTTCTCTGTAAAAGCATCAGTAATCCCTCTTGAGTCATAAGGTAGAGATGTTTTATACTCTTGTGAAGGTATAATTATTTTATTAAAAGCATTTGCAGGCAATCTTTTAATGTGATAGTATATACCTGATGATAGTTCTTCACGATATTCTCTATTATTTTCCAACAATTTCTCGTCTAAAATATAATAGTGTTCACCATTTTCTAAACCTATTTCAGCTTTACCTTCCGCATCAAAATGCCCAAAAATAGGTTGATTATTTTCAAAACCAACAATACCATTTACTAGGTTATTTTTATTCATTGTATATTCTTTTGTACTGTGGTTAAAAACGATATTACCAGTTTCGGCTCGATAACAACTTTTATTAATAATGTAACAATCTCCTGAATTCTCTTCATTGGTATTACCTATTTTGTAATATCCTGTTGGAAATTTTCTACATTGTGATATTGGTAATTTCTCGCCTTTAATAGTAATTACTTCTTTTTGCTTACTCATTTTCTTTTTCATTTGACACTATGAATGTGCTTAAAATTCCGTTAATGTTATCTATTGTTTTGATAAATTCTTTTGCTATAGAATTTGGCAGATAACCTTCAAGATTTTTCTTAGTTTGATTTAAACTTACAATTGGTTCAGTCAATTCTTCATTAATTAAGTTACTAACGATTTCGTCTTCTTCTTTACCTTTCATTTCTAAGTCATCACCAGTATAATCATCTTTAAAATCTTCTTGGTCTTCTTCAACCTTTTTCATAAAAATAGCATCTGATTGTTCCATAATAGCTGCTGTTTGAGCCTCTTCGTGAGCAAATAAACTTTTCTCTACTCCTTCAAGTACATCTTTTTTAAAAGGTACGATAGCAACATCTTTAACATCTTCTTTTTTAGACATTGAAATAGGAAGTTGAATAACATCTTTAACAGGGTTTTTAACATCTAATTGAATGTCAACACGAGTTCTCATATTTACTAAATTACCCTTACTAAATTCATATACTCTTTCAGAACCTAACGGACAGATATTACCTGTATATAACTTACCATCAAAGTAAACCTTTTGGTCAGTCATAGGTTCCATTGTCATAGGTGGTACAGGATGTTTAGCTACAATAGATAAATCAATATGATTAAGATACTTTTGATTTTTGTCTAAAGTTGCTAATCTTTGTTTCATTACATTATAATCATAAACAGTTCTGAGCATTACACCTTGTATAAAATAACAAAGCATTGGTACCTGATGTAATTTAAATGGTATAAAATCTGTTGCAGGTTCTACTGTACGATTTCTATGAAATTCTCCATTGATAAATGGTACTCCTGTATATGATTTAATATCTTTTAAAGCCTCATCTCTAGTTTGACCCATAGAATGAAAACCGTAACCAGGAATATAAACATATACACCCGTAATAACGTGCCCATTCCTTTTGTATCTTCCTTGATTATAATAGGGTTTTCCTTGTCGTAATGGAAGTGGGATGAAGAGGTCTTCTGTGTGAATGTTAACGGTTGATGACATTCCTGAAGTTCTTCTACTGGGATATACCTCACTAATATCAGATGTCTTAGTACCATAAGTTACAGTATTATGTCTGATATTATTAACATTTATAGGTGATGTATAAGATACATTTTTACTAACATAAGGTACATTCTGCCAAGTATTTCTTCTACTTACTAAAAGTTTAGTGGCATTTTTAAAATCACCATCTGTTATACAATATACTGTATTATTATCAATTTGAAAAGCTTGTGTTTCATCAGCTCCTAAAGCATAAAGACTTTCTATCATTGAAGAAAAGAATGTTGAATTTTTACTTCTTTGATATACGCATAAGGGTCTTTCAATAGTCATATTAATACTCGTGTCCCAATCTTTTGAAGCACCTGAAAATAGATAAATCTTATTAGGTTCTTCTAACCAAGTCCAAGCTAAAGCTGCACCACCGATGTATTTACTTAGTACTGTATAATTTTTTTCTTTATACATAATTTCCAGTAATATTTCACTATCTATTTTCTTACGAACATATTTAATGTTATTACTGAAATATTCTTCTTCAATATCGATATTGTACATTTTAGCAAGCTCTTCATAATTTTTAAGAGTACCATTATGGCAACCAATAAATTCATAGTTACCATTATCTAAAGCACCGAAACCAAAAGGATGAGCGTTAAAAGCATTTATTGCACCTACACTAGATTGTCTTGTATGACCAAATATAGTAGGTACACTCTTCGGCTTAATGTGCCGCTTTTTTATAAAATCACTATATAGCTTATCTTTATCAAGACCTAAATATATTTCACCATCATATGTTAATCCGCAAGAGCTTTTACCTCTTTCGATATTAAATAGACCTAATATATTCATTTCACCAACTGATAAGCTATTTACATTTTTTGTTACGTGTCCAAAAATTCCGCACATTTATTTTTATATTTTTAATTATTTTTAAGCCACTTGTAGTGAATATTCACCAATTTTCTCTAATAATTCTATTGCTAAAGATTTATTATTTTCGTTAATTGCTTTAACAATCTGTTCAGAATATTTATCACTTAATTCATCAACCAATCCTGAATTTACAAGATTAATTGCTTCATAAGTAGTATTCCAAGCCCAAGCTATTAGTTCGTCTGTTGCAATCCAGAAATTTGATGGTGTACGATACTCCATACCATATGGTTTAAATCTGAAACAACCAGCTTTACCATACAACTCTTTACGTCTATCATCTTTATCTAATGCTAAAGACTTCAAGCCTACAGTCATATCCATCGCTTTAACTAATCGTTCCACTGTTTCATCAGCTTCTTCCATAGTCATTTCAGATTTATCAAACCCAATATGAATATGACCACCTGCACTTCGCATATTACTTTCAGCATTTGGTGGTTCATTCATACCTTGAGTATAAACATTAAAATCAGGGTCACACCCAAATTCTTTAGCTTTATCAGAATCCAATTCTTTTTCAGCTAATATAGCAGATGCTGAATAATTAGGTTTACAACCCATTGCAGCAGTGATAATAGTCAAATGGTTTTTTACGAAATTGATACTTTCAGTAAATTCTTCAACTGTTTTAGCAGGTGGAATACAAAATTCCATTAACACATTATCTTCTTGGATAGCGTGTCCTTTTTCACTAATAGGTTTTGGTTCATCTTTACTACCACCAATTAGACCAATTGCTGATACAATTTCTCCATCTCTTTCTAAGAACAATTCTGGGTCACAACCAAGTGTGATATTATTAATTTTTTTCATTTTTTATAATTTTTAAATTTAACCTTTTTTTTTAATTAATACTTCTGGGGTTTTATAAGTGTTTTGTGAAAATGGATTTTTACTTTCAATGAAAGGTTTAATAGGTAATGGTTTACTTCTGTTATAACTCTCTTCCTTTTTAGGTGGAATTGAAATTGTTTTAAACAAATACATATCCATTAATTTAAAACACCACTGTTTAGTTTTTTCAGGACAATGATTATACTCAGGATGTCCTTGAATACACAAAGAATTTGATTCAGGATAATAAATAATCTCAGGTTCTAGGAAATCTTTAGGTAAATCAAATTCTTCATCATTACCATTTAAATATTTAGTACTCTGAAAATATTGACTATGTGCAACTAATTCAAAGCGATGATCTGGTAAATTAAAAGGGAACATCATTTGATGATGCGTTGATGTAATTTCATATACCTGTCCTGAACCAACGTGTGTAATTTTATGATTACCACTATGATTATTTACATCTTGAATCATTTTACCACCGTTCATAACAGTTAAAAATTGACCACCACGACAGATACCTAGTTTAGGCATATCAAATGGTAATTTTTCATATATCATCATTTCATAATCATCTCTTCTAGAATTAACACCAGTCCAAGAACCTCTTTTATCTCCATATAATGCAGGATTGACATCTTCACCACCTGTAAATAGAACTAAATCTACTTCTTGTGATAATCTTTTAGTATTGTCACCTAAGATATTATGATTTACTACAGTTACATCAAAACGAGTATTAAGATAATCTACATATTCGTGTGATTTAGTATTATCTGCAATTAAAATTCGTAAAGGTCTTTTTTCAACAATTTCCTGTTCTATTTTATCTTCCCGACGTTCAAAATATTCAATTAGAAACAGTGCTTTTTCAATTGAACCATGACCTGGAATATTTTGATATACTAATCCTGGCATTCCAACTACATATTTCGATAACAAATCAGGATTATTAAGTATATTTTGAGGAAAAACATGATTATCTAAGTAATTTATTACTTCTTTTTTCATTATAAATTTGCTTTTTTATTAATTAATTTTGGAATCATTTCAATATATTTTCTTGCACATACACTTAGTTCACCTGTTCCATTATCCATAGAACTGGCACTATTACATTCAAGAAGTATATAATCCTGATATTCCCTTTTCTTACCTTTACCATCAACTGGTGATTGTACTTTAACATCAAAACTAAGTACATCTGCACCTACAGATTTTAAAGCTTTAACACAATCTTTCTCAATATCACTCCAACTATTAGGTTTGAAGAAAGATTCATTTTCTTCTAAGAACCATACACAAGTTGAATCGTGAAAATGCCATTTTTCTTCTTCAGGTGTATCTTTACGTAATGCTTTTCTACAAGCATAAAAACAACCATCTTCAGTAATATGAAGTCTAAACTCGTGAGCATAGTTCATAAACTTTTCAAAGATATAGTTAGCTAAGGTTTTATCAACTTTCCAAGCATCCAATTCAGCTTGAGATTTAATTAAAGTATTACCTTTACCTTTACTACCATAATGAGCTTTTGCTACAATAGGGAATTGAAGTTGCCCACCTTCCATTTTAGCAGCTAATTCAGCTTCAAAGTTTGCTCCACCTTGAACCCATATAGCAGTTCTAACACCTGATGCCTCGAAACAACGTTTCATAAGTAGTTTATTTGCTGAATTCTTTACAGCTTGTACTGTATTAATCTCAACACGTCTACCACCATTAGCAATAGTATCCTGAACTTCAGTAGTGCTGCCAAATCTGACAACACTACGAATTTTAGATAATGGTAAGTTCTTAGAACTAAACTTTAAACAATTATGTGATGGATGTCTTGAAACAACCATTGGTCTGAACATTGTAATTTGTTTTTTAACTGCCATTTTTATTTTAATTTATTTTTAACTATACTTTTTAATCTACGCATATCTATATCATCTAAATCACACATAGTAAATATATTATTTAAACTTAAACAAGGTTTATTCATAATAATCCATTCTTCAGCTTTTTCTTTTGTTGAAAATCTTTTAATACTTTTAATTGAAGGTTTTATTTCATCTCTATGATGATTTATTTTCATCACTTTCCAAGGATAAAGAAATCTAGGTCCTTCTTCAGTTTGAATATAATAATAATTATCTTCCTTATAAATATCAACACCATCTTCAGTTTTAAATAATAGTTGTTTAGCTTTATTTATATTGTAACTTTTAATACACATACCATTAATAAAAAACCTATTATCATTACTACTTATAGATACTATATTAATTTTTCGATTTTTATCTATTCCAATTTGAACAATATCATCAACAGTAAATATCTCACCATCAGATAATCTTTTAATTGAATGAATTTTATGATGATTAGATTTAGAATAAATATCTTCTGGATAAATACCTTCTTGGTCAGGATATTTTTTATTTAAAAATAAACCATTTTTCCTCTTAGTAATAATACTATTATTTTCAATAAGAATATAACTTAATATCTCATAGTCATTTTCAACAACTTCTTCCCAAAATTCTTTATATTCACCATTATTTAATGGAATAGCTCCAATCATTGGTCCACCTGGTACTACATACAATGGTTCAATAATCTCAGTACCTAATCTAGGTGAACCAGGATACTCTTTAATTAACTTGTACTTCTTCATTGCTTAATGATAATAAATGTCCGATTAATTGAATACTAAATTGGTCTCTAGCATCTTCTGGATGCCATTGTACAGTATGTGCAGGATAATTAGGGAAATATGTGATAGCCTCAATATGTTTTTCAGTTGGGTCATCAGCAAATTTACCATTATACACTGCAATTACTCGTCCATTTTCAGGACAATTTTCTACTGTTTGGTGATGTCTACTATTAACTTCAAAATTTTTGAATTCAATATTAGCAATATCAAACATCATATCATTTAGAACTTCAACTTCGTGCATCTTTTTGGCACCATCGTGGTCAGGATTACTTTCGTGCCACATATCTTGTACAAGTTTAGCTCCAAATTCAACTGCTAAAGTTTGGTGACCTCTACAAATACCAAATATTGGAGTTTCTGCTTCAATATATTTAGGTAAAAGTACTTGGTCAAACCTTTCTCTTACTGGACAAAATGGACCAACTGCAAGATTTAATTCATCACCTTTAGTCATATATCTCCAAGGAGCAACATCAGGACCACCTGGTAACACCAATAAATCTAAATCTCTAATATGAACATCATATGGGGTAATTAAAACTACTTCACCAAAATGTCTAAAGAAATCAAGATATGGTTTACTGATTCCAAAGCTATTAGCTCCTGTAAAATGTGCAACAATTCCAATTTTTTTATTATTTTTAACTTTTTTAAATTTTTTCATTTTTTTTTATTTTAATTGTTTGATACTGAATAATGTTTAACTCTTTCTTCCATAAATTCTTTCCAATCTCCCGATTCGATAGCAGTATGTGCTGGAAGTTCATTCACATAAATATAAACTGATGACATACCAAATGGTGTCTCCAATGGTTTTTTGTCATAAAATGTAGCAGGTCGTGAATCTGAGTAACCTTCAAGACCATCAACCCTGTCTGCTGTTTTTTCATCTACTGCATATACTTCCATAGTTATAGACGTACTACCATTTTCTTTTAATCCTGGATAGTTACCTAAAGGGTGAAGGGAGTAAATAGGTTCTGTTTGAAATGTACCTAAAAATTCTGAATCCTGTATAACCCTATGGTTGCTTAAACCTTTTCTTAATGACCCGTAAACTGATATTAATTTTTTACTCATAATGTTTATTTGTTAATCCATACATTCTCTGTCAATGTCGTGACTTTTGTTAAAAATGGTGTTCATTGCTTCTGCATAAGATATAGTAGGAATAGGTCCATATTCACCTTCTTCTTCTAACTCTTTCTCAACTTTATCCAATTTCAATTTAAGTTCAAGATTATGTTGAGCATATTTGTTTAAAAGCTTTTCGTTATTAGGTTGAATAGTTACTTTTGTTTTTATATAATCAATCCAATCTCCATTTGGGATAGCTTCCATATTAACATAATTATTATAGAAGTATACTAATATTTCTCCATAAGGACTTTTAATCTTTTCTCTAAGATATAGATTTTGTTCATCTTGTTGACTACCATCATAACTGTTATGACTATCAAGGTCTTCTAATATATCTTCAGAAATTTCATATACTTCAATTACAATAGAGTTATTACCATTTTTTTTAATACCAGCATAACTATCTCCTTCAAAACCATATAAATTATATATAGGTTCTGTATGATAAGTTCCAACATATCTAGCATCAGCTGTTAAATTAATATGTTGTCTACCACCCATTCTCATATGGTCATAAATACCAACTAAATGTCTTTTTTCCACTTTTTGTTTTTTTTCACGTTTCGCTTGTCTTCGTTGTTCCTGTTTAATAGCCTTTCTTTCTGCCCTAGCTGATAATCTTTGTTCAACTTGAGCTTTATATTCAGCATTAAGTCTTTTATCTTTATTTTTATGTACTCCTCTTCTTGCCATTTTAAAATGGTATTAATGTTTCTTTTAAAATTATTTCACGAGCTTTTTCAACTCCAATATTTTTAACCAAATCACTTGGGTCTTTACTCTCATATTTATCAGGAATATAACATTCAACAACACCTAAATGAGATGATAATTTATCACCAAATTGTTTTCCCCAATTAATTTCAGCATCAAAATCGTTATCATATAATAATGTAATATCTTGAAAACGTGATTTCAATTGTTCAAATACGTGTAATTTTGGTAATATATTTTCAGATTGTAAAGCTACAGCGGGTAATTTACATACTTCATATAAAGTCATTACATCTTTTAATGATTTAGTAATAACTAAATCCTGTCCAACAGCTGGAAGTTGTTCCCAACCTTGCCAAACAGAGTCATTATGACCATTAATCCACTTATATTTTTCATTATAAGGTTGATATATTTTATATGTAGTTCTACCATCTTTGTATTCAGTAAAACAATAAGCGTATTTATCAGCTACATAAGGATTATCATTTATAAATAACATTTTAATAGGTTCTACATTAAAAAACTCTAATGTATTTATACTAATACCAAATTGTTGCCAATATAATATATCGTGTGCTAACCAATTACGTTTATTTTTACCTATTTTGAATGCTGTAACTTTACTAAGAACTTCTTCTCTTGTTGGATATTTTTTAGTAGTATCTCCTTCAGTTTTTTCAAACTTTTTATATTTATATCCTTCTTCAATACCAAAGTCAATAGCAATTTTACTTAATGCTTCAAAATATGTTAATCCATATTTTATCTGAACAAATTTAATACAATCACCTTTAACATCTAATTTAAAGTCTTTAAAACATATCTCATTACTTTCACCCATAAAGAAACCAAAAGACGGATGGTTTTCCTTTCTGAAAGGTGATAGTTGAGGTTTACCACCAACTTCTATTTCTCCATAAAAGTATTTATGGTAAATATCACTATCTTGTATATGTTCTAATATAGCTTTCTTAGATATAAACTCTTTTTCTTTGTTTAAATCAATCATATTTTATTCTATTAAACCTTCTTTAATAGGTATCCATTCAACATTAGCTCTTTCTTCAGAATCAAGTTCAAATTGTTTTAAATCTTTTTTATATTCTAAGAAAGCAAATGGATAATTATCTATCATAGCTAACCAATTTATTTTTTTTTCCATAATATTATTTAGTTAAAATAAAGGGGGATGTTACTCCCCCTATTATTAATTATTACCAGATGTCTGCATTTCCACTAGCTGGTTTATCACCATCTGGTTTATCTGCATTATCTCCATCATCAGCTTTTGGACGTTCCATAATATCTGATGGTGTAGCTTTCAACCTTGAAAATGACGTGGTAGGAGATTCAATAAAATTAAACATCCTTAGACCAAGAAACTTAGAAGGTTTCTTATCGTAACCATATGCAACAAACACATTTACTTTTTTACCTTCAGCGTGCTCTTTAATGATTTTAAACAAACCATCGACAGCTTTCTCATAGGTTTCGTAAACTGGATATGTAAATCCTTCTGGTACTACAGCTTGAGCAATAGACCTGATACGTTGTAGAGTCATTGTTTGACGTTTTTCGTCATCAGCATCACTAAAATAGAAACCTTGGTTAATAGGTGCGGCACCTGAACCATCAGTTACTACTAATTTATATGGTGGATAACTATCTGGTTCATCAGCTTTACGCTTTTGAACATCAATTGACACACCATCTACTCTACCAGCAATTCCATTGTTAAATACTGAACTACCATTCTCAAACTCACTTGCATTTAAATCAAACTTCATCTTCTTTTATTTTATATTAATTATTTTGGCTTATATATCACTTTTTATAGAAGTGTAACTATTCATTAATGAAAATTTCTGACCAATCAACTTTTAGACTTCCATCTTCCTGTTGCTCAATCAAAGTAATTTTCTTGTTTTTAAGGTGTTCACTTCTTGAACCACAAATTAACGAATCAGATGGTGCAAAATTAACAATGGTTTTATTTTCATCTCGGTATACATATCCTATAGCATCTACTTGGGAACATAGTATTGATGCGGATTTACCGATTAAATCTAAACCTCTTTCAGTCATTTCTTTACCTTCTTTTTCAATCAATTTATCTTTCAAGTGTCCTAAGATGATTAGAGTGTCAAAGCATTCTTCTAACTCTTCTAATACTAACCATAATGCTTTCCTTGTGTATTGATAACCTGCTCCATTTGGTAATTGTGTTACATCATCACCATCCCAATTGCGACCTTGAGGTGTATTTTTGTATAACTTATTAGCCAATATGAGAACCATATCTTCCAAAGCTGTTACAGTATCGATTGCACCATACTTATAGACATAATGACCTTTCTTTTCGTTAGCTTCTTTAATAGTCTTAATTATATCTTTTAAAATTGCTATTGGTGGTTTATTTGCATCCTTTGCCATTTTTAGGACATCCATTTTCATAGCTTCCACAAAGTTAGCACCACCCTCTAGGTCTAATAAAAGACAATCTTCAAGTTTACTTAAAGCTTCCGTTTTGCCAACCTTTGGCTTACTAAATAAGATTAACTTTTTAGGGTTAACTCTTGTAACTTTACTCTTTCCTGTTGGTAATTCCATAAATTCTAATTCCGACCATCCTACCTCTATTTAATTGTTATAGAGCATATTTTTTTACATTTTTAGAATTTTTAATTATTTTTTACCACTCATCATCTTCTTCTATTGTTATTGCTACTTTCACTTTTTCTTCTACTTTGAAAAAATTATGTATGGGTGCATATCCGTGTAATTTTGGATTTTTATCATACTCAACTAATTCTTCAATAGTTTTGTATTGTAATTTACTATCGTGGTCTGATGATATAGAATGATTAGTATTACCCATATTGAATTCAGCTTTGTTGAAACTATCAATAAATTTCCATAACATATCTTCATCTCTATCATCTTTCACAAAATTAGAAATCATTTTTACATTCTTAACACCTTTACCAGTACCATTCTCAAATAAATACCTAAATATACAAACGAATGTATTAAGATATAGATTTGACCTAAATCCTGTTACTTCAATTTCATCATCATTTATCCAAATTATTTTTAAATCGAATATTTTAGATAATCTTGTTATATACTCTTTAGCATATTCAGATGTCTCTTCTTTATTGAATCTTAATAAAACTAATTTACATTCAGGATTTATTGGAATATTTCTGAGTGAACTATAACATTGAATACCATTTCTACCATTTCTTACTGAATTACTATTTTTATCAAAATATTCGTAATATACTGCAAGAGTGTTCCAACTTTCAAGTCGCATTTTAACCTTTTCCATACCTATTTCATTTTTAAAAATGATTCCATAGAGTTTCCTGTATAATTGCATAATCTATCTTTGGTTTTAGGTATAATATTAGGATATACGAAAGAGTGGTCGCCGTAATGATATGTATTATTGGTATTAATAACATTTTTAGCTATCCTTTCCATTATAAATTCTAAGACATCTTTTTTGCTAGACTTTCTATCTTGTAAATCGATATGAAATTGTTTAACATTGAAAACTGAAGTATGCCCATCATACCACATAGTCCTAATAAGATTCAATATTACTAAGTCAGAATAATGATTTTTTAATAAAGTATATTTGATATATGTCTTACTTTTAATAGTTGTAAATGAACAAGGGGTAATTTTGTTAATTAATTTAACAATTTTTTTCCTTGTTTCATTTGAAACATCTTTATCAATATAGTTATCAATAAAAATTACGTTCTTAAATTTATCATTCAGTTTTACTACTTGAGACTTATTATCTACTCTTACACTAATTAAATTAAAGGGTCTTTGAATATTTATACCGTTCCAGCAAGAATGGTTAAAATTTTCAAATAAGTTACCATCTTCTGCTTTGTGATAATAATAACAATCGTATGACCTCATATTTTTTCATTTTTATTTATTTTTTAATATTTTGTAAATATTCATACACTTTTTTTATCCTATCGTGCTCATTAGGTTTTGGTAACTCTGAAAAATAGTTTACAGCACCATCGAAATATAATGGTGCAACTACACCACCACCACCTTCACGACCGCCTAATATTTCTAGAAATCTAATATTATCTTTAAATCGAGTAATATCATACCCAAAAAATTCAGGCATTTCGTGTCTGTGAGGACTAAATAATCCTAGAATGATATTAGCATCCCTACCAGTTAATTTAGAGTCTCCTAGACCATCTAATGTTGGTTTAAGACGATTATACTTCTTATTTTCAACTGATTCCTGAGCTGCTGCCTGCTGTTGAATAACTACAGGTATGTACTTGTATTTATTCCTTAATTTAATTAAATAGTTAGAAGATAAAGCTGTTATACTTTCTTGTAAAGACATTTCTCTACCTTCACGTTTTTCTGTACTAATTAAACTAATATGGTCAATAATAATCATAACATATTCTTCAGGGTCATTAGGTTCATAATAATCATCGACTTCAGTTTCAACTCCGTCAATAATTATCTTTCTACGATGCTGTGTACCATTAGCTAATGCGTAAGATTTAACAAGTTTATTAATACCTGTTGGATGACGAATATCATCGATAAATTCTACAATCTCCTCTATTTTATTAAAGTATTCTTCATACTTTGCAATTATCTTCAATGTTTCTTCAGATAATATATTATCAGCTTTAGTACTCCTTAAATCTTTAGGAGATACTCTTATTCCTTCCTTTAAGAATAGTATATTTGAAAATGCTGATAACATCTTCTCTTCTTTAGACATCTCTAATGTAAAATAGAAAATCTTTAATTTAATATTTAATTTGTTATCAATTATCTGTTGAATTGGATTCAACATAAATAACCAATCAACGATTTGAGTTTTTCCTCAATTTGTTACTTAGTATTATACTAAGGTTATATCATTTCTGTATAACTCTATAATTTAATAATTAAAGTACAATTTGTGATTTATAAAAACCCCACATTTTAATTGTGTTTCCACCATTTGGATTTACAACTTTAGCTGTACGAAATTGAGATATTTCATCCATTATTGGAAGTAAATCTTCATCATTATCATTCGTATTTGTAGAAAATAAAATGATTTCACCTCCTGTAGACATTTTAACAAAATTTAAAATACATTTTCTAAACAATGATTTACGAAGATTCATTAAATCCTCATCAGCTCCTGTTTCTTCAACAGATTCGTGAATAGCTACCATAGTATCATTTAAACCATCTACAGTATTAACTCCACAACTCATATCTGGTACTTCATATTCTAATGAATGCTCAAAAGTTTGTTTATTACCTTTCAAATCTACATATGAAATACTATCATCATCATTATTAATAGTAATACTGTTAATACAATCTTGTTCAGTACGAGCTGGTGGTGGTGGTGCTTGTTGTACTACTGGTGCAGGTTGTTGTTGATTATTACCACCTACTTTAGTACCAGGTACTTTTTCGAACAATTCTTCCAAATAACGAACAGTACTACCACTATCATTAATGATAAATACAAATTCCTTCTCTCTTTTAATTGGGTCATAAAGTTTACCTTCAGTTAATTTATACCCTCTAGTTTCAACACATTTAATTTGATTCATTTTTATAAATTTTTATTGTTTTTTAATTTTTATTTTTATAGTTCGGACTATACCTTCAACCTATTCTGAATAATGACAATTATCACAATGATATGTCATTATACTTCTAACATCTGGGTCAGTTGGTATTTCAATTGTCCTATTACATTTAGGACATTTTGGAATTCTCGTTTCAGAATTCACCCAATAAACTCTACTATGTTTAGGTTGCTCCTTGGTAGTCTCTACACCGTTTACAAGTATAGCTTTAGCTCCATATCTTCCATATAATCTATTTAAGTCTTTTACAACTTCTTTAATAAACAATGGGTTTTCAGTTTTACTAAAACTTAATTGAATTGACGGCACGGCATCGACAACTTTTTTATTACTCATAACGATTGTTTTATATCGTGAAAATCTTTAAGACTGTAACCATCTACACCTTTTACGTTAAGATAATTACCTAGACTATAATCGCTCATCCATTTTGCTCCTTTGTTAGGTGCATATTTGACTACGACTTTAGAAATCATTTTACACCATACCAGTATAACTGTTTGGTCTTCTTCCATAATTTCAGATAGTATCTTAACTATAGCTTTAAGACTTGTTACAGGAAATCTACCACAAGTTAATGCGTGTAGTTCAGTAACACTTCTATAAGCCATACCTTTACTATCTTTATCTTCACCTTTACCATCACATTGTAGTTTTTTACATTCTGGGTCAGTATAAGATGGAATGATTTGACCTCTTAAAAATTTACGTATAAAATCTTTCCGTGTCCTTGTTACAGGAACATCTTCAGTTTTTACATAAAGTGGAATCATATTCATAATATTAAAATTGCTTTTCACCGTTAGCTAAGTCAGCTGACTTAACCTCTGTTAATCTATTGTTCATACTTTTCATAATTTTTGTTATTTTTATAATTAACAAAATTCGGAGTTCATCTGATACATTACTATATCAGCGGGCAGATTAGTTTACCTTTGAATTCGCTGTGGCAAGATAATATTTACCCTGTTCAATCCCTGGCGAATCGTTCTCAAATCGTGGTAATCCCCACGGTATACAATTTACTTTACCGCTCAATAACCTCTCTCTACGGTCTTCTATATTACTATAGACTCGTTTAAATAAACTTGGTTTATCCATTTAATCTGTTTAAATTCTGTTCATATATTTCATATAAAGCTTTCTCTAATTTCTTACTATCATATTTACCTCTTGAGAAATAATCTCTTTTATCCATTGTTCTTCTATCAAGAAGTGGAATATGTAAATAATTTTGTGTATGATAGCAAGTTCTATAGAACTCTTCAAACGAAATAGGTTTTTTCTCTTTCATATTAACTAAGTGTATTAGTCCACGAGACATTACTCGTTTCTTGTTCATCAACAAAGGCTGATAATCTACTTGATTCACCAAAGGCGTCTTTTTTATAAATAAAATAGTCGGCTTGTTGTAAATACGTGTAATTATCTAAAGATTTTATATAGATTCTAGCTGCTTTTAAGACATCTTCCTTACTGTATTGTGGGTTATCTTTCATCCAACGTATAAGTTTTTCCTTACACCCCGCAAAGCTCCCCATAGAGCCAGGTTTTAATCCTTTCCACATACCTCTGAATTCATTTACAAAATCGTCAATACCATTGTTAATAACCCTTTCGGATTTCTTATTAACTTTATTAACTTTATAATCAGAATTTAATCCTTCTATTAATAGAAAATCTATTAATAATTTACTTTTCTCACGTAATATTGTTATTGATTGTTCTTCATCTTTGACTATTTTTATAAACTGTTTTTCTTGTAAACTATTTAAAACATCATCATTAATTTCATATTCCATTTCTGGATATGTAAGTTTTAATAATGTTAGAAATTCTAATAATGATAAATTCTGGTCATTTAGTACTTTAAAGTCAAGTATAAATGCTTCTTTCATCTATATCTTCTTCTACGTATATACCATAAAAATATGATAAATACAATTAATAACATATAACCTAAACTATTCGTAGTCTTCATCATCCAAATCTGAATTTAACTCGAGTTCATCATTCATTGCGAAAATGAAATCATCGTGAATTTCAGAATGAACTTCACCTTCACCTTTACAAAGACTACACGTTTCATAATGGAACCCTCGTTTCTCATTTGGAACCATAATCTCTTTAACACCTAAACACTGCGGACATTCTTTTTTATTATCCATAAACTTCCATTAATTGTTTGAAATTAAAACCTTTACCATATTCTGTACTTGATAGTTTACCAAAATGTGTACTATCATTATGATACATAAACTTATTTGTTTGACCACATAATGTTCCAAATATTAAATTAGATTTCATATATGTTATTAAATATTTAAGAACTTCTTCAATAGTACAACTTGGATAATAATGTTTACAAATTAAATATATATCACCTAAACTTCTTCTATTATGAGTTCCACATATATAACCATGTTCTATACTTTTGGTATTATATGAATTTCTGTACGTAGTAATAAACTCTAAAATGAAATAACTTAAAGGTTTGTTCTCAAGTTTATGATTAGGAAAATCTTCTAAATATAAATGTCCGTGTGCTCTTTCAACTTTATTTGCATAATTAGATATACACTTTTTAATATGATTATGTAAACGTTTTTGTTCACGGTCAGGATATAATTTTTTCATCATTTGATTATACCTCTTTTTATAAGGTAATCTAAATGGTAAAGTAATTAAATCTATAGCAATTACTATAGGACTAATTATTATCATTCCTATGATTATAAATAATCTTCTAAATAATTCAACTATATGACAAATTAATGTAAAAAGGAATCTTAAAATTAAAGATTTATTCGCTAATCCTGGTAATGGTTTAAAGTTATGTATTCTCCTGATAGTGGTTATTACACTCATTTTTTTTATTTTTTGTTATTTTTTTAATATGCATAATATTCTTGTCTTAATGATTCTTGTTCATAATCTTCCATTCTGTCAACAGCTAAATAATCACTTATCTGATGAATTGTAAATTCCAATCCAAGCTCCTCTTGAATTTTCTCTGATATAATAATAGGATTGCTTGTATTATAAGTTTCCATTACTATATCTACTGCGACACTTAAATCTGAATATGGTTTAGTCATATTATGAATTTATATTTTACTAAATTTAAATCTTCCATAAGCTAAAGAACCTGATAATTGATATTGACCTTTGTAAGGGTGATTAAATTTATACCAAAAGTCTACTTGCCAACCATTAGTTTCATCACCCGTTCTTTCAGGAATTTGAAATCCATATCCCTTTTCTAGTTCTTCACCTAATGGTTCTACACCAATAAAAGGTAATTCAATACCTTTAGATTGTTCCTCATCAGATAAATCAAAGAAATTATCAAGTATCTTTTCTATTTCTCTTTTTTCCATATTATTTTAAAGTATTAATAACTTTGTTACATTCATTAATGTAGTATTCATAATTCAAATCGTAATCATATTCTTTATATCTATTAAAGATTGTACATTTATAACCGGACTCAAGATTTTCATCTCTATCTTCAGGCTCAACTATAACATCTTCAATACCTAAATCAAATATGTTCATTTGACCTTCTCCATACTTAGCTTTGAACTTATCAGTTTCAGTAAGATAGTGTTTCTCTAATGGTGGTAACTTCTTTATAAGCTCTACACCTGTATTTGATACATAATATCTTACCATCTTTGATAATGGTTCATCAATCAATTCGTGACCTTTCCAATACCTTTGAAAGAGTTCATTTTGCCCTTTCATTTTAGCACCTAAACAGAAATCATATATACCGTGATGTTCATAAAATGTTGGTTCATCAGTATCATCATTCCATTCTTTTACTACCATAACACTATTTGATTTTAAATAGGTTGGTATATAATCTTCAGGTTTAATACCATTAATGAAATATTCTGCTAATGCAATAGGTACTATTCGCTTACTATGGTTCTTATGAAAATCTCTATCAATTTCAAATGCTCCTTTAAACTTAATATTACTAGGACCAATTATATTAATATAATTATTAACATCTTTTGCTATGATTTTTTGACAGATTTGTGTTTCCAACGGTATGTTAACCAAAGTTCCCACAACATCACAGGCAGATATAAGATTCTCATAATCACTTTTATGAATTCTATACATAGCACCATCAGTGTTTTCAAAAATGATTTGAACATCCTTTTCACATTTCTCATAAATCTTTTCTGTTAATAATGTTAACATTAATTGTCCATTGATACAAATAGCAAGCTGCCATTTTGGGTCATATAGAAATGCATTCTTATCTTTCGATAGTCCATAACTACCATTCAATATAATCTTTAATACATAATTACGAGGGTCTTTCTTATCGTATTTTTTACGGTCAGTATAAAACCCTTCATATATCTTACTAAAGATAGGTTCTGGTATATGTGCAGGATGTAACTTATTCCTAAATGAAATATGTGGATAATACGATGCAAAATCTACATCTACTAGTACATATTCATCATCAGATTCATATATCCCTGATTTACCAAATGAATGTAATCCACCTTCTGCAAACTCTCTAACAACATTTTTATACTTCCTACTAAAAGTTATTGCATACTTCTTAGCCTGCTCTTTAGTCATATTAGATGTATCAATCCATTTATATGAATTAAACTTCTCCAATACTTCCTGATTTAGTGGGTCATTAAACTTAATGTAATCAAATATAATATCCTTAATATCAACTTCAGAACGATGTGTTCTTTTCCCTGATAAAGTCTTCATATCGATTTTCATCTCCTTGGATAAGTATTTACCAAATATATTTTTGGACATTTTAATCTCTGAAGCATTCATTAAATTCATACCCTCTAACTCAGTATAGAACTTCCTAATTTGTATGTGTTTTAAACTCTTATAGTAAAATTTCTCAGTAGCATCTATATCGTTCTTGCAATAATCAATAACCTTGTCAATTTGGTCATCCGTTAAGATACTACCCACTTTATAGGGTAGGTCTTCAACATTCTCCAAACGCATAGCGAATTCCAACCATTTTAAACTGGTTGCTTTATTCTTATTATCGTAATGCCAAATCTTATACAAATCTAATTGAGGAATTTTCGTTTGATTATCCCATATTGCTGCATACTGTGTATTAATAACTTTTTGCACTTCTTCGTAGATTTCCTCTGGTGGAAGTGGTCTTTGTGTTTTTAATAAAGTATTATGTAATACTGGATAATCAAAGTTAGTGTTGTTAAAACCAATTAATCCTTTAACATTATCTCTAAGAAACTGTCGTATTAAAACGTTTTGATTTCGCCGATGGCTAATCTCAAATATCGTATACTCCTTTGTCTTTAAAGATTTAAACACTGCTAAAAACAGATTTGGATATGTCTCCAAATCATAAACATAAATTTCTTTCTCCATATATCTGTATTAAAGTGAGTCACACTATTGTAATACAAAGATACTGAATTATTTATGTTATTGCAAGTTATTTATGTTAAATTATTACCAATCTCCATCAGCACCGCCTCCACCAAAATCGCCACCACTACCAAAACTATCACCAGAGTCGAAACTAGATGAAATATCATTTGATGAATTTGTATCGCTATCAAATATAGATGCTATACCATATCCAATAGCTGCATTAATACCTAAATCAATGACATCGTCTGTTAAACTTGATTCTTCACGATAATTTTTACGTTCGTGGTAAGGTAAACTATAAAAAGTACTACTACTTATTTTCTGTCCTGACCTATTATGTATATACATATTTTGTTTATTTTAAATTAAGATGCTACTGTAACATCATCAAACCATCCACCTACTTCCATTTCATCGAGATAATCGTCTTTTTCCATATTTTTATTTAATTTTTAAATGTTTTTCACGGTAGTTTTTTAAATCTTCATTACTCTTGATTCCTACCATATCAAGAAGTTCTTTCCAAGTCCAAGGAGATTGATAATTTGTATAATTAACTATATTAACATAATTTTGCATATCATCCATTCTCATTGGTATTACACGAAGACGTTGCATTGTTATGCAATTATATAATTGCATATTAAAAGGTTTACCTTCTTTGTCTTTTCTATCAAAACATAATATTTCGTGCATTACTTTTTTCATAGTAACATTAGGAAAATATGTTTTACAAAGATAATAAATATCATCAGGACTTCTACGATTTCTTATACATTGTTTAATTGTACATTCTTTATCAGAATATGTAGTTACAGCATTTAATTGTCCATAACCTCTATCTTTATCATATAAGGCTTCAATTACTTCTTTTACATTCCAGGGTCTTTTATCTAATTTAAGATAAATCTTTTGGTCTTCCATTATTTGATTATTTTTATATTTTTTAATAAAACTGTACCTATCCATTGATGATTATCTTTTTGTTTAAAAGTGATAACTGAATTAGGGTTATCATATGAACCGTTAAAATTGGTAACTATATGTATTATATTTTGATAAGTATCACTATATGGTCTTTTTATTTGGAATTCATCACCAATTTGTGGTTCATAACCTAGGATTTCAGCCCATACCCCATCATTATATACTAGACCTAAACCAAATCCTTGCATAATATTCTTAGTATGTTGAAAATAAGAAAATTGACCAGATGATTTTACATTTTTACCAAATAAAGGTTTGTAAATAGTACCTTTTGGATATAATCTTCTAGCTTTATCAAGATTGGATTCCTTCAAATCTTCTTGAATTAATTTGATAACATCTTTAAAGGGTACTTTAGTTTGTACTTCAGGTTTAATATAATGTTCAATTTTATCAATACCAATACCATAAGGTGAATGTGTCTGAGTAATAGCACATAAACCATCACCTGTTGAATTCATTCTAAATCCAATAATTTTAAATGGTTTACCTTTATTAACACTATTTTGTTCAATAGGTGTAATTATATCATTAACCATAAAGATATTACCTTCAGCATTTATAGCAGATTTAATTCTACGATTATCTTTTAAACATCTAGTACGTATCTCAAATGGTTTAGCTACAATTTGTGGTTTCTGTACAACTACAGGTCGTCTAGCTTCATTAACTTTTCTTTGTCCAACTTCATATGTAGATTCTTCTTTAAGAACATACTTTTTAAACTGTTCAAAACTTATTTCTATAGGATTACGAAAAGTTGGAATATATGGTGTCCATACACCTCTAAAATTCCCATAATTACCATTTAAATATCCATCAAATACTTTACCACCAGCATTTCTCCAATTAGATAAAATTTCTTTATTTTCATCTGTAACTTTTATAAACCATTTTTCAGGTAATACAAATTCAGGTTCAAATGATTGCATAACTCTTTCTTTTGGAATAAACTTATTTGCTGCAATACAACATTCTAACCAATGTTTTTCTTCAGGTGTAGATAATTTAATATCTTTAAAATGGAATGCACCACCTTGTGTACTATATCCACTTTGATTACCACTAATATGATTACCGTTGATACATTCATATTTATCTTCTAATTGAATATATTTTACTATATTACCATTAGTTGCGGTGTATATTTCACCCTCTTTTAATTCATTTTTATTCATAATTTTAATATTTATTGTTATTTTTTATCATTGTTATCATATTTAAGTAAAAGTCATTAAAAAATATAAGGTACTAATATATATCTGCTCACGCAGTTACATACTTTCCCTTATATTTCTAACTAACTAAATACTTAAAATTATGAAAATTAAGTGAGGAGAAAGTGAGGCTCGAACTCACGACCCGTAGATTAACAGTCTACTGCTCTACCAACTGAGCTATCTCTCCTAATAATATAGAGCTGACCTGAACTTTAACCAGATAGTATACCTGTGCTTATGTCTCCTCAGCTGTATAGCAGCTCTATAAATTATTTACTCCGACTGTGTAAATACAGCTGAAGTATCTGTTGATGATACAGTAGTATCTTTAACAGTTTCAGGTTGTTCAACTGTCAATTCTTCCTTAACAGTAACTTCTTTGTCATTATACGATGTAAAGACCATTGCCATAAAGACAAATGCGAGCATTAAAAAAATTTTCTTCATATTTATATAGTTATTAAACTCAAATTAATTAAAATCCAAAAGGGTATAAATGAATACCCTATGGATTCCACTACAAGAGATAATTTATAAGACCTCTCTATAAAGCCTCGCTGGGTGCTTGTGGGATTCAAACCTCACGTCTTCTACTTTAGTAGATGTCTTAAACGCTAGACGATAACACCTTATTTGATATTGCAGGTGGAAGACTTATTATCCTGCTTTCTGCTAGAGCTTTTGCTCACGTCCCAAATATCTGTTTTAATTCATTGATTCATTTACGACCAATTCATCCGATGCCTCATCACCCCAAGCAGTTACAACTAAGTAACCACCTTTAACAGGTTGTAATACAACAGGGTCAGGTATATGCTTTCTCTGAAGTTTGTATCCTTCAATAAGTTCAAGACCTGAAATATCCATATCCTTTACAGGAGCACAAATTTGAAAACCACTTTTTCCTTGAATGTTAAATCTTATATTCCCTAAATGAGATAAACCAAAAATATTTTGTTTATCACCAGAATAGAAATCAATACCATCTTCTGATTGAAAAGCATAACCAGAAACATCTTTTTTGTAAAAATGATAATATTTTCCAGTATGTCTTTCAATAGTATAGTCTTGAATATCAAATTCAAATATTATATTAGAAGAATATTTAATTGCTTCAACTCTTAATAGGTTAGATTCAGCTTTTTTTAACTTAAAATTTTCAATTTGCTCTAAATTAGCTTCAGGTACAAATCCTCTAAATCTAGCCACTTCTCCACAAACAAGATTGTACTTATGACAGATTGTTTTAACCTGTTCTTCAGTAATAAATTTATTATATGGATAGTTTACTTTATAATATTTGACAAGATTAATGGTTTCTTCAGAAAGTTCAGTCTTTTTCAAGATTTCATTACCTTCTTCAATTTCCTTAACTTGTTTAAACCCAAATTTAGAAAGTCTCTCTATTTTAGATTTATTTACTGTTGGTTGAGAATTTATAATTGCATATGCATTCTCAAGCAATTTGTCAGCAGCTACTTCAAATTCGTGATGAATTTCTAATACCTCTGTTGGATAGTTTTTACCGTTACTTAATGTAAGAGTATCAACCATTACAGCAGCACCTACTGACTTAGCGTTTTTAAATAAGTTTTTAAACATGATTATATTTTATGTAAAAAATGTTCGATTATGTAAAGCTTTGGTGCTGTAACCAGATACATTATATCATAAATTGACATAAGTATCATAATTAAAGATACGATACCAGATATTACAAATACTGCCCAACCGAAAAATGCTCCACCATTTCCCCAACGACGAAAGAATTTAATATCATTATTATATTCTTGTTTGTCGGTTACCCACAAATAAGGTAAATATCTACCTATTAGGAATATAATAATACCTAATATAATGAAGAATATATTTTGATATAAACTCCAAGCATAAAATTGCTTAATCAAATCAGGAGCTTGTTCAATAACAAATTCACCTGTCTTTTGAGCCAATTCAAGACCTTTTTTGATAACCTCAGCTAAAACTTCATCAGTCTTCTGAAAGTTATCTACACTTACCGTTGTCGTTTCTTCTTGTGCAAAGGACAGAGTCATAGTCATCAATGCGAAGAATAAAATTAATTTTGATTTCATAATTTAAATTTAGTTTGTTAATATGTTGTGTTAATTAAATCAAGGATTTCTTGACAATTTTCTACATGTCTAATAGGTGAAATACCAGATTTTTTTCTAAAGATAATAACTTTTTCTTCAATACCTACTAAAGATATATCTTTTAATCTAACAAATGATGTTTTACCATTAAGATATTCAATTTTTATCATTTCTTGTAGTTTTTAATTCGTCGGTTAGCATTCTCTAATGCTCTTCTATTTGTCTCCCTTAAGTTAGTGATTTTACAGTCGAACGTACTACCAGTAAAATGTGACTTAAGTTTACAATAAACATCTCCGTGAGATATTAGTTTAAATCTGAACCTAGGTGAACTTTGGAAAGTTGTATGATAATTTTCTCCTATCAATAACTTTTGTGGTATTTTGTCTTCAGGTAATACCGTCACCATTTCAACATCTTTACTCCAATTATCGATTGCTTTATCGCTAGGCATAATTATTCGATTAATCGTTTTAATGGAATACGAACTTCATCAGTTTCATTTGAAATACTGATATTACCTGCTAATTCCCAACCATCTTTCTGATAACTTTGGAATTTTTCATTAGCTATCCAATAAACACAAGTTATTACTCTTAATTCGTATTTCATATTATTCGATTTAAACCCTCTTCAACTTTGTGGTTGTTAGCGTATCCATTACTACGAATTTTCTCTAACCATTCAACATATTTAACTTTGCGTTCGTTAATACATTCAGGTCGTTTAACTGCTACTGTAAGTGTTGCCTTCATAATGAAAAATATATTATTAATAATGTTCCTACAATAAATGTTAATGCTGATATTATAACAGAGGTACCTATACCTATATTATATTTTCTTTCCATGTAATTAGATACATAATATGTGAAAGACATATAAGTTAATAAATATCCTATAATAATTAAACCTATTATTATCATTGTTTTTAATGCTTCAGTATCCATAATTTAGAAGCAGTTAATAATTACACAAATATTACTTACAATTTCTGTTAGTACATAGATTGTAATAATAGTCCAAGCACTTTTGTTTAAGAATTTTTTTAATTTTGTTTTCATAATTTAGTTATTTAGTTTTTTAAATTCTTCGTAAAGATAATCAATGATATGTTTTTTGGTAAAGTTTAAATTATGTATGATATTAAAATATCCAGACATTATTTTACCTTTTTTAGTATATATTTTTTCAGATAAATGAATCATACAGAATTCAAACCAATGAATATAAATATTATCTTTCATATAAGTTTTAATATTATATAAAAAAATAGTATTATATTCTTCATCTTCACATTGATAATAATCAGGAAATAATACCTTACACATCTCTAATAATTTAGATTTATGTTCTTCTGTTAATTCTATACTTTTCATAATTTTTAATTTGTTAGTTAATAAAAAAGAACCATCTAAGTGAGTGGCGTCAAACATATTCTATAATAATAAACTCTATTTACAGGTACAATACCTTTCTCATATTGAATACTATTATAGGAATGACTCTCACAGAATCAACTCAAATTACCATTGCCAATAGAGCTGTTATTAAGTATAAATACTTTTTTTCACAGCATAATCGGGCTCGGCGGTATGAATATCTTCCTCAGCCAGTTTAGAGATTAGATGGTCTTTAATAATTGTTGTTTTTCTCGTGGAAATTAGTTAACTTTAGATAGGATTTCTTTAGCTTTCATTATTGCATTGCTGTCGTCATATTTCCCGTCAATAAAATCATTAAGAAATGATCTTAACTCCCTGTTTTGTTCTTGGAGGGATTGGGATTGCTGTGAAATCTCAGTTGCATTTTTTCTTGCCTTTGCAATTTTCTCCCAAACGTTATTTGCTAAATCGCTCCCTAATTCATAAACGGGTTTGCAGTCTGCTAAAACTTGGTCTACTTCAAGCACGAAAGAACAAATTTTAAGATTTTGCATTAGCCTTTCTTTTTCCTCAACGCTTTCGTTTATCCCCTTGGCTATATTCCCGACGTTAGATTGTGATTGATACAGACTTGTGATTAAGCCTTGAATGTGATTTGCTCTTTTTTTAATTGGCAAAGAATAAAACCAGCTATTTTCAGGTTTATTTTTCACAACCTCAATTGGAGTTTCTTCCATCCCCTTATTGATGGGTGTATTGATGCGCTTCTTTTTTCCTGCTGACCTTTTAATGTCTGTTTGACAACATTTGGTGTAACTCTGACAGCCTTCAATAATTTCAGGATTTTCCATTCCGCAATTATCACACGTGTATTTAACTTCTTTGATGGGTGTATTGTTTTGGGTTTCGGATAGGTAGATTTCGTAGAGAGTCTTATTCGGGTATTCTGTTACAAGTCCTTTCCACTGAGCATCTGTTAAATCCGCAAACCATAATGCTGATTTTGCTCTATCTCGTTCTTCAATTTGCTCTTCCATTTGTTTATGTTTCTTTATTAAAAACCTTACACTACAGCTTCACTGCATACAACCCTCCCTTCGTAGCGGGATTTGGTGATTAACTTTCGTTTTACATATGCTTCGGGTCTTTCGAGGTTCCTGGTGTAAGGCTTTGTTTACTACGTCCTCCCGAACCTTTTTTGGATTGTAGTATTAAATTATAAATTGATTGAGATAATGATACAACTTTGTTCCATATACAGCACTTAAACTACCAATACATATTGTAGTAAATATAATCCATAAAATAGTTCTAGTATCATAAGCTCTTGATGGAAAATCCCTCATATCTTTTATTGAACGTATAGCCCATATAATATATATGATACCACCTATTACTATTAATAATAAATCTCCTAGTTTCATAATAATGGCTTTGCTATTTCAAGTAAATCCTTGAAGTTATCAAAAAATTTGTGTCTTATATCTTGTGATTTAAATACCATAACACAATTAGTTCCACTAGTAGCAGAATAGACAACTGAATTATGATTTGTAATAATAGTATATTTATTTTTACCATCATTCCAATCAGGTTTCCAATCACCATTATATATATCTCTCAACTGTAACAATTGAGCTAATGCTAATGATGCTTCAGCTAATTCTTTTGTTGGAAATACATTGCGATGAAATCGATGTGAATGATTACCTGTATGTAAGAATATACTTGAATGATTACTAATAAAATAACCGTGTAATAATTTTAGTTCTTTAAAACTCGTAGGTAACTCTTCAGCTTCCAATTCTTCTTTTGTGAAATTATCTAAAAGAAATAATCTTATTGAAGTATTTTCATATTCATTAGATAATTCTTCTTTCCACATTTTCCTTGCAGTTTCTAATGAAAGAAACACTTGTTTTTTATCACTCATAATCTAGTATTTTAACCAATGTGTTGGTGTATAATAAACATACATTTGTTCGTCTTTCTCCCAATAAAGATTACCTTTTCTAATAAGGTCTTGTTCATTGTGAGCATCATCACCATTATCAACTTTAGTTTTAACTAATTGATTCTCTGGTGGTTGTTCCTGTGTTATTTTTATCCATCTCATAATTTAAAATGTATAAGTTAACCACCAAATTAATAATCCTACTTCAATAATATGTAACCAAAGACTTCCTTGCTGTTGATATTGTTTCCATTCACTTCGAGTTGCCCAATTTAATAAGTGTGTTATTATTGTATGTATAATAAATACTACAATTAACACTGATGCTGTTGATAATTCTAATGTCATAATTTGTAATTTTAGTTAGTTAATATAATAAGTTTTGTTATATAATATAACATTTTGTGGAGACGGTCGGAGTCGAACCGACGTGTTTCAAATATCATTAATATAATTTTATACAGCTTTTTGTTATAGTTTGAATTCTTTAACAGAATAGAGTCAATGGTTCACATTGAATTCCACCACTTACTTTAATCTAAGTAAGAAATCACCATTTTAATGCTTAGGCTGCAACTAACATTTCACCAACAACAACGTCATTGGATTTCATTCCAGTACCTCCATTCAAAAGAGAATGAACAACTTTCATATTAGATTCAATCGAATTTTTAACAGTTTTGCCGTTTAAAATATTCACCTTAGTTTACAGTTTCTCTGGCTGAATTATACTAACTACCGTTTGAAGTCAAAACCAGTCGTCCCCTTTAATTTATTCTTTAAATCTTTTGCCAAAATACCAATTAAAATTGATAAAAAATATACTAATCCACAGTTCTTTTTTAAAATATTCTATAGAAAGTAAACCTCTTACAGTATAATTACGATATGGTGCCGACCTTATGAAATGATGAAATGATATAAATAATATTTCTATATCAAATTCTTTTCTTCTAAAAAAACCACTAATGTTAATTAATGTAAAATCTAATATATATTTATTTATCCATTTTTTCATATTTTTAATTTTAATTTGTTAATAATAAATAAACTATGTTATAAGATTTACTTTTGTTTCGCCTCAGCAAACATTTTCAAAGGTTCAGAATATCAGAACGCTGATACTCACTCATAACATAGTTTATTATTCTGCCATGCAAAGGCTTCTTTAAATCCTTCATTGGGACTTCAGTAACAGCTCCCTATAGTCTGTCTAACCTATCCAAATACCAGATTATATTATTAAATTCTATAGTAGTGTGTTGTTACACCAAATATCACTACTTATTTACCAACCGCAACTTGTTCACTTACTATTATTATAAGCTATGTAATGCCAGTTGTAAGGGACAACTCTTTAAAAGATGCATACTACCAATGCTACTTCCTACTAATTACTGAATTTATTGTTAATTAACAACTGAATTTATATGTTCAGTTAAATGACCTTTATCAAGATTTACCTTTTGAGGAACCTCAATAATTACTTTTTCTTCTTTTATACCAATATTTCCCACCTTTCTAGCATTTGGATTAACACTTCTTAATTGTGTTAAATCAATATGCTTAGTACTTTCCATTATTCGAGGTCTTTTTACACCTCTCTTAGCTGGTCGTTCACTTCTCTCTCGCTTATCAACATATAATGTTGCAGCAAATAAGCCAACCATTCCTAAAATTATCCAAAATGTGTCCATAATATTAAATTTTATAAAAAGACTCTCACAAGGTTGCACCTTAAACTAGTATTATAAATGATTTCATTGGCTCCTAAAGCTATTAGCTAGAGAGTTTCTACATCACCATTTATCCTGCAATTGGATGAGAGTCTTATTTAATTACTTAGTTCAAATGTAGTTTTGAGAGATTAAATCTCAAACTACGTTGATTGTTTGCAAATTTATCTGCAACCATAGCACGAAACTGCTTCAATTGATTAGCGGCACCATTAGGGTTTTCCCTTTTAATGTCACGATAATCTCTTTTTGCTTCTTTTTTAGCATTCTTGCTAAAATGAATTTCTCTTTCAGCTGGTGCTGAATCTTCCATACCTTCAAGAGAATATCCCACTGCATTCTTATCCCAAGCTGTGTCTCGGAACAATTCGTGCATTTCCTGTTCTGTACGATTACCTTTTTTACCAGCTTCAATAGCTTGTTTGGTAATAGGTTGTACAATTTTAGCACCGTTACTCATTGTATACGTTACTGTTGTTAAATTTTCTGTGTTCATAATTTTAATATTTAGTTTAGTTATTTTAAATTTTCTTTAATCCAATAATCTACAATCTTATTCCAAGATTTAATTATACCAGGATAACCTGTATTATCTCCTCTTTCAAAATTAATAGCTCTTCTACAAAGTTCTTCAACTTCAGATTTAGTAAATAATTTTTCTTTTTCTTCAACAATACTACAATTAATAGTATTATCTGAATTGATTTTAAGATTGTAAGTTTTACCCCACTCGTTAGAATCTATCCTAACACCATTATCATCTGTATTAGTAAATCTTTTATTGTAAGTTTCTAATTCAAACTCAACCATCACTTTCTCAACAGGATTCTTAACCCATTGTTGTATGAATTCATCTGATATTCTTGCTAATCCAATTACTTCACTACCCTTAACTGTTTCTCCACCAAATGTCATTTTATGACTGATATTTAATTCAGGATTAGTTGTAGCTATGAGTTTCTTAATTTCTCGTCTAAAAACTGAAATTTTTGAATTGTTAAAATTTATTAATTCTACAAGATAAATATTATTAATATTATCTATCTCTAATACTTTAGATAAATGCTTATCTTTAGGACTTTTCATTTGAACAATACACAAATCACCTTCTTTAATCTCTTCATCTAGTAAGATGTATAGATGTTGAGGTTTATGTTGGAAATTATTATTAATATCAAATAATTCAAATCCATAATCGGTTGCCAACATAGGTTTACCTAATTCGTCCAAACCTAATTTACTTGGTTTATCAGTAGGAACTAATACAGGGTAACATTCTTTTTTAATTATGTTCATAATATTTTATTTACAAGGTTTTTCCTGTGTATATAATGCATCAATTGTTTTTAGCTCATTCATCATTTGATGATACCTAAAACATATAATAGTATCATTAACACCTGTTATTTTATCAATATCACTATTAATAAGTTCTCCTTTATAATATGAATATGTTTCTACTAAAAGTATATTATCAATCATACCATATCGTTGTTCAACTAGAAGTTTAGTTTTTTCTTCTTCAAGTCTTATCATCTCTAATTGAACTTTAGCTTCTTTATGCTTGTTATTTAAGTGATTATAAAATGAACATATACAAATTGTACATAGTATAAATAATATAACATAAGCTGTATATTTTTTCATAATAATATTATTAACAGTCCTTTACTAAATTGTGTTGAACTGTAGTTGTTTGTGAATAGGGTCGATACTTCTTCATTTTTCTGCATTGACCACCTGCTAGACAGCTTGTGAATAATAATGCAATTGTAAGTAACATAATTAATTTTTTCATTGTTTGTTTGATTTGGGGTTATTTTTATTTATTTTTATCTAACTTAATTATATCTTTAATATCTTTCATATCAAATGTATACTGAAAATCTTTTGATTTTAAAGTAATATTATCTGCTTTATGAACATATAATAGATAGTCTGGTTCTTTTGTTACACCATATTTGTGTAATACATTGTTTCTTGTACATTGGTCATTAACAATACTTGTTGTTATCAATGAGCCAAGAATAAAGCCTAATATCATAAAGAATAGACCTGTTGCTGTAGTTTTTCCACTTAATCCGTTCATAAACTATGTTTTATGTCTTTTATCAAAGACTATTTTAAATACATATAGTATTATACATACTATTGCTAATCCAACAAAGAAATCACTTTCAGCTGACGCTTGAGGTGGTGGTTCTTCTCCTGTACAATGAGGATGATTACTGTTAGGATGATTATCACACCAACATTGCGTATGTGGTATTAAACAATCACCAAACGTTCCACCACCATTACTTACTCGTTCGTCTTTAAGATATTCTTCTTCAACATATTCATCAGAATAGTCTTGAGAATATAATGCTACTGTTAGTAATAATAATATTACTGTTAATAGTTTTTTCATATTAACTTCTTTTGAATTTTTTGTGTTTTGGAAAGAAAATTGGTGTGTTAGCTGCACCCCATCTATAGAATGTAGGTTCGCTTTGTCTTTCATCTGTTTCCATTTGCTGTTTAACATTCTTATTGAATGCTACATCAGCTGTTGATAATTTTTTACTCATAATTTTAATTGTTAGTTGTTAATAAAAATAACTATTGTAATAAAGTTCCTCATCCACGTACCACGAGGGAACTTTTAGTTTAATCGGTTGCTTATTCGTGGTCATTACAATAGTTAGATAAAATTTTCACGATTTAGCATTTTTCGCAGATACAGTCACCTTTTCAAGCGTAGTAAATGTGTAGTGAAAGTTAAATAATAAACTTCTAATAGCTCATATATGTCTTATATTTCATTATCTTCACTAAAGAGTATAACTAAATATTTCAAGGCTACTGCACTTGTATTAGAAGTTTACAAACCTTGGTAAGGTTGTATATTAATATTTTAAACCCTCTGCATTCAATTGTAATATATTCTTAACTGACTCTCACAGCTTTGTCTATCTCAATATTACTATTGTATAGGCAAGTTCTAATATTATAATTGCTATCCCTTGGGAAGATAGTTGTGATGCATTAAGAAAATCCTATTATAAAACAGGATTTTCTTTAATTTAATATCTTATTTTATCGTATAATATATATATATCTTCCATTGATACTATTATTCACAATGGTATTGCTCCTTAATTAAAAGGTCACGTAGTTCTTAGGAGAACCTTTATTTCTATTCATCTTTAATGGCACCGATTGCCTTGGTTAAACATTTATATAATAAATAATATCGCGAAGGAATCTCACCTTAAATGCTGTTCATAAACTAGCTTAAGTAGTATCTTAATCTAATGCTTTATGTACATTTCTTGTAACCATACAAGTTACAAAGAATACTAATGTTGATAGTATCATTATAGTACCGAGCTGCTGTAATTGTGAAATTGTTAATAAATCTGCACATTGGTCAACTCCTAATGCAATAATACCTATAAATATAATCACTGCTGATAATATTAATAGTACTAATAAAATTGTTTCTTTTGGTTTCATAATTTAGTTGTTTGTTAGTTAATAATAAAACTATTGTAATAGTATACATCATTAATAATGTATAAGCTTGGCACCGCATTCTCTATTCCAATAGTCTATTGTACACATTTAGCTTTGAACGTGATTAAGACTGGTCTAAAGCGACTCTTACGCTTAACCTTCTAAATGTGTTTGTTTATTCAGTTACTACAGCAATTTTATATGTTATCATATTCATTACAGTATCACTCTTTACTATCCAATCAACATCGATTTTCCAATCATCTGAAGATGGACCATTCCATATCATAAGTGTATCACCCTTACTGTACACTTCATCATAATCAATAACTAATGCTTTTTCGTTAGTTGATATGATTTTAACTTTATCATTATCTATACAAGATATTAATGATAATGAAATTAATAAGATTAATAATAGATTTTTCATAATTTAGTTGTTAGTTATTTTTTGTAATTCCTCAATGGTTTACCTTGAAACTTATGTGGTTCAATGTTTTTTAAGTATGACGTTGTATCAACTCTTTTAACTGCTTTCAATAAGATAGCTTCCTTAGTTAATAGTGTTTTACCTTGTCTTAGTTCGTTTGAACAACTTTCTGTAGTTGTTGTTATACCCATATTACGTGATGCAATACGCATTAATAGTAATCTTAGTCTTCCAGTATTACATCCCATTGCTATTATTATTTTCATGGTTATAATTAATTATTGATTCTTAGATAATAGAATATTGTCCAGAATACTACCGTTCCAATAAAGAATATTATTTCTTCTGTTGGATATTTGATGATATTCTGTGTAATTGAATATCTTTGGTTAGTTATGTTTGTGTCAATAAATAGTATTGAGAAACATAATGCCAAGGAAAAGATAAATGTTTCCATAATTATATTTATTAGTTAGTTAATGATATTGACACGTTATTGATGAATTTCTGTTACACTCCATACATTTATCTTCAACAATATTGTTCAATTCTTTATATTGTTTAGCCAATTTGATAGATTCATCATTCTCTACCCAATTGTTTTCTTGCATTAATTCTAAATGTTCTTGTTCAAGTTTTGCTAATGATGCCATAATATTGTTATTTAGTTGTTAGAATTAGTTACTTTTTGCATAATAGTGATGTACCAATGTACAGATATTGATGCTAATATTTTATGTGTTATGTTAACAAAATGCTATTAATATAGAATTGTGTGTGATATTTAGATATTCACGAAGTTAGCAATATTGGTGTAAATGAATAACCCAACATCAATCACCTCAACAACCACAAGGGTTGAGAGATAATTTACAGAAGAATTATCTTTACAAAGAGCACTACTAATAGTACTATAGCAAATAATTTAATGAGTTCCATAAACCAATTATTATCAGGTTGATTAAGTGTCATATATTAAGGTATAAAGTTTGTATATATATTAAGGACAAAAAACATTTTCGCTAAAGGATGAATGAACCACGAGACCACGAAAGTAACCACAACAGTAGCACGAGTCTAATGGTCAAAAAAAAATAACACTACAGAGCCATTGACAGGATGTAGTGTTAGATTTGTGTTATGCTTGAGCACCAACAGCTTCAGCGTTTTCCTCAACACGAGCTGTCATTTCAGCACGAAGTTGGTTCAACACTTCAGTTTCAGTAGCGTCAAGTTCATCATCACCGAAGATAGACTCCATAGATGTATAACCTGAGTCACCATTCAACGATAGTTTCAAACGTTGCTCATCTTGCTCATTCGTAGCAAGTACGAAATCAGCACGTTTCAGCAATTCTGCAGGAATATCCTGACCAACAATCACCTGCTCTGAAGACTTACGCCCAAGATACACGTTGTTGGATTTACCACTGTTGTCAATAACAGTAACGAATTTGAACCCTTGGTGATTCTCACGTACCTTAGATACATTTGTGAATACACGGTTCTTAAAAGCTTTCTTCAAGCTAATACGTTTCATCGGAATAACATTTTGATTTTCCATAATAATTGTCAATTACGAGTAAGGTCGAGTCACGACATCAATACTCTAGGTTTAATAATAGTTTTCAATAATCGTGGACAATACGCGAAGGATACTTAATCAAAAGACCTACGGGTATCACCCAAAATTTGAAGAGAGTCGGGGCTTGACTTTGGGTTATTCCACGCATTCGATTAAAAATAATTTTTAAAAAAATTTTCCAAAAAAAATTTGTATATGTTAAATATTATTCGTATATTTACACTTAAATAAATTATTATGAAGAATATACGAGTTGAATATGGAGAACATTGCTTTGGAAGTTATTTAAATATTGATGGTAAGGATTATAAAGAAATTACTATTGATGAACGTATTGAGTTTATTAATAAATTTTTAAAAGATGAGTTTATTAATTATGAAGTATTAAAAACTATTGTAGAATGGGCTGAAGGTGAAGAGAAAACTACTTCAGATACTTGTGAACAGTGTGGACATTATTGTATTGATAACAAAAAAGTAATAAAAAGCTATTAGAGTATAAAGATTTATTGAAAATAAACTCATATTTACTTGCTTTTTACAAATAAATGTTGTATATTTGTATTTAAGTTAAAAGCTTTCATAGTTCAATTGGTAGAACACTAACCTTGTAAGTTAGTTGTTGAAGGTTCGAATCCTTCTGAAAGCTCAAATAAAATAGATAGCAACTTATATAGGATACTGTTGCTCCACTAGTACACCAATGGGCGATTGGATGTGGAGATTACGGGTTTTGCGAGGTATGACGACTTCAGTAACACTTATAAGCCAAGATTTTCTAGGATAACACAATTTCCTGGGAAACCTCGCTATATCTATTAGTTAAATATTTAGAAAATTATATTTAGTAGTATATTAAAGATACTAAATGGGTGGATTATACCCAATTAAGACCTACACTTTACTGTGTTAGGTCTTTTTTTTTGCATTTTTTTGAAAATAATTCACTTTTTACTTGCATATGTCAAATATATGTTGTATCTTTGTACTATAATTAAAGAATAGGATATATGAAAACATATACTAAGGAAGAAGTTAAAGAGATGTTTTTAGAATTATTTCAGGAAACTAAACACGGTGACCAAGAACATCAAGATTGGTTAGAAAACAAAATTAAGGACTTTATCAATGATAAGCTCAATTCATAATTTAACAGATTTCATTAACCAATGTATTTATATTCTCAGATTAGATGAGAAAGCAGAGATTATATTTGATTTAGATGGATATGGTAATGAGATTAAACTAATAGGCTTTAGAACTGATTCAGATAAAACAGATTTTGAAATATATGAAAAAGGTTATGAGTATTTCAATAATTTAATAAAAGAATTAAATGGAAGACGATAAAATATATTATAATGATGAGTGGAATTTAGATAAACTTGATACATCAAATATTGAACAATTAAAAAGATACCAAAAACTATATGATATTTTATATAGTAAAATGCAAACAGAATTATTTAAGAAATTTCAATCCAACGAAATATTGGAAAATTATTTAAAACAACAAGATGATATTAAACGTACAAGAAAAATATAACGAGATAGAACAGGATTTGATGGAGAATGAAGAATATGTATTTAAGATACGTAATCATTACTCAAGAAAGTATTCAAAAGATTCTAATAGATTAAACGATGTGAATGTAGGTTTATTTTTAGATGATAATTTTAATCCTGTAGCACAGATATTCGTTAGGAATAAAACAGGTTATATTAAATCACATTTAGTTTTTAATTATGAAGGAACTAAAGTAAAAGAAGTTAAGATGTTAAATTATAAGATTAACTAATATGAGAAAAGATACAGATAATCCCAAGAAGATAGAATACTGGAAACGAGTATTCCCTGATGCTAGTCAAAGAGAACTAGAACACTATCTCAATAAATGGGGTAAAGAGAATCCAAAGTATTTGAAATTTCCTAAATTGAAAGACAATGAGTTATAAAAAATTTGTAGAAATAGTTTCTATTAATAAAAAGAATCAATCATATGAACCTGTTTATAAATTTATTAATTCAGGTTTAGAAAATTCTATTAATGATGAAAGTAGGTTTAGCATAGCTTTATCATATAGACCATATGAACCAACATACAGACATGGACATATAGATCAATTTCCAGTAGAACAAATTGTTAATACTAATTACATACCATTGTTTAATTTAGATGAAGAGGATATAAACTATTTATGTAATAAATATTCATTCTTATTAGATGATAATAATAAAAGAGAATATGAAAGACTTAATGAATTAAAGAACTTCTATAGGGAAACTATAGAACAAAATAAGGAGTCTATTAGAGAGTTAGATGAAACAATAAAAAAAATACAAGATGAGTAGTTTTATGAAACAAGGTTTAAGGAAGAATAAGTTACAAAACGATAAGAAAGTTAAACAAGGAGTTAAAGAGTTTTATAATAAATTAGGACAGATTAACGAACTGACTAACTATCTTAAAACATTAGATGCTGAAATTACAGAGGATAATGTAGATGAAATTGTAACACCACTAATAGGTAGAGAACTTGATTCAATGGAAAAGTTTTTAGTATTAGGTAAAATGCATAATGAAACACAATCACTAGTAATAACAGAAGATGATAAAATCGAAGATAAAAGTAAGTAAAGAGATAATGGATTTTATACGACAGTATAATGTAATTCATTTTAATGAAGGTCCAGAATATTATCATATACCACATTATTTTAGAACTACAGATGAATATCTAGTATTAGATGTTGTAGATATGTGGGATGTAGCAGGAGAAAAGAATAAGTTAGAATTAAAGATTAAGTACGGAGATACAGATCACTATGAGAAAAGAGATGAATCAGATAAGAACGTATAAAGTATTAGAAGCAGATACAATTGATGCACTAATAGAACAATTACAAAGAGTTAAACATAGATTTGATAATAGTAAATTATTAATTGAAATGTTTGGTTTTGATGATAATGATACATATTTACAAATAAGAGTAAAGAATATTATAGATGAAAAAAAAAGATAACTCTTAAAGATATTTCTAACTTTTTAGAAGGTAATTCTAATCTTATTAAAGATGAACTAGGTATATTATCTGAATCATATATGGAACAGATAGCTTATAGAAAGCTACAATGTACAGATTGTTGGGAAAAAGGAAAGTGTCAACATTGCGGTTGTAGTTTACCAGGAAGATGGTATTCAACTCCAAGTTGTAATGGTGGAGAAAGATTTCCTGATTTAATGAGTGAAGAGAATTGGATTAAGTATAAACAAGATAATAATATATTATAATGGAACAATATAAAAATGGTTCTTTTACACTTGAAGTGTATAAAACAAGGATATTAAGACAATGGAGATGGAGACTTAAAGCTGGTAACAATAAAGTTATAATTGCATCTACTGAATCATATAAGAATAGAATTGACTGTATGTATAATATATCTATAGTTAATATGGGATTAAATAATATAGTTGAACATATAATTAGTAAAAATGATTAATACATATACAAGTACGCACAAATCAATGTTTGCAGTTTTAAATCACATTGATAACTTTGAAACTATTATTAACAAAGCTCAAAAGAAATATACTGGATATAGCTATACTATTAAGTATGTGAAAGAAGGTAATGATTTCAATGTAGAAATAACAATAAAAAATGATAACGAACCAAAAGACTCTAACGTTCCTAAAAGAAAACGTGGAACATATGGAGTATTACAATAGTATGGCACCTTTTCCAATATATGATACTTCGTATGTGGAAGATTTAAAAACACTAATAGAAAAGATGGAAGATAAACTAAATGAATATGATAAAGAACCTGTTGTAGCTTGTAGACTATGTAAAAGTTTACACATTAGAACTGATGATGAAGGTAATGAACACTGTTACCGATGCGGAAGTACTAATGAATTAATTGAATTTGAAACAATTTATGACTATAACAAATTTCTAAATGAACAAAAAAACTCCTAATACAGAGAAAAGAACTTTAAAAACAGAACCTAAATTATTAGTAAGCTTAAATGATGAGCAGAAAGAATTTGTAGAGTTATTTTATCAATATGATGTGAACTTTCTTTTAGGAGATTTTGGTTCAGGTAAATCATTAGCCGCAGTACATACAGCTCTTAAAGCTTTTAGAAAGAAACAGTGCGATAATATATGGATTACACGTCCAATGCTAAAGAACAGTTTGGCTGCTTTACCAGGAACACTTGAAGAGAAGATGGCTCCTTATACATATCCAATTATACAGAACTTAGAAGTATGTCAAGGTAAAGAACAAACTGATAAGATGTTAAAGGAAGGTTTAATCAAAGTAATGCCAATTGAAGTAGCTAAAGGTGTTACCTTTATGAAATCGGTTGTTATCGTTGATGAATTCCAAGATATGGATTACAATGACTTTAGGACAATCCTTACACGATTAGGTGAGAATAGTAAGATGATTTTCTGTGGTTCACTACAACAGATTGATAAAGCTATTGCTAAGAAGAGTTGTATATATAATATACTTAAACTTGAAGAAAGTAACTTAGTAGGTTTTACAACATTGAAAGCTAATCATAGAAATGCAGTATTAACAGATATTATAAACTATTTAGAGAATGAATAAAGAAGAAATAGAATCTTTAGGATGGATTCAATATTCTCATCTAACAGAAAGAACTGTTGGGTTTAAACTAAATGATTATAAGTTATTTTATAATTTTGAATCTAACAGATTGAGGATAGGCAAAAATACAGAAGAAGAAATTATTGGATATAAAGAATACTTTGATGGTAAAATAACAAATCCATCAGAACTTAAAGTATTAATGAAACAATTAAATATCAATGAATAATATAAAAACAGCTAATCTCAATGTTCGTATCAAGAATTTCTTTATGAGATATATAGAGTTTTTACAACCTTTCCATAAATTAAGAAAACAAGAACAGACGTTATTAGCTTTACTTTTATATCATCACTATCGATTGAAGAAGGAAATAACTAATAATAAGATACTATGGAAGGAAGTATTTGATTATGATACAAGAGTTTTAATATGTGAAGAAATGGGTATAGTAGGTCAGACATTAGAGAATCTATTGACTAGACTACGTAAACAGAAAGTAATCATAGATAAACAAGTATCTAATTTATATATTCCAGAGATGTCAAATGATACGAAACAATTTACAATAACTTTTAATTTCAATATTATCTATGAAGAAAATTGATGAAATGAAAGTTAAAAGAATAATACATACTGTAGGATTAAATAATAACCTTACAGATGAACAAGTTAGAGAAATAGTGGAATCACAATCGAGACTAGCTTACGATATTATTAAAGATATAGATTTTGATAATGTTACAAGTGAAGAGATAGATGAAATGAAAACTAACTTTTACTTTAAGTATATAGGAAAAATATATGCTAATAGTGATAATTTAGAAAAACTTAGACGTAAACAAGAATACCTTAATAAATTAAATAAAGAAGATGGAAGAACAGAAGAACTTTAGTTGGGAAGAAGTAGTAGCAATGAGTGAAAACTTTCCTTGGGAACCAAGTTTTAATGGAGTAATTATTACTCTAAATAGAAAAGAACCTGATGGTGAATTAGTCCTATCAGATAATGAAATGGATGAAGTACAATTTATTGTAGCAAAAGGTCCTCACGTACATACTTATAACACTTGCGATACAGTAATGTTAGATTTAGAAAAGATGATGGAATATGTTCCTAATCCAAGTAACCAAGATGAAAAAATTGGTAGATTAAAATTTACACCTGTATACGATGATGATGATAATATGTTTGCAATTATACAGGATAGACAAATTCTATGTCGCAGAAAACAAGACCAACAATTACAATCAGAAATATAATTAATTTAAAGGAAGAAGATATGACAAAAACAATTGCATTAATCGCATCAGTAGCAGCTGTAATTGCATTCGGAGTAGCTTGGGGATTTGATAAAATTGATGGTGAAAGTTTTGCTACAATTACTACAGCAGTAGTAGCAGCTATTTGGGGTATATACAATAAGTATGAAAACATAGAACTGAAATCTCAGTTGACATTAGTTAAGATGGAAAATGAAGGTTTTGTATCAGCACATAATCAAATGGCTGAAGATTTTCAAAAAGTGCGTAGATTAAATTCTTCAATGGTTGAAGCTCTTAAAGCTGCTAATAATAAAGTGGAAGAATTACAAACTAAAAAAGAACCTACACCTGTAATCATTGAACCAGTAATTACTAGTCATCAAATTGAAGATGAAATAGCAGTAACTCCACCAGTTGAAGGTAAAACTAAACGTTCAAGACGTAAGAAATAATGAATGGATTTATATTAAAAGATGGAACCCTCACAGTTGAAGACCAATTGTGGGGGCTTCTTCCATTTAAGAAGATACTCAAAAGAGATAAAAGTAGAAACAAAGATATGGCTTTAAAAGAGATGATGTTTGTATTTTACTTTACAGATATAAAATCTGATTATTTAATTATATCAGATTATAAACTACGTGAACAAGAGATTAAAGCTGACATTGAATTACCTGAAGATTGGAAAATTGACGATGTAATACAAGAAGCAATTGATTTCTATGAGTCAAAGACTTTAACAGTAGTAGGAAAACTATACAAGAGTGCATTAAAATCAGCTAATGATATTAGTGTATATCTTGAAAGAACAGGTGAATTATTAAATGAGCGTACAGATAAAGGTGGAACAGTAACAACTTTACCAATGATTGTATCAGCACAGAAAACTTTACCTGATATTATGAGGAACCTTAAAGCAGCAGAAAAAGAAGTTCTTAGAGAACGTGTTGAAATGGAAGGTCGTATGAAAGGACAACAACAAATGGGAATGTTTGAAGATGGATTATAATATGGAAGAAATACATTACAATAAAGAAGCGAGAGAAAAGTTATTAACAGGTATTAATAAAGCAAATAAAGCTGTAGGTTCTACAATGGGACCAATGGGTAATACAGTTATTATACCTGATTCAACAACTTATGGTAAATATAAAGTAACTAAAGATGGTGTAAGTGTTATCAATAGTATTAAACTTAAAGACCCAATTGAGAATATTGGTGTAGAGTTTCTACGACAAGCTGCTAATCTTACAGTTAAGCAAGCAGGTGATGGTACTACAACAGCTACAGTTCTTACAGCAGCATTTGTTAATAATCTAAAAGATTTTAATACAGTTGATATTAATAAAGCATTTGATGAAATTATACCTAAAGTATTAGAACAGCTTAAAGCTAATTCACGTACACTGGATAAGAAGGATATTAAACACGTAGCAAGTATATCAGCTAATAATGATACAGCTATTGGTGAGATTATACAGAAAGCCTATGACCACGCTAATACAGTTAAAGTTGAGGAGAGTAATAGTTTAGAAGATTATGTTACCTATGTCAATGGTATGATGTTGGATGTAACTCAGTTTTCTAAACATTTTGTTAACAATGAAAAGAATGGTACTACTGAATTCATTGAACCTAACGTACTTATTTTAGATGGTAAATTAGAAAGTTTAGAACCATTTCAAACTTGTATTGAAAGTGCTCAATTTGAACAATCACCTTTAGTTATTATATGTGAAAATGTAAGTGATGTAGTATTACGTAAACTAGAAGCATATGTTTTAAGTGGTAATCTATATCTTACAATAATTAAAAGTCCAGGTTTTGGTCCATTTAGAAAAGAATTATTGGAAGACCTTTCGCTATATACAGGTGCTATTACAGTTACAAATATAAATTCAAAAGTATCTAAGAGTGTATTAGGTAAGTTGCAATCTATTAAAGTTAATCCTAATAATACAATATTAGTTAAACACGAAGATATTGATATTACTAAAAGAGTTGCATCTTTAAAAGAGTATTTAAACTACCCTGACTTGACTGACCATCAGAAAGATTTATATAATCGAAGACTTGAATATCTTAATACAGAACTATCTATTATTAAAGTAGGTGGTACATCTGAATTAGATATGAAAGAAAGGTTTGATAGATATGATGATGCAGTTAAAGCGGTAGCTTGTGCATTAGAAGAAGGAATTGTTGAAGGTGGTGGTATGGCTTTATATAAAATTAGATTTAATCTATTAATGAAATATAAACTTTTAGATTCTGTAGATGGTAAATTAATATCTACTCTTTTAATACCATATAAAACTATTTTTAAAGAGGATATTCACGGAAAAGGACAATCTAATATGTTTGACAAAAATATTATCGACCCATTAAAGGTTACGCGTTGTGCCTTGGAAAATGCTGTATCAACAGCAAAGACTATACTTAGCACAGAAGCTATAGTATTAAACGAAGTAGAATGGAACACGAACTTAAATTAGAAGAATTATATAAATTAAATAAATATCAAACTCCATTAACAGAGGAGTTAAGAGAATCACTTCCTAAAGAAGTATGGACAGATTTACTTGATTTTATAAGTTCTGTAGAATTTATAAAACGATTAATAGCCCCTGAAGAAATAAGAGGGTATGCTAAAGATAAACCTAAATCTACTGATTACAATGATGGTAGAATTGAAGTTGATTTAACTAACCCTCATATACTTGAGGATATGGACTTCTTTAGGGAACGTGCATTATATTTTCAAAAGCACGGTAAATATACACCACTTACACCTAACCCAAATCCTAAATCAGCATATGCTCAATTTTGGAGAGATGAACTACATAAGTGGAAATATGGTTTAATAAGACCAAGTGATGGTGAATGGATACCTGGAGAATTATATTTCTATTGGAATTATAGTCCTATATGGTTAGTTGAAGATACTGATACTAAATCAGATGGTACTAAGTCACAAGGTGAAAGGATACAAGCATTTGGTAATCCTTGGTTAGGTGATTACTTATTTCACCATTATGTAGAACAAGCTAAAAGACGTGGTAAACACGGTAAAATGTTAAAGACTCGTGGTATTGGTGCATCTTTTAAAGCTGCATCTTGGAGTCCACGTAATATGCATGTATTCAAAGGTTCAGGTAATCCTAATTTCCATTTAGCATCTGATAAAGGATTCTTATCTGGAGATAAAGGTATTTGGGGTAAAGTAGTTGATACTTTAGATTGGATAGCAGAACATACACCACTTCCTCGTATGAGGACAGTAGATAGGGCAGGTAGTACATTAGAGATACAATTAGGTTATAAAGATGAGTATGGTTCTCGTAAGGGATTATTATCTTCAGTACACGGTATATCATTAAAAGATAATCCTGATAAAGCAAGGGGTATTCGTGGACCACTTATTCATTATGAAGAAGATGGTTTGTTCCCTAACCTTGAAAAAGCTTGGAACGTAAATAGAAAAGCGGTTGAGGATGGTAATACTACTTTTGGATTTATGATTGCAATGGGTACAGGTGGTGTGGAAGGTGGTAGTTTTGAAGGTTCAGAAAAATTATTTTATAGTCCTGGTGGTTATAATATATATGGACTTCCAAATATATTTGATAAAAATGCAACAGGAGAACACCTATGTGGTTTTTTCTGGGGTGCATATATGAATAGAAAGAATTGTTATGATGAAAAAATAGGTGAACCTGATATTATTAAAGCTCTTATTGAAATCTTAACAGATAGATACTTAGTTAAATATAGTTCAACTGACCCATCTGCAATTACACAAAAGAAAGCTGAGGAACCTATTACTCCACAGGAAGCTATTATGCGTACTGAAGGTACTGTATTCCCTGTATCTGATTTGAAAGAACATCTTGAAAACATTATGGTTAAAAGAGAATCTTTTTTAGCAGAACATTATGTAGGGGAATTAGTTAGAACTCCTAAAGGTGTTGAATGGAAACCTAATGCTGATAAACATCCTTTACGTAGTTATGATAAAGATAGTGCTAATAGAGAAGGTTGTCTTGAAATATTTGAAATGCCAAGTAAAAATGCCAATGGTGAAATAGCTCAAGGACGATATATATTTGGAATTGACCCTATTGATGCTGATGCAGGTACTTCACTATTTAGTATAATTGGTCTTGATACATTTACAGACAGGATTGTTTGTGAATATACAGGTAGACCCAGACTTGCTGAAGAAGCTTATGAAATATCATTGCGCATACTAGAATTCTATAATGGTGAAGCTAACTATGAAAGTAACTTAAAAGGATTGTTCAGTTATTTTGATAAGAAAAATGCTTTGTATAGATTATGTGATGTACCTCAAGTATTGAAAGATATGGATTATGTTAAAGCAACTAATCTATATGGTAATAAAGCTAAGGGTACTAATGCAAATGTACAAGTAAATAAATGGGGTAGAAAGTTACACGCTGATTGGATGAATAGTCCTATAGTAAGTTCTAATGAGGAAGATGCTGGTAAGATTAATCTTCATACTATGAGAGGACTTGCTCATATTGAAGAAGCTATTAAATGGAACTCAGATGGTAACTTCGATAGAATATCCGCAGCAGGTATGTTATTTATTTTTCGAGAAGATAGATATAAACGAATACAATCTGCAATTACTAATCAACATAAGAAAGTTGAATCTTTAGCTAATGATAATTTCTTCAATAAAAATTATAAGAGTTCTGCACAAAAAGCTATTGGAGATAAACCCGTTATCTAAAAATAATCAACTAATCATTTTGATTTAGGAACGAAATGTTGTATATTGTAAAGTTTAATAAATTTAATACTAATGAGAGGAAGAATAAATGTTGTACAACAACCTAGACAAAGACTACCTTATAAACAAAAGAATAAAGAGTGGAGGAAGGACAACCTTGATTTCGCTGATACACATTCCTTTTATTTTAATGAAGAGGTTAGAAATAGTCTAAAGAATAAAAGTATTAATCTTAACATCTATAATGGGATTATTGATACTGAAGATTTAGTCAGTGTAGTAAATCCTAATCATCTTGATGCTACGTATGTAGCTAAACAAATTCCACATCATCCAATTATTGTCCCGAAGATTGATTTACTAGTTGGTGAAGAAATTAAACGTAGGTTTGACTTTTATGCTGTAGTAACTAATCCTAATGCTATATCTAAGAAAGAAGAAGATAAGAAGAAATTCCTTATAGAAAAACTCACATCTTTTTTAGAAGCTAATTATCAGGAAGATGAGTTAAAGCTTAAAATGGATGAGTTAGGTAAGTATATGAAATACAGTTGGCAAGACCTTCGTGAGAAGATGGCTAACCAAATACTAAAACATTACTGGCAGGAACTTAACTTTGCAGAAAAATTCAGTAAAGGATTTAAAGATGCATTAATTATGGCTGAAGAGATTTATCTATTAGATATTTCTCACGGTGAACCTGTATTTGAAAAACTTAACCCACTTAAAGTTCACGCAGTTCGTTCAGGTAATTCTGATAGAATTGAGGATGCTTCTATGATTATTATAGAAGATTATAAATCTGCTAATCAATTAGTAGATGAATATTATGATGAACTTAAAACTGAAGAAATTGATGCTCTATTAGATAGAACAACTAAAACAAGTAAAGGTGAGTACTCAGATGACCAAAACAATCATACATTATTCAGAGATAACCATACTACCATTAAAGGTATGTATGATTCAGTGTTTGAAATAGCT